TGTTTTTGCTAGAGAATGCTCTTATTTTCGATTTGATTTTTTCAACTTTGTTACTGAGAAATTTTTTCGGGAAGATTCTATTTTAAGATTTTGAAAATGGACATTTTAAAAATGTCCTTTTTTGAAAATCTGAAAAACTTTTCTCACAAATTTTTTTCAGTTCTAGACAAACATGAAAATTATTTTTTGAAATTGTGACCATTATCTAGGAAAATCGATATTTCAGTAAAATTCCCAAAAGTGGGAACTTTTTATAAATCGGGAATTTTTTTGGTGATATTTTTCAAAAATGTCCTTTTTTCAAAAATGTCCTTTTTCAAAAATGTCCTTTTTCAAAAATGTCCTTTTTCAAAAATGTCCTTTTTTTACACCGTTGTAAATATTTATTGTTATAAATGCATAGTAAAGTTAAAGTAAATTATATATTTCCCAATTTATGCTATAATATTTATTCATCGGCCTATAGCAATGATAATCACTATATTTTCCAGTAGAAATGTCATTTCTAATATTAACATCATCAATATTAAAACGATCACGGTGTAATCTATTAAACTTTGTTTTTTGTTCATTAAGACGTACAAAACAATTTGTTTTTTTATTCCACTCCATAACTTTATTATATAAAGTAATTTGGTCAATACACCATCCAGTATTATTATGTCCTTCTTTAATAGTATTTTCATTATTTATTTTTTTTATATAATTTATAATATCACTTACTGAATTAATTTTAAAAATATCTTTCCATATTGTAGGTGTTGCTACATTATAACACATCGCAATTTGTTTGTATTCAAAACTAAAATTATCTCGATAATAAATAAAGTTATTATTATCATATTCTATTATATTTTTAGTATAATAGGTATTATTCATAGGCATCATATCCATGTCTGTAATTAAAATACCATTTTTATAATTAAGAATACATGGATATAATAATCTAATAAATTGTGAAGTAAAACTGGTTAATACATTATCAATTGGTTTAAAAAGTATAATATTTTCTTTAAATTCTATAAATTTATCTGGAATAATATTAGAAATTAATATAATTTTTACATCTACATCAGGATATAATTTATTCCATGTTTTTATAAAAATAGGTATAAAGTCTATGTATAACGGATTATCATTAGTACTTGTTAATACACAATCTAATTTCATTATTTATATCATTGATAGAGAATATTTTTTGATAAACTAAAGAATAAGTTGTATGATTATATAATACTAGGACCAATTGGTCCAGATGAAACTTGGGTAAATACGCCAATGATGTAAAAATGTCATTTTCTAAATATATATAAAAATAATATTAATAGTTATAATATGAGTGATTTAAATGGTGAAGATGATGTATATAAACAAATCGAAGTACTTCGTGAAATGAAAGCATCTGGTGTTGTAATGGAAACAAATGAGGATGCTTTGAAAAAAATAGAAAAATTACAAAAATCATTACAGGTTTTTATACCGAATAAATATGGACCTCCACCATATAAAGTAGAATTGTGTATAGAATTTCCGTTATCAATGTTAGAAGATAATAATGAATTTCCATATAGTACACTAACAATTCAGTTAGCTCCTATAGAAAAAGTTCCATATACAGTATTTTATTTTTTAGAATATATGTTACCATCATTTATAGGAGGAAATTTTAAAAGAAACGCGCCACATGTATTACAAGCAAAACTTGAAATGAATAAAAATATAAAACCCTTTGCTTTTCAAGAATATAACAGAGACTATACTCATACAGAATTTACAATAGGTTTTGCAGGAAGACCAAGTAATGCAGAGCACATTTATATTTCAACAAGAGATAATACACGTAATCATGGACCGGGTTCACAAGGGTCAAAAACAGAAGCAGATTGTATATTAGGAAAATTAATAGGTAAGTATGATATTGATGTAGTAAAACGAATGAGAACTCAACCAGGAAATTCTCCAAAAAATGGTTTTGTACATGATTCATCTAATTTTATATTTATAGAGCGTATGCGACTAATTAGTGAATAGAATAAATCTATATTTATAAATTATATTATAAATATAGATAGATTACACGTGCCATTCATTATAATATTTCATTTTATTTACCTTAGTATCATGACCAATTATACCGTTAAAATGAATAATATAACAACTATTTTGAATATTATCAGAATTTTTATAAAAATAACCTCCATTTGGATATTCTTCTCTTGATAAAAATTTAATGTTGATAAATCTAGATCGATAAATGCAAGTATTCCAAAAAGCTTGGTCGTTAGAAAAAAATAAAAAGTTTCTTTTTTTGAAAAAATTATGATCAATTGAAAGTGTTTTTTCAGTTGGTCTCATGGAAAAAAATCCAGTACAGCAATCAACACCGTTATATTGAATTAAACAATCACAATCATTGTTTTCATATTGTTTCAATAAATCATCAACAAAATTTTTTTTTATAACAATATCAATATCAATATAAATATAACTCCTATTTGTTTTTAATATTTGATTACCAATATAATATCGTTGATAAACAATATCTTTAAAATTTTTATCATCAAATTTGTAAAAGTTATCTGCTTTAATAGTATTATCAAAATATTTTACAATATTACATAATCCATTTAGTTTTTCAACAATTTTATTATCTAACGCAAACAGTATAAGATTAATATTATTTTATTAGCACTAATAATTAGATTTTTTACCATATCTGATATACCATTATTTGCTACACAAAAAGTGACATTAGATTCAGCATTATTTAAAAATAAATTAATATTTTCATAGACAATAAACTTATTTTGACTCATTGTAATAAAGTATACATATTATATTTAAACTCTTTAAACTCTTTAAACTTTAAAATTATAAAAAGTTATAATATCATAATCTCTTTTTTATTATTTGAACCAATTGTTTAATTATACTATTATCTTCAATTGGTTTATTCCATTTATTTTAAATAAAAATGATTTATATTTATAATAAATTATAGATTATAAATATAATATGACTAGACAACGTCAAAAACGAAATATAAATACAGAAGAACACAGTAATGTAATTATGTGTTGTTGTATGCCATGTATAGGAGTATTTGTAGCGGGTGAAAATATATGTAAGGGGATATTCCTAGGAATATTATGGATATTATCATGTCCCTGTGTAAAAATAAAATGTATAAATCCGTGTCGAGTAACACCCAATAATGAAGTACATATAGAAGTAATAGACACTAATTGTACAACAAATACAGAATATGATAATGACGATATGATGGAAATAGTACCTTTTTCAGAAGAAACAAAAGATAATAACAATCAACCGAACAACTAATAATTAGACAGAGTTGCCATACGTTATATTTACTTTTTTCTACCAAATGTTAGTTGTTTATTAATTTCATATTTTTTTTGAATTTCATCCTTTTGTATTTTAACATCGGGTGTTACTTTTTCGGTTCCCTTCTGAATATTTTGTTCTATCCTTTTTCGTCTAAAACTACAATATGCTTTAATACTATTATACATAGGAATAGTAGTTCCAGGTACTAAATGTAGATATAGGTTTATTTCATATCTATTATATTTTTCTTCAAGAGGAACCATATCCATATTAGATTTTTTTTTAATAATCCAATTTCCATCCCATTGACTACCAAAAATAGTGTATGGTTTATCATCCATATAAAAAACACTATTTTTTGGTAAAAATGTTCTAATCATAAATGCGATATTATTTTGAATTAAATTTTCTTGTTGTGATTTAGTAAGTTGTTCATCAAAATTTTCATGTACACTAAAAGGTTCAATAGCGTTAATCAAAGATTCAGGTGAGGTGAATGATTTTCTAAGACCATCTAAATCATCATCCCAATTCTGTGAATCGAAATCTAATTCTTTAATAAAATATATTTCGTTGGGCCCTGAATAATTGTTAATGACTTGTTTGATTTTAAATGGTCCAATATTAGCTTTACCTTTAATATTAGTTTTAATCACCATTAAAAGAGTATTGGGATGCAATTTACGAGCCTCATTTAATGTTCTAGAAAGTTCTTTGCCTCCACGTTGTCGGTTTTTTTTAGTATAATATTTCCTTTTTTTAAAAATTTTATTTGATTTAGTTTTACTTCTCATAATAAATATTAATATTATAAAATAAATGTTATAATATTAAGATAAATAGTTAGTTTTTTAAGTTATGAAATTTTTCATATGCGTTTAATGTTTTTTGTTTTCCATTCATTTCCTTTGCTTTTTCTAGAATTTTAATAGAATTATTAATTTCATCATCTGTTAAAATACCATCGTTGTTAGCATCAAGCACTTTATAAAAATCTTTAAATTTATCGGGTAGAATACAGAATTTAGATTCTTCGTTAAGTACAAAATCTGCTAAAATAACAAAAATTGCAGTAATAGTTAGTGCCATATAAATATCTCTAGTACCCATCCATGCAATAGAAAAAATAAGTAATTGTCTACTAAGAATAAGTTTTAAATACGCTTCTTGTGATTTACTAAATCTTAATGTAATGAATTTTGATCCGATATTAAGTAATATCATAATAATACCAGCAAAAAATTTACTATCGTTTAGACTTAATATTCGTTCATGAAAATGATCAAAATAACCTTTCTTCATATATATTTAATATATAAAAAATAGAAAGAATTTATCTAGTATTTTCAGTTACTAAAATATTTTGAAAAGTATATAATATTTATTATAAATATATAATATTATATAATGTATGATTCAACATATTTAACGATGCTTTATTTTAAAGATAAAAACAAAAGAAAATCAAATAAAAAAATAAAAGAAGAAAAAATAATAATGTACAATAATCCCTTAAATAATAAAAAATACATTAAAAATAAGATATGTTCGAAACAAGAATCAGAAAAAGAATATAACGAGAATTCATTAACAGAATCAGAAGCAGAAACTGTGATTACGTGTGCAACACATGGTAATCCTAGATATCACCTATAACTTTAAAGGTTTCTAACGCAGGATTAGTAGGAGAAGGTTCAGAATTATCCTTAATAGTAAATGTAGGTAGAGTTTTGGATTCAACAGGTCTCATTTGTTTAGATAAGTCAGCTTTATCAAGTGAAGATGGTGTATTACTACCAGCAATATCATATTTAATAATATTTCCAATTTTTTTGTCTGATAAATTAGAAATTTGTTCTAGTACATTTTTTTCAATATTTTGCATACCTTCATATGTTAAATTGTTAATATATATTAACAAGATAGCAGCTGCACATCCAGCAACAATATTATAATCTGTGAAAAGAACAATAATAAATATTAAGAATAATTTTCCTAAAACAAAATTATTTAGAGATATCAATAATTCTGGAGTTAAAAGTGCGATTGAAAATACAATAAAGGCTAATATCGCTAAAAGTTTATTTTTCATCCTATATAAATTAATAAATATTTTAAGATGAATAAAGATAATTATTTTAATACTTTTTCTAAAGGAAATATATTAGGAATGTCTTTAGCTATGTATGCTGCCCCATTTGAAAATATGCAAGATAAAGAAGAAAATACAATAGAAAAGAAAAAGATAAAGCAACATAGAACAAATAAGAAGAAGGAAAGAGGTACGGAAACTAAAAAAAAAATAGATGAATCGATGATGTCACAAATAGGAAAAATACATGCAAATATTGAATCTAGTACAGATAATGATTTAACTGATTTTAATCCAATTGGTAGACCAGAGTCACAGGGTGTAAATAGAACAATAGAAAGAGATGTATACGAAGAAGACAAAGAAGATGATGAAGTTGATGAATTCGAATCTTTAGACAGTTCTTATGCTCAACAATATTATTCTAAATTTTTACCAGGAACAATAGAAAGTATGGAGAGTGGTAATTTAACGAGTGCTAATGTACCTTTAAATGAGAACTTGATTGAAAAGATAAATTATATGATACATTTGTTAGAAGAAAGTCAAGAACAAAAATCAGAACATGTAGTAGAAGAGCTGTTATTATATTTAGGACTAGGTGTATTTGTCATATACGTATTAGATTCATTTGTTAAAATTGGTAAATATCAAAAATAATTTACATGACAAATGGTGTAAATAATTAAAAGATTAAATTAATATATAGCAAAAAAGTTGTGAGGTGAAATAGGAGTATAAGCGAAATTGTAAAAATAAAAAGCAGAAGGAGAAACAAAAACCGGTTTTTTAGACAGAATAATTTTTTGAATGATTAAGTAATTATGAGAGATATTTTCAATAGATAAATATTTAAAATTTTGTGATTTAAATAGATGCATAATAGCAGAATGAAAGCCAGAGACAAATATAGTTTTATATTTAGTAGGATTAATGCATACAGAAGAGAAACAATCAATAATATTAAATTTTTTGTAATTAGTACATGTATCTTTAAAGCAGTAAAAGCCAACAATCTTATTATCTAAAGTACAGCAATAAATAAAATAGTTTTTAGTTTTTAAAAGTTCAATAATATTACTGTATTCAGGTATAATGTATAGATTAAATATGTCTTTTAAGTATACTTTGATAAGGTCATACAGTAAAGATAAATTAGTAGTGTTAATTTCAAATACATTAAAACCAGTAGAAATGAACTGTGGCTTTTTCCATTTCAATATGTCAAAAATATAATTGTAATAAATGGTAATGGGTACAATACCAGTTAAATCAGCTTCACGTTTAAATAACCAAACAGAAATATTTTTATTATGATGTCTAGTATTATAAACATGTGTTTGAATAAGTTGTGGAGCAATACCATCTTTCCTGTGTTTTTTATTAACACATAACCAATCAACATAATTAACATTAATATAATTACCGTCAATAAAAACATGTAAAGGTCTAGATGATATAAAGCCAACACGAGACTTGTCTTCAATAATATTATTATTATCAGTTAGAAATGTTTTTTTTTCATAAAATGAAAAGTATGAATTATCAAAATTTCCAACATAATATGGTTTAAATTTGTCGATGGTAGGTGAAAAAACAGATTTTTTACTATTCAAATAATTATTTTGAAGTATTTTTAAAGCATCAGAATAATCATTATCTTTAATATTACTAAAAGTAACAATATCAATAGTATTAGTAAATTTATTTTTCTCGGGTAGATGGTGTTCAATAATACCAGGTGGAAATATCCAATAATATAGATTATAAACATGAAAAACAGGTTGATATGCCCAAAATTTATAAGTAATTTTAATATAGGCATATGTGATAAGATAGATAAAAATTACAAAAAATAATGAAATTACAATATATGTCATTATTTTTATATGATATCATTTTTTCTGTAGAAAAACTAAATATTGATATTCATAGCCACACCCAGCCATATTTGATTTATTAATTAATGTAAAACCTACATCTTTAGCGGTGCTAAGAATTTCTTTTTGTGGTGTCATATGTAAATGGTGTTTATGTTTTCTAATGTTGCCATCTTTATATTTAAATACTTCTTCAAAGTACGCGTCTTCGGTACTATGATCAATATTAAATTGTGATTTATAATCAAAATTGTTAAATTTCACAAAGGATTGTGTGATTCTTTCCTTAGCATATTTTTGAGGACTAATTAATACAAGTGGGTTAGCAGGTGGAATAATAGGGTCAAATTTATGTTTATTAACTAAATGTAAAACGAGATATCCTTTAGGTTTTAACCAATTATAACAGTTATTAAAAAATGTTCTTTTATCTTTTATATAATAAATAGTAAAATAGTAACATGTAATATGAGTAAATGTGTGGTCATTAAATAAGACACCGTCTAATGCGTCGCCGACATAATATTTATTCTGTGGATATTTTTTTTGAGCATAACTAACCATAGCGGGTGATTTATCAATACCGATAACTTTAATATCATTTTCTCTAAATGCTTCAACATGAAAACCAGTACCTGAACCAACATCTAAAACAGATGATTTTTTGTTGGGGTTAGTAGCATAGAAAGTAGTCTCAATTTCAAATGAATTTTTATCTAAAGAAGAAAGAATTTGATCATAAATATCTGCGTAAAAAAAATCAAAAATTTCATTAATTTTGTTATACATAACAAATTTTTTGTCTTGTGAAAATGATTCAATATTAGTATAAGTTAAATGATCGTACAATTTTAGAATAACGATAGTTGAAATGATAAATATAAGTATTCTCAATAATAAAGATAATTTATTAAATTTTGAATATAAGTTCATTTGTCTTATATGTATTAATGTGATTTTTTTTATATAAATTTAGTTTAATGTCGGAATTAGAAATAAATGATGTTAGAACAGAAAAAGAATTTAAATCAATAAGTTTTTCGGGGTTTAAAAAAAGTGATGTAACGAAGGAATTGCTAAATAGTTTATTAAATAATAAAGTGGAACCAGCTTGTTATTGGAGTGCTGAATTAGTATGTTCTGGTCATTATATAGACTTGTGGAATGTATTAATAAATTTTTTGGGAAAATATATTCATTTAGCAAATCCTAAATTAGCAATATATTTGGATAAAAGAATACAGGATTTCAGAAATTTAATGACAAATGGTTATGCAGGACAAGAATTACGTTTAAGAAATAATGAAAAAATGAGAGAATTATTTGCGGAGGTATCGGCGGTATTATGTTTATCAAACAGAAAACCATGTTTAGAGAAAATACCAAAGTTAAAACATGAAGAATTTGAGATAACATCTATGACAGAGAGATTTAGAGCACCTAACGCAAGTTATGCGGAACATATTTTTAGGCGCGAAGATCCTCGTGAATTATTCCCTGCTATAAATGAGTTGTCTTATAATATTCATGCAAAAGATATAATGAGATGTTATTATTGGATAGAATGGATTTTAGAATACGAAAAAATATGTAAAACAAAAAAAGTGAAATGTAAAGTAGATAGACGTGAAAATATACCGGTAAATGAAAAAGATCAAATGGATGTAGTATGGTTAATATGGGATTTAATATTACATTATGTGAGAAATAATAATGAATTGTATAAAACATTAATAAATAGTTTGTTAAGTATATTTTGTTTAAGATATACAAACGGTGTAATATCAAAAAGAAAATTTATAATATTTTATGCATTAAGTGTTTTGACAGAAATAGTAAATTTTAAAGTAAATGCATTAACAGACAAAAAAGTAATAACAAATGTAAAAGGAAAAATAAATTTAATTTATAAAGAAATAAAAAAGAACGAAATTGCCCCAGCAACTGATTATTTATTTAACAATAATGTTGCAAAGAGTAATATAGATAAAACAATAGAAAAACTAGACATAATGAAAAATTTTTAATGTGTGATTTAGGTAAAAATAAAAATACGATTAAAATAATTAATATAATTAATATGTATATAATATATTATGAGCAGCAGTTTACCACAAGAATTATCGATATCATCCTCAAGTTCTGGGTTAGCATCGTCAGGTGAAGGATTTTTTGATACAAATAGAACATGGAAAATAGTAGGTATTATTGTATTAATAGCATTGTTGGGATTTAACATATTATTATATTTAGGAAATGCGGTAGAAGAGGCAGGATCGGTATTTAAACCATTATTACAGAAATTTGTAAGTATATTTGGTTTTACAATAACAGAAACAACTAAACAAGTAGTAGATATATCGGCAGAGGGAACAAAAGCTGGTGTAGACATAGCAGCTGGAACATTAAAAAGTGCTATAAATGTTGTTGAAGATATAGGTGAAGGAACAGGAGTAACGTTTGATTCAGATGACGTACCACCAATACAGAAAAAAAATAGTAAGAAAACAGATGTACAGGGTGCATCTATGGATAGACCTAAAAAGAATAAAGCTCAAAATTTTTGTTATGTAGGTAAAGATAGAGGAAATAGAACATGTATTCCAATATCAGATATCAGCGAATGCCAATCAGGTGATATTTTCCCAAGTGAAGACGTATGTGTTAATCCAAACTTAAGACACCATACAGGAACAACACCCGAGAGAATTGTTGGAGTACCAGAAGTTCATCCATCTCCACCTAGTTATCCATAATTATATTTTATTTATATGTAATTTTTTTATATATAAATTTTTTTAGACCTTTGCATATTTTATTGAATATAAAAAAAAAATGATTAAGTTATTAGTAATATATTATTACATAACTAATAAAAACTTTATTAAAATGATCAACGGATATATCTATGTTAGAAATCATTCATCATATGATGTTGAAAATGTATGTAAAATGGGTAAAGCAAGTAATATTCCTGAAAGAGATACACAATATGCTACTGGTGAGATTAAGAGAGGATATTTTGAAGCGGTATTTGAAGTTCCTATAAAAAAAATGGGAAATATCGAACACTTATTGCAAAATGAGTTTCGTACATTAAATGTTAAATATGATGCTGGTACTGAATTTTACAATAAACAAATTATTAATCTTATAGAACCTTATTTATTTAAACTAGGAGTAAAATATAAAAAATTATCCAACGAAGAAATTAGTAATTTGACAAGATGTAACAGAGTAAGAAATAGTATGAAAAAAATAAATATTAAATCATTTATAAATACAGTAAAATTCATGAGAACAGTTCCTTACATACCAAGAAACGACCAAAATATTATAATTGAAAAGTCGTTTATACATTTTCAACAAAATGATAAAGGTATACTTATATTAACGTGTGGTGTAGGAAAAACACTAATTTCATTATGGATTACACAAAAACTAAATTCAAAAAAGATTCTTATTGGTGTTCCTAATAAATTATTATTGAAACAATGGGAAGAAATTATTATTGCGTTATATCAAAAACAGCCGTTACTTATAGAAGGAGGAGTTGATTCTGACACAATAAAATCGTATTTAAGTAGTAATCAAGATAATTGTATCGTAATAACTACATATGCATCTTCCCATAAACTACTAACGGTCACTAAAGAACTTGATTATAAGTTTGATATGAAAATAAATGATGAGGCACATCATCTTACTAGTAACAATATTAATGAAGAAGAAAAGAAAACTTATATAAATATGTTGAAAATAGATTCAAAAAAGCAATTGTCACTAACAGCAACTCTTAAAATATTGGAAAATAAAGAAAATCAAAGAGATGAAGATATAGTTGTTTCAAATGATAATAATTACTATTTTGGAGACATAATTGATAGAAAAGGATTATTATGGGGGATTAATGAAAATATTATTTGTGATTATGTTATTCAAACCATTATAACAGATGAAGAACAACTTGAAGAACAATTATCAAGATTTTATATTACAGAAGAAAATGATAAGAGTTTGTTTTTGAGTGCGTTTGCATCTTTGAAAAGCATAAATGACGGATATTCACATCATTTATTGATATATTCAAATAACAAGGATAATTCGTTTAAATTAACTCAATATATAAAAATGCTATTAGACGAGAAATATTTTGATATATCTGATTTATATTATTCCGATTACCATAGTGAAATGAAATCAAAAGACCAAAAAGAAATAATAAATAAATTTGAAAACGCGAAGTTTGGAATAATAACTTGTGTCTATTGTTTGGGTGAAGGATGGGATTTTCCGTTATTGGATGGTGTTGTATTTGCCGAAAATATGACATCAAATATCCGTATAGTTCAATCTGCATTAAGAGCAAGTAGAAAAAACAAAAAGGATACAAATAAAAAAACTAAAATCATTTTACCAATTTTAAATAGGGATGACTGGTTAGAAAATAATGAAAATACTGATTTGAAAAAGGTAAGAGAAGTAATTTATCAAATGGGATTAGAAGATGAAACAATTAGTCAAAAAATAAAAGTGTTTAGAATTGATATCGGAAAGCAAAAACCTAAACCAAAAGAAGAAAAAGAAAAAAGAGTTGTTGATGAATTTGGTGAATACGACGACGAACTTACAAAACGTGTAATATTGAAAACAATAAAAAGAATTACACTTGGTACAACATATGAAAAAGCAGTAAAAATAATTGCTGATAAGAATATAAAAAGTAAGGAAAGTTATTATGACTTATGTGATAAAGATAATAGATTACCTAAAGACCCTAAAATTGTATTCAAAGGAAAATTTACAAACTGGATAAAATATTTAAGTATTGAACAAGTATATTATGATTTTGAAATGTGTAAAAATAAAGTTGGTGAGTATTTATCGTTGAATCCTGAATTAAAAAAACATTCTTTGGAGTTATCGATTGTAAGTAATGAATTATGCAAAATGGATGATTTATTTCCACCGAATGGATTATGGGTCGAATACTATAATGTAAATGATTTACAAGATATAATTACTATCACGAATAAGAAAAATAAAATTAATGTTGTTTTGTAAAATTTTAGGAACAGTTAAGTAAAATTTACTTTTTTATTTAATATAACAAAAAATTGATTTATTTAAATTTAAAGATAAAATATCATATACTATTATATGGCCATGTCAAAACAATATTCCTGTGATTTGTGTAAAAAGGTGTTTAATCAAAAAATTGACTTCACAAGACACCAAAATAAGAAAGCACCTTGTATAACATTAACTGAAATGCAACAAATTAGTCAAACAAAAAAAGTTAAAATGGATAATAAAACCACACTCATCTGTGTATTCAAAAATTGTTTGAATATATTGAGAGATAATGAAGGTTTAACCGGTGAAAAAGCATTAAGAACTCTGTCTTATTTCTTAATATTAAAATTACTTGAACCTCATTTTGGAGGTGAAATAAATATTGATAATTATGATTATGATTTTGAATCTTATTTTGCAGATAATGTTATAGAACAAAATAAACAACGATTATTATATATAGTTAGATTTACAAATTTATCAAATGAAAATGAAGACGATTTACCCAATTTAATGAATCATGCTTGGAATATCATATTATCAGAACATCCTACTACCAAAAATATATTCTTGAAAGGAGGCGGGTTTGATATTCAACACAAATCAACCTATAAAAAATTAATAGATAAACTTAATTCAATTGATTTGTCTAATAACGAATATGATGTTTTGGGTAATGCATATGAGGAAGTTATTCAAGATATTATGACAGGTAAAGTGTTGGGACAATTCTTTACTCAACCATTAGTTAAGAAAATGATGGTAAAATTAATCAATCCGCAAATATATCCTGACGGAAAAATAGATACTTGTGGAGACCCTACTATGGGAACTGGTGGTTTCTTGATTACCTATTTACAATATATTTTACAACAAGCAACCTCTAAAAATATTCAACCTGATTGGGATTTTATCAAAACCGAAGGATTATATGGTAAAGAATTAGAACCTGATACATATCAACTGGCGGTTTCAAATATGTTAATCTCATCAGGTCATATGTTTGAAAAACTGGATAGAGGCGATAGTATTCGTGTTCCTATAACAAGAAAGTTTGATAATATTCTTGCGAACCCACCATTTGGAATTAAGGGATTAAAATATGATGATTTTCAAAGTCCATTAAAAAGTGAATATGTTCCAATCAAAACAGATAATGCTGTTTCCTTGTTTATTCAAGCAATTATTTATATGTTAAATATTAATGGTAAATGTGCGGTTGTATTACCTGACGGACAAGATTTATTTTCAAAAACAAATACCACATTAGTTGCGATTAGAGAATATCTTATGAAAACTTGTGATTTAAAAGAAATTATATATCTACCATCAGGTATATTTACATACACATCCATTAAAACTTGTGTGTTTTACTTTGTTAAAAAGAGAGAAGGAGCTGATGTTTTGGAAACCAAAATTAAAGTATCCAAAACTCAAAAAGAAACTGGTAGAAATTACAAGTTTTCAAAAACACACCAAACAAATAAAGTCAATTTTTATGATTTCAATCCTTATGAAGATGTTAAAAATTTATTGGTTGAAGTTCCTATTGAGAAAATTGCATATAATTCATATTCACTTAATTATGCTGAATATATGAAAGATGAAACAGAAGAAGAAGAACAATATGAAGAAGGGGTTGTTGTAAAAACACTTGGAGAAGTTTGTATTTTTGATATTGGAGGAACACCTTCAAGAAGTAAAAAAGATGAATATTATGATAACGGAAATAATCTATGGGTTTCAGTAAGAGAATTGAATGGAGGTTATATTTATGACACAAAAGAAAAAATAACTGATTTAGGAGTTAAAAATAGTAGTGTAAAATTATTTGCAAAAGATACAATTTTGTTCTCATTTAAATTAAGTATTGGTAAAACTGCTATTGTTGGTAATCCATTATATACAAATGAAGCAATTGCTGGAATAATAAGTAAAAATAATGATATATTAAATAATAAATATTTATACTATTATTTAACTATTAATGACTTTTCAAAAATTGGTTCAGGATTGATTGGTAATGGTTCATTAAACAAGAAATCATTAACACAACTAAAAATCCCAATTCCTTCGCTTGAACTCCAGCAAGAAATAGTAAAATATTTAGATTTCGTATACGAAAAGGCAATCAAAACAAGTAATGAAAAGATTGAAGAGTTAAACCTACAAAATGAATATTGTTTGAATAATCAAAAAAAATTTGGCGAGAACATGGTAAAAAAATTAGGTGAAATATGTGATATTCAAAATGGTAAACGAATTGTTAAAGGAAATGTTGAAACAGGGGAATATCCTGTTTTGGGTGGAGGTGGTTTTACGTCGTTTTACACAAATGAATATTCAAGAGAAGGTAAAACTTGTAAAATAAGCAGGGAAGGTATGTCCTTACACAATTGTGTAATGTTATTGAATGAAAAATATTATTTAAATAGTCAAGCATTTACCATAACATCTAAAAATGAACTTATTATAATTAATGAATATTTATGGTATTATTTGGATAATAGTAAGGAACAAGTATTTAAATGTGGAAGAGGACCTGCACAAAAAGCGATTGATATTGATGAGTTTAAATCAATAAAAATCCCAATCCCGTCACTTAAACACCAAAAAGATATTGTTGAGTATTGTGAATATAATTATACACTTATTAAACAAATAGAAAAAGAGATTGAAAATAATAAAAAACAAGCACAACAATTTATTACATGTATTCTAAAGGAACAAGTGAAATGAGATATAGAATAACAAGTTCTGTAAATTATGAAACAAACTAAACAACATAAATAGTTGTTCAATCTAATACAATTGATAGTGTAAATGTTAATAATAATTATATTTTTTATTATTAACATTTTTATGAAGGAGGAATTTGTTTATAATTGTAATTGGTTAATGGAGCATTATCATTTATACATATTAATCCGGGTTTACCAGGTATATTTGAATTGTATGTTGGAAAACATGTTTGACTTGTAACATTATTACATATTAATGAACCACCACTAGATACAGGTAAATTTCGTGAATTCGGGTTGGTATTATACATATTTTGAAATGCGAATGTTGTTTTTCTGCCAAGAGCAACACCTCTCGATAATAGTGCAAATCTTTGATTTTTTGAAATAGAAAACGCATTTTTATGATATTTTAATATTTCAACTTTACGTCGTTCATCAAATTGTTGTTGAGTAAAAGTTGAATAATCTTGACAATTTAATGAAATACGTCCGTATTTGTTTGGGTCATAATTATTTCCTGCTCTATAATAATCACAATAATTTTCAATTCTAACACCTCTGAAATAAATAGGTTCTGGTTGAGGTTCAGGTTCGGGTTCAGCTTCGGGTTCAGGCTCAGGCTCAGGTTGTGGAGGTGCTTCAGGTTCTGGTTGAGGTTCGGGTTCGGGTTCGGGTTCAGGTTGTGGTTCAGGCTCAGGCTCAGGTTCTGGCTCGGGTTCAGGTTCGGGTTCAGGGGCTGGTTCGTTTACATCTTTGGCTGTATATCCATTAAATGTATCAGCACGTAAATAATTAACATCATATCCAACATCGTGTAACAAACCAATAGTAATTCTACTAATAGGTAATATTGTATCATATGGAATTTCTTCACCATTTGAACTAATCTCATCGCCTAATCCAGTAAAGGTATCGACTCCTGGAATGGTAATATTTTCTTCAATAAATCGGCCGGTTGTCATATCGACCGGAATAGCAGAAAATTCATTTGGTAAAAAAGGGTAAGGAACTCCAAAATATTTGTTATATTCCTTAACAGCGTATTTGAAATTATTATCTCCAACATAATATCTATAAATACCTTCATTAACAAAGTTTGAAGTATTGTTTAAAACATCTGAAAAAAATAAAGGTCTAAACGTAAGAGTATTTAAAATTTCACGGGTAAGAATATAATAATAATTGTTAAATTCAGCAAGTTTATTACAATTCAATTTAATTTCAGCAACAGATGTAATAAAAAGACCATTATTTTGATATATGTTAGTTAATTCTGATGTAGCAACAAGTTGTTCTTCTTCATCTGTAAAGTTTATAAATATAACAGTATAATCAATTAAAGTATTAGTAGGTAATTTGTTATTATTATTAATTAAACTACCTACTCTATTAAACGAATCATAAAATATTTCTTCATCTTTTGGTCCCAACGTATATGTATCCATATCAAAATTAATGATAGTCCACCTAGCAATACTATTTTGTCCTGAAAATGTATTTGACTCAGGTTCAGGTTCAGGTTCAGGTTCAGGTTCAGGTTCAGGTTCAGGTTCAGGTTCAGGTTCGGGTTCAGGTTCGGGTTCAGGTTCGGGTTCAGGTTCGGGTTCAGGTTCGGGTTCAGGTTCGGGTTCGGGTTCAGGTTCAGGTTCGGGTTCAGGTTCGGGTTCTCTATTTTGATAAAATGGATCATAGAAATCAGCATTCGTATAATCAACTGTATAACCTATATCATCTAAAAAGCCAATTGTAATTCGACTGATAGGTAATGTATAATTTAACATATTAGACCATTTTTTTTGATCAATCCATCCTGTCATTATTTCTTGGTCTAAACCTGGATATATAACACCATTAACACTTCTAGTATTACTAGAAACACCATCTTCTCTACCTTCTTCTGCGTGAACATTTGCTGTACCAGGTCCCCCATCATCTTCCACAGGTATGAATTTTAAATTCTCACCAAAATATGCTTTATATTCTCTAAGAGCATTATTATATGCGGTATCTTTATTAGTAGGAGTCCAATTAAAAGCATAAAAGTATGAATCTGAAAAAACTTGGTAAGCAAGTATTTGTTGATTTAATGCCGCCCATAATCCACCAATACCTAATGCATGGCCAATTTCATGTAATACAGTATAATAAAATGCATTATTTCCGTCTTCATAAATTTGTGTCTTTAAATAATCAACTATAGAAGTATTTAATCTAATTATAGATGTGGTAGGTATTAAGTGTCCGAGTTTAAATTCAAATTGTCTATTGTTAACTTCAGTAAAATTGACTTGAATATTACGAATAGTATCAAAAACTGAATATATTTCTGTACCTCCTAACGTATTAATATCCATAACTTCGAAGTAAAACCAAATCTGAACAGTTAAATTTAATGGAACACCTTTAATAATAGTCTGCCATTTATCGATCGCTTTTCGAATATCAATATAATCGCTAGAATTAATATCGTTTACGTTATTAATAATAATTCTATCGATTTCAGTAGCCTCAGGTTCAGGTTGAGGTTCTGGTTCAGGTTGTGGTTCAGGTTCTGGTTCAGGTTCTGGTTCAGGTTCTGGTTCAGGTGCAGCTTCTGGTTCAGGTTGTGGTTCAGGCTGTGGTTCAGGTTCAGGTTGAGGTTCAGGTTGAGGTTCTGGCTCAGGCTCAGGTTCAGGCTCAGGTTCAGGCTCAGGTTCAGGTTCAGGTTGAGGTTCAGGTTCAGGTTCAGGTTCAGGTTCTCCTTCAGGTTCAGGTTCTCCTTCAGGTTCAGGTTCAGGTTCAGGTGAACCAACAATAAGTTTATTTATGTCAAAAGGATTTATAAAATTATCAGGGTTATTATCTGTATCGTCACTATTGTTAATATTCATATTATATAAGTATAAATTAAATAATATAAATTTAAATCTATTATGCTGAATTAGCGTCACCTGAAAAATAATAACTTAATGGTGTATATTTAGGTACAGTAGCTTTATTAATAGAAGCTGTACTTGCGACAGAAGTATTTGCTCCAGCACCATTAATATCGTTAATTTCTTTAGTACCGATAGCATAATTATAATACCATAAATTAGAAATATTACCGTTAAATCCACCATTCATCGCAACATAAACATCACCATAATTTTGTTTAGGTACACCATTAAGAATAAATCTTTTTGCGATAGAACCGTTAATATAAACGTCTAAATGATGATTTCGACATGTAATAATAACATTAACCCATTTTCGATTAGGTATATTATTTACCTCAATTTCTTCTGTAAGTTGATTAAATGTATTCATTTTAACAACTAAAACATGTTGTAAATTAGTAGTGTCTTTAGGTTTTATATACAAACCGGGTGCATTACTTGGGAAATTCATTCCATCAGTATTTAGACTATCGTCACCTTTATGGAAAATATGTTTATATTGTGTAATGTCATATGTATCGGTTTCATCAATATATAACCATACAGACCAAGTAAATTCGATACCACCATCTTCATTTTTTGAGCGCATTATAGTAGTACCATGTTCGCTGGGGTCTTGTTTAATAATCATCATTTGATTAGCATCAATCATACCGTCAATTAAATGAGGAGTTGGGGATGGTCTATAAAAACTATAAATAATTTGTATACTAAAATTTAAAATTAGAATAAATGCAAAAAGAATTAATACTAAAAATGCTACATTTGAAATCATAGAATTAGAACTTAAAAAACCATTAGTTGCACCTTGTAAACTGAAATTAGTATTAGCATAATTATCACTCATGTATATATAAATAATTATAAAATAAATTATATATAAATTAATTAAATAGTAACACTTCCTTCCTCTACATTATTTTGTAATAATGTAAATCTAACATTATATTTACTAAAGTATTGACCTATTCCATAATCACCACTATAGCCTCCTCTGTAAATATTCCATGCAGTTTCAGGGTCAATAGGTGTAGTATAATATTTAAATGAAGCTGTAAATCCTGAGAATTGTTGTGTTGCTGGTGAAGGTGTAATAACAACATTAGATTTAGCATCTACATAAGGTACACCAGGTATTAAACAGCTCTTTGCCAATTTACCATTTAAGTAAATATCAACAGATTTTTGTTCGATACTAATAACAAGAGAATTCCATGATTGAATGGGTATATTATATACAGTACATGTATGTGTTAATTTACCTGAGGTTGTTGTATCATAATAACTAATATCGATATCCATTTTATTTTCATATGTTCCTAAAGTAACTTTTAATCCATCGCCACTACCGTCTTGTCGTGTCATTAAAACTTTAGTGCTTCCATAGTTTTCATTCCAATCTTTAATATAAAACCATAAGCTATAAGCGCTATTAACCGAACTATTTTGTTCTAAGTCAGATGAGTTAATTGTAGTTTCAACAGATGCTTCTTCTAAACCTGAAGTTCCTGAAGTGTTAAATACATATTTAACAAGAATAAATAATAAAACAAGCACTATTATAACAATAAATATTGAAGTAGCTTCCATCGTATATTATAATAAAAGAAAATTTTATAAGACAGGTGTGTTTTTATCCTTAAACATATTATAAATTAATGAAATAGTGAATTTAGATAATGGTTCATTATAATAATTTACGTTACATATAGAACCTTCAATACCGTCTTGGTCACCAACTTTAATAGATTGTCGTAAATTCCATGTAGATACATCATATTTTTCGGAAACAATAAGTTCATTATTAAGATGAATATCAACTTGATTTGAATAAACATTAATAACAAAGTTGTTCCATTTTTGTAATTTATAATCTGTAGTTTCATAAACGATATCTTCATTATTTGCACGAGACTTAATTTTAATTCTTAAAGAATTAGTTTGTCCTTTATATTCAATAATAGGTTTATTTCCATAATCTAGTAGAGTTTTATATGTATCGGTATTATATTGTGGATTAATATATATCCAAGATGATAAAGCATAATCATAATCTTGTTCTCCTTCATCAATTTCGAATGTTTTTTTAGGATTAATAGTAGGATATGTACCAATAACATTACTGTTATTTAGTCTAATAGGTTCGTTAACGAGTGTTATAGATTTATGAGTAACTAAACTAATAAAAAAGTTACCAATAATTTCACCAAAAAAATATAGTAAAATAATAATAGTTTCAATAATAAGAATTATATAACTAGTTTTTGGAGTTAAATTATATTCGTTTTGAATAGTATCAATAAAATCAACAATAAGACATGGTATATAAAAAATTAAATTTTTTATAATAGATATGTAAGTATCATCAGAGTCAGATATAGTTAACCCATCGCGTTTAAAAACATCATTAAATATAGCAGCTACTAAAGCTAAACCAAATATTATAATAGAAACAATCCATAAATTTTTTAGAGTTAACCATTGATCATTATTGTAAATAGCATATAATATGTAAAAAAATAGTCCAAATAATAAAAGAAGAATAATTAATTTAATAACTTGGCTAGTTGGAGTAGGTTCATATTTAATATTTTCTTCAGGTTTACCTATTCCACCTACAGCAGCTAAAACATATAATATAGATAAGAAACAAATGAATGTAAATGCATAATATACATATTCTCCAGATATTCCTAAGAAACCAAGTTTATCAATATTACTCCATTCAGGTAAATATTTAAAAAAAATTAGAAAACAAACAATTAGATAAATTATCGAACCTAACAAAAATGTTCCTCGTTTTCCTATAGTACTATTTAAAGTGTTTATATAAATATTTATACTACGTAAAAAAGATGAAATTGGTTTATGTAATTCATTAAAACTTGACATTATATAAATATTGATAAGAATATAATTTTACTTAAAGATTTTCAATTGAAGTTTTTTCGCCATGACAATTTCTACATAATGCAACTAAATTGTCAACGTTGTTACTTCCACCTTGATCTAATCTAATTTTATGATCAACTTCAAAGTGTGCTTGTAATTGTGATTTACAATTGGCACAATGCCAATTTTGTTGAGCAGCTACCCATTTTTTTTTAGTTTCACTAACTGAACGCTTTCCTGAACCACCTGAATGCATCATTCTTTTTTCTTGAGGACTTACACCAAAGGATGATAATGCAGAAGCACCTGTTGTTAAGTTAAAAATTGGATTTAAAATAGACATAGCATCTTTATCAACAGGTGCAAATTTAACTAAATTACTTGCTTGCATGAGCATATGTTTCCCTTGATTTGGACTTTTTCGAACTAATAAGTAGAAACACAATCCTAAAAAGCAGTAAAATGTAATTTCATAGTATTTTTTATATGATTTTATAAAGAGTTTACCTTTTTCAATAAGTTTTCCTTCATAATATGTGTTAGCTACAAAAAATGAAGTAACTAATAATATAATACTTTCAATCTTCATATATTATTAGTTTATTTTATAATTTTTTTAATTTTTAAGATAAGAATTATTATTAAAATATATATTATTTTTGATAGATCGATGCCTAGTATTTTACTAAAATAACCATTGTTATTTTGTTCATCTGTACTTAAAATACATCGATTATCAAATAGTAGCCATAATGTAGGGATTATGACTAATATTCCTAATGGTATATACATTAAAGTAGTATTTTTTATAAAAATAGATAATATTAATAAAATTAATAAAAACCAGTGACATATATCTAAAGTAAATCTATAATTATAAAAAATTGAAATATAAAATATTAGGTGGATAAATAAGGCGTACGCAATATAATAATAATCATAATTATTTATTTTTTTATTAATAAGGATATATATTAAAAAAATGTCAATAAAAAATGTAAAAATGTATAATATAAATCTTTCTAATTTATTTCTCATATATTATTATAATATTTTTTGTAAATCTACATAAAGATTATTAATATCAATTATTTTGTAATTGTTGAAAAGATATTTAAATAAAATTTTTTCAATATTTTGATGTATTTTTTTGATTTTATTGATATTTTTGATATTTACTAATAAAAAAGACATATAAATAGATAAAAATCCCCAAATATCTACATTTTTTATGAATGTTTTTTCAAAATATGTTCTATGGTCGAAAACTCCATTTTTCATATGTTGAATAATTGAATTCGCACAAAACGAGAAAACAACATCGCGAGGGTTTTTATTTCCAGTAAATTTTGAGAATATTTCTTCCAAATATTCAAAATGTCCTTCTCCATAAAAAGGAGATATATTATCATCAAAATACTTTTGGATAAATAATGTAAGGTTTGATACATCATTACCATTCATATTCATGTATTCAACTAAATTTTTTAAAAACATAGTATTAAGTAGAATACTAGTAAATGGATAATTAAATTGGACTGATTTATTATAGATATGATAAGGTAAATCTTTATTAATAACAGCACTTAATCCCCAGTCAATTAATTTTAATTTTTGTTCATCACCTATAAGAACATTGGTATCTTTAATATCTAAATGATAAACATTAATATTATTCATGGGTACAATACCATGTTTTAAAAAATTAATTAAATTTAAATTTAAATTAGAAAAAATATCATAATCATATGTAATATCTTGATATATAAAGCTTTCTAAAGTTTTACCTCCATATGGAAATTGTAATATTTTTAAGTTATCAATACGTTTATTAATTGTTTGTTTTGAATAATGTTTTTTGGATAGTGTTTTACATTTTTTGTTAAATTGTTTTAAATCCTTCTTTGTGAGTTTTTTTGGTGTACAATATTGAATAGAAAAAATAAAATAATGTTTCCAATTCGGTATTTTAGATACTAATTTATGTATTTTTTTGTTATTGTTATGTTCTCTTTCGGCATTTTTTTGTGTCATCAATTTACTAATTATATTTTTTGTATTAGTATTTTTAGACTTACATTTTAATGGTGGTACAAATAAACACCCATATCCACCTGAATCAATAACTTTACCTCCTTTAATATTCATAACTATATATTACGAATATAATATTATTCATTATACAGAAAAATAGTAAATGAAATTAAAGAAAAGAATAATGCTGAATATATATATTTCTTTTTAATAAGAATGTTTTCAAAATTTTTCTGTATTTTTGGTTTATAGTTATCATAATAAATTTGATATGCTTCTTTTAATGTAATTTCTGGTTTATTTAAAATGACATTAATTCTGTTATGTATGAAATGTACCCATCTAGTAAAACTATCTCTAGAATCTAAATAAGGTGTTACAGGATATTTATTTAACATATTACTAAAATGATTTGAAATTTCATCATGTGGTAAAAAAATAGGTAAATTTTGAATAAAATCATAATATTTTTTTTTTGTCACATTATTTGGTGTATTAGGATATGTTACTGCTATACTGTATAAAACAAACCAATAATGTGGTCCCCATACTTTAGAGTCAAGGTTCATACATATAAAACAATATAAATATTATCTATAATAAACATATAGGATGAGTAAAATATTATATTGTAACAATTGTGGAAAACAAGGACATATATCAAATGATTGTAAAATGCCAATAACAAGTGTCGGTATAATATTATTAAGATATGAAGATAATTTACCAAAGTTTTTGTTTGTTCGTAGAAGAGAAACATTTGGTTATAGTGATTTAGTACGAGGGAAGTATCCTATATACAATAAATCTTTTATTCAGAATTTAGTAAATGAGATGACTATAGAAGAGAAGAATGAAATAAAAAAAACATTAAAAGAAATAGAAACTGAAGGGAAAGATCCAAACGAAACAATTTTAAAAAGGTATTACACATATATTAAAAGTAATCGTGATATGGGGTATGATGATATAGATTTATCTAATATAATAGATACTAGTAATACAAAATGGAAAGAACCTGAATGGGGATTTCCAAAAGGGAGAAGAAATTATCAAGAGAAGGATTTAGATTGCGCTTTGAGAGAATTTGAAGAAGAAACTGGGTATATGCGGAATGAGATTACATTAATAGAAAATTTAATACCATTAGAAGAAATATTTACAGGGTCTAATTATAAAATATATAAACATCGTTATTATTTAGCTAAATTGAATGATGATAATAATGTAAAAGTGAATACTTTCCAAGAAAGTGAAATATCTAAAATGGAATGGTTTAATAAAACAAAAAGTTTAGAAAATATAAGGCCATATAATGTAGAAAAAAAGAATATTGTAAACATAGTTGATGATATATTGGAGTCAACGTTATTTTATTTTTCTTCGTAACAATATTTATAATATAATCAATATTAAATTATAAATATAATTATATAGTATGGAGACAATTAAAGATAAAAAGGATAAAAGAAAAAAAAATAAATTTATTTTAGACCGTGAAAAAATAGAAAAAAGCGAATTAGAAAAAGTGAAAGATAATGATTTATATCCAAATATAAATGATCCTAATTTTTCATTAAAAATTGCATCAAAAAAAGAATTTAATGATTCAAAAATTAATACAGAGATTATAACAAATATAGAGGATTTTAAACAAATGGCTGATAATATATGCTTTAAAGATTATGAAATAGCACAACACCAAAAGTTTGTAAAAAACTTTATTTCATTTCAAACACCTTATAATAGTTTGTTATTATTTCATGGTTTAGGAAGTGGTAAAACATGTAGTGCAATTGGTGTTTCTGAACAAATGAGAAAGTATATGACACAAATGAATAATAATAAAAGAATTATAGTAGTCGCTTCACCAAATGTACAGAAAAATTTTAAGTTACAATTATTTGATGAAACAAAATTAAAAGAAGTAAATGGTGTTTTTATGTTAAATAATTGTACAGGAGATAAGATATTAAAAGAGATAAACCCTACAAATACAAAGGGATTAAAACGCGAGGATATAATCAAATCTGTTAATAGTTTGATACAACAAAAATATGTATTTATGGGTTATACTCAGTTTTCTAATTATATTGAAAAAAAAATGGAAATTAGTACAAAAGTTAAAAATAGAGAACAAGTAATAATAAAAATTCTTAAGAAAACTTTTGATAACAGATTATTAATAATTGATGAGGTTCATAATATTAGATTATCTAATGATAATAAATTAAAAAAAATAGCGAGTAATATGTTTAAGATAGCAACGCATTCAGAGAACTTTAAAATGCTGTTGTTGTCAGCAACTCCAATATACAATAACTACAAAGAAATTATTTGGTTATTGAATTTGATGAATGTAAATGATGGTAGAGGATTAGTATACAAAAATGAAATATTTGATGAAGACGGAAACTTTTTGATAGATGATGAAGGAGATGAAATTGGAAAAAAATTATTAATGCATAAAGCAACTGGATATATATCTTATGTTAGAGGTGAAAATCCATATAGTTTTCCATTTCGAATTTTTCCTATGAACTTTGATATTTCAAGCTCAACTAAAAATCCTAATTTTAATTATCCTATTAAACTACTAAATGGTAAACGCCTTACTCATAAAATAGAACATGTAGATGTATATTTAAATGAAATAGGTGAATATCAGGAGCAGTTATACAATAAAATAATTGAACCATTTAATGTTATTGATGAAGATGAATTTGAAAAAAATGATATGGATACATTTGGCTATACGAAATTAACTAATCCTATTGAAGTATTAAATATTGTATATCCACAAATTGAGGATGTTGATGATTTGGATATTAAATTATCAATTGGTACTAAGGGATTAAAAAACACTTTTGAATATAAAGAAGTTTTATCTGGTAATCCATATATAACTGACTTTGAATATAAACAATCAATACGAGAGAAATATGGACGATTTTTATCACAAGATGAAATTGGTAAGTATAGTGGAAAAATAAAAAAAATTTGTGATTGTATTAATACTAGTAAAGGTATTACATTAATTTATTCACAGTATATTGACGCTGGTGTAATACCTATGGCGTTGGCATTAGAGGAAATGGGCTATATTAGATATGGAGATACCAAAAACTTATTTAATGATGAATATAGAAATAAAAATAAAATATCTAGAATAGACGCATTAACTGGTGTTAGGGAGGAAAAAATGAAAGGTAAAAAATTCTCTCCAGCTTCATATATGATGATTACAGGTAAACCATCATTATCTGCTAATTGGCTAGATGATTTTAAGATTATAACAAAGCCTGAAAACAAAGAAGGAGAGAAAATTAAAGTTGTTATTATAACAAGAACTGGTTCTGAAGGTCTCGATTTTACTAATATTAGAGGTATACATATTATGGATCCTTGGTATAACATGAATAGAATTGAACAGATTATTGGAAGAGGTATTCGTTTTTGTAGTCACAAGAGTTTTGATGAATTTGAACATAGAAATTGTTGTATATATCTACATGGTTCAATCGGTCAAAATAAAGAAAAAGAAACAGCCGATTTATATGTTTATAGATTAGCAGAAAAAAAATCAGTAAAAATTGGAAATGTAACACGCGTATTAAAAGAAGTTGCTGTTGATTGTATATTAAATATTTCTCAAACTAATTTTTCATTTTCAAATATGGATGGATTAAAAGTCAAACAAATGTTATATGACGGAAAAGTTATTGAATTAGAAATTGGTGATAAACCATTTAGTTCTATGTGTGACTATAAAGAAAGTTGTGAATTTAAATGTAGTAATATTTTTAGTGATAAAATACGTGAATTAGACGATGTAACTGATATTAATTTATCAACATATAACGAAGAATTTATTTCAGCAAATGCTAGTTTAGTTATACAAAAAATTAAAATGATGTTTTCTCAAAAATATTTTTATAGAAAAATAGATTTGATTGCTGAAATTAAAGCAACTACTAAGTATAGTAATTCAGAAATAATTTATGCTTTAGATGAAATCATACGTGATGGTAATGAAATTTTCGTTGATAAATATCATAGATTAGGTAAACTAGTAAACATCGGTGAAATGTACATGTTTCAACCATTAGAATTAGTTAATCATCAAGTAAGTATGTTTGATAGACAAACACCTATTGATATTAAACACCCCTATATAAAAATTGTTAATGATGCGTCTCCAGATGAAAATGAAGTAATAAAAGACCAAAAAAAAGATGTTAATGGTGATGATAAAGAATCTAGTACTGAAAGTAATAAAAATAATAAAAGTATTTGCCCCATTTTTGATAAAATTGTAGCTGAATATGAAAATATTTATGATTATAATGTTAATGAAACTAAATATTCTTTTGCGATGAAAGAATTAATTGATGTGTTGGAATTTGATAGAGAAACAATAAAATTAATATTATTAACTCATTTATTAGATAATCTTTCTTTTAATGAAAAAGACAAGCTACTTGAATATATTTGTAACTTAAAGTCAATTAAAAATGAATTACAACAAATTATAAAAGATTATTTTGAAGATAGAAAGATTAGTAATAAAGTATTAACAGGATTTTTATTTTATAATGATGCTAATTATGAAATATTAATTAAAAAAACAAATAACTCTAAAATTTATTTTATTAAAGCTAAGCAAGGTGAAAAAAATAGTTTGTTAGGTTCAATAAAAGATAATTTTTTATTCAGTTCTGATGAAATTAAAAGTAATTTTGGAAATAAAATTGGATTGTTACTTAATGTTAAAAACAAATCATTACAAAAATATGAGTTGTTATTTAAAATAAAGGATATGAAACAAGAAAGAACAACTGGTGCTAGATGTGACCAATATACTAAAAATGACAAAATAAATTTATTAAATGAATTAGTTACAAACTTAGATGAAACTATTGCTAATTATACAGGTAACAATATGAAAAAAATACCCATAGATACATGTTATTTTATTGAATTTTTATTTAGATACATGGATTATAGTAAAATTGGAAATAAAAAATGGTTTTTAGATGCAGAACGATCAATATTAAATAAGTTAGAAAGGAGGATTAAACTATAATTTTAAATATTTTTATATATTATTATTTAAAATTGAAATGAATATAAATAAAATATTATACTTAATATATACTTAAATGTCAACAAAAAAGATTGAATTAAATATAATGTCAAAGGATAGTGATGATAGTACAATTCCACCACCACCACCACCTAAAGATGATGATGATTCATCTAGTGATGAAGAAGAAAATACTACAAAATTTGTACCAAAATCACCTGATACTCCTCCTCCATCACCTCATACACCAGAAACTCCTCCTCCTCCATCACCTCATACACCAGAAACTCCTCCTCCTCCATCACCTCATACACCAGAAATTCCTCCTCCATCAGACGCTGTAAACGAACAAGATAATACTGATGATGTACAACAAGAAAAACAAGACAATCAAAACATGAATAAAAATAAAAAAGGGAAAATTTCTGATACAGATGTGGGTATATTTCAACCAATAATTGGAGAAACAAATATTATACTTCCATTAAAAGCAGTTGGTAAACATATAAAGGAAAAAATTACTAAAAATATTGCTATAAAAATAGAAGGTAAATGTAACGGAGATGGATTTGTAAAAACTGGTAGTACTAAAATTGTTACATATTCAAATGGTTTGTTAGTGAATGGAGATATTAAATATAAGGTTGTTTATGAAGCTTATGTGTGTAATCCTGTTGACGGACATTTAGTTAATTGTAATGTTAACAACGTTACAAAAGCTGGTATTCGTGCTACTGTAACTGATGGCGAAGATACACCCCTTGTTATATTCATAGCTAGAGATCACCATTATAATGATACAAACTTCTTGGCAGTAAAAGAAGGGGATAATATTAAGGTTAGGATAATTGGAAGCAGATTTGAATTAAATGATACATATATTTCAATTATAGGCGAATTAGCGAAGCAGAAGATTAATGTAAAACCACGTCTAAAATATAAGAAGTAATTTAATAATTAACTTAATTATTTTTAATTATTAAATTATTAACGATTATGTTTTCTAATTCTTTTTTTTGATTTTCCTCCACTTGGATGATGTGGTTTTATTTTATTTGTTGCTTTTAATGCTATCTCATCAAAATTAAATGAGGGGTTAATTACAGGTGTTTTACCATCAGATCTTATTGTAGCAAGATCATTATTTGCTCCTAAAGGTTCTGATTTATATGCTCTATTAACCACAGGTACATAAAGCATGTTATCATTCGCATCGTTTATATTTAAATTTAATTTAGTTGGTTCAACACCGCCTTTTCTTCTTCTAGTTTTTCTAGTTTTTCTAGTTTTTCTTTTATTTTTTCCATATTTACAATATTGTTTTTGTGAAAAACCTTTTGGTTTTTTACAATTAATACTTTTTTTATATTTTCTAGACCACTTTTTTTTAGACTTTATCGCCATTTATATAATGTCAAGAATATTTTTTACATATACCATATGTTTTTCTGTGAAAAGGAGATAAACCATGTTTTTCTATACCATCTCTATGTTTTTTAGCTGCATAACCTTTATTAGTATTAATAGAGTAATTATCAATTAAATATGGATTATTTTGACATAATTCATCAATATAGTTATCTCTTTCAACTTTAGCTAAAATAGACGCAGCTGCAATAGAACAATATAAATTATCACCACCTTTAATAGTTTCATAATTAATATGGTAAAGTTCGCATTCATCAGTTACATAAGTGATAGGTTTAAAGTAGTTACCATCAATCAAAAGAAAATAATTATCTTTTTGTGATTTTTTAATAACATCTTTAATTGATTTATGCATGGTTTGCATGGTAGCTTGTAATATATTAATATCATCAATAAGTGACTCATCAGCATAATTGACAGAATAGTATAATGCATTTTCCTTAATGTAGTTATATACTTCTAATAGCTTTTTCTTTGAAGAGAATTTTTTACTATCCTTTAAAATAGAAAAATTAAAATTTTCATGTGGTAAAATAACAGCAGCAGCATATACTCTACCTAACAAAGGACCTCTACCAGCTTCATCAACACCAATTTCAAAAATATTACTATCATTATTATAAGATTTATTAAGTGTATTATCCATAATGTATTTATTCTTATCTGTTTAAATTTTTTCGCTTTATAATGTATATTATGAAATTGAGACATTTTCACATATTACTTATTTTATTATTTGTATTAGCATTATGCCCTCTTTTAGGAGGATATTGTGGTGCTGAAGGTTTAACAAATATAGAAGAACATTTAAGAAAAGAACATAACACAGGAGGTAATTATAATAGTTATAACACAGGAGGTAATAATAATGATAATAATGATAATAATGCTAATTACAGATTGGCAGAACGTATGGATAATTTAGAAAGAAGTATGAGAGAACAATCAACACAGTCACAGCAATCAACACAGTCACAGCAATCATCTCAATCTGATACAGGTTCAAAGAGAGAACAACCTACCAATATGATGTTAGATGGAAATACACAAAATACACAAAGTGCTGGAAGTACAGCATTAGATAATGTAGGGGGGAATATGCGTTCAATAGGAGCTTTAGAAAATAACAAAATACCAGAACATAATCATTTAGAAGAAAGTAAGTGTCCTGCATGCCCACCATGTGGAAGATGTCCTGAACCTTCTTTTACATGCAAGAAAGTCCCAACTTATACATCTGGAAATAATAATAATTTACCTAGACCAATACTATCTGATTTTAGTAGTTTTGGTATGTAAATTCGTGAAAATATATAAATACTAATATTATAATTTATATATTTGATGGTAGAAATGAATAAAGTTGCATTAATAACTGGCATAACAGGTCAAGATGGTTCATACTTAGCAGAATTATTATTAAGTAAAAATTATATAGTTTGGGGTGTAATAAGAAGATCATCTGATATAAATACTCACAGAATAGACCATTTATATGAAAATAAAAAGTTAATTTTGAAGTATGGTGATCTTTCTGATTCAACAAATATAACAGGGATATTGTTAGAAATAAAGTCAGCATATGAGCATCTAGATAGACTAGAAGTATACAATTTAGCGGCTATGAGTCATGTAAAAGTATCATTTGAAATGCCTGAATACACAGGAAATGTAGATGGTTTGGGAACGTTAAGAATATTAGATGCGATATTAAAAACTGGATTAAAAGATAAAACACGCTTTTATCAAGCATCAACGTCAGAATTATATGGAAAGGTACAAGAAGTACCTCAACGAGAGACTACGCCATTTTATCCAAGAAGTCCGTATGGTGTTGCAAAATTATACGCATATTGGATAGTAAAGAATTATAGAGAATCGTATGGTATGTTTGCATGTAATGGAATATTATTTAATCATGAGTCGCCAAGAAGAGGGCCTACATTTGTTACAAGAAAAATTACACGTGGATTAGATATGATATTAAGAGGAGAAAGAAATGAACTAGTACTCGGTAATTTAGACGCAAGACGAGATTGGGGGCATGCAAAGGATTATGTTGAAGGAATGTGGAGAATACTTCAAAGTGATAGAGCAGAAGACTATGTATTGTCAACAAATGAGTATCATTCTGTACGTGAATTTGTTGAAGAAGCATTTAAACTAAAGGGATATAGTATAAAGTGGAGAGGAACTGGTATAAATGAAGTAGGGTATGATGAGAACACAGGTAGAGAATTAATATTTGTATCAGAAAAGTATTTTAGACCTGCGGAAGTAGAAGAATTATTGGGTGATTCGACAAAAGCACAAACGGAACTAGGATGGGTACCCCAAGTAAGTTTTTTAGATTTAGTAAGAGATATGGTAGAAAATGATTGTAATTAAATATAGTAAATATATATAATGATACCATTTATTATAGCAACATTAGCACCGTTAGTAAATTCAATTCAACTAATTCCCCAAGTATATAAAACTTATATAACAAAAAGTGTAAACGATTTATCATTATATTCTTTATCACTCATTCTTATAACTAATTTGCTTTGGTTGTTACATGGGTATTTTATATTTGATATTTCACTAATTACAGCAGGCATATTTAGCACTACAATAAATTTAGTACTATTAATAATGTATTTTGTTTACAGAAAAAAATGATCAGATTAAATAAAAATCATAAAATTTTTATTTAATAAACTACACTACTCTACAGCCACACACTTTTTATCAATCAATATTGATTCACATTTATCACTCTGTGGTACAATTTTAATAACACCTTTACTTTTATGTTTATGTATTGGTTCAGTACACCCTAAATGACTTTTTTTAGTTCTTTTAAACTTAAATAATTGTTTTTTAGTTTTTTTGTTTTTGTTACAACGTGCTCTAAAATGTTCATATCGCTCTTTAACATCATCATATGTTAATCCAGATGTTTTATGTAACATTTTATTAATAGTTTCATGTAAATTGTAAATGTATATAGAAAATGTGTGTCTATTTTCCATACATTTCATGGTAATAGGCATAGCTTTGAAATTTTGTTTTAGATTAATACGACAATATTTACATGGTAAAATATGTTTTAATGATTTAATGAATTTCATATATTCGATTTTTTGTTTATTAGTAGGATTGACAGGATAATTAAAACTCATAGTATGTAAAAAATGCCATAATGAAGGACCCCAAACAGTTGTTAACATACCATCTCCACTATTATAGTGCTTATCGTTATAAATCTTTTTAGTCTTATTATGTATTTTTTTCTTATTTTTGTATGTTTTCATCTTAAACTATAAAGAGAATAAAAAAATATAAATTATTATAATTTAGATAATAATTTTTTTTTTACAAATTCAGGTTTTTGTGTAATATTTTTTGTAATAATACTACTATTATTATCATTAGATTGATTTGATTTATTATTAAATTTATTATTGAATTTTTTATTAATATAAATAATTTTTTCGAAGTATTTATTATCATCAATAAAATCATATTTCTTTATATCTGTTAATTTACCGTTTGACTCTCTGAATATCATGTTATAATTATATATTATTAATTATTTAATTCGTTTGACAATATATTATTTTATTGATAAATAATATAATGAATTTGATAGCCTCTTTACTTAAAGCAATAACTGATTATAAGGGGGTTGTTATTATTTTAGGAATCATAGTATTTTTTATATTGTTAACAATATGGGTGTACAGAAATCATGTCGTTCCTAAACTAAAACCATCTTTTGTAGAGAATAGAGAATTTGAACATGATGGTGATAATGAAATTAAACACAAAGAAGCAACATTAATGTATTTTTATGCTGATTGGTGTCCTCACTGTAAAGCAGCTAAACCCCATGTAGATGAAATAAAATCTATTTATGACACCACAACATCAGGTAAAAGAGTAAATGATTATGCTATAACTTTTGAATATGTTAATTGTTCTGATGATTCAAATACAGAAGTTACACAAAAAATGGATAAATATGGCGTTGAAGGATTTCCAACAATAAAACTAAAATATGACGGAAAAATTGCAGACATGGATGCGAAACCAGATAAAGAAACAATTGAACTATTTTTAAATACTATGTTAAAGTAATTATAACTTAACTTTACCACCTGATAATAGACTATATAAATACATTATAATTAAACCTATAGGAGCTGATAAGGGTTCATAATAATTTAAATACATCCAAATACAGACAAGGATCACCGAAACAATTGACTGTCTTGGTAACGCAGCATAACATCCAAGTGTTCTAAAATAGATCCAAATTGACGAAAAAATAAGTGAAATATAAATCTTTTGTTCAAATGTTAAATAATCATCTAAAAGCATTATAAAATTACGCTAGAAAATAAAATCGAAAGTATCCAATCTCCATTAAACGCATAGCTTCATCCCTTGATTTTTCTTGATTTTTTCCTGTACTTATTAGATGATTATATATAGATTTTGATCTAGATAATCTCCATAAATAACCAACAGGCATTATTATTATTAAGAAAGTAAATACTTTGTAATATATATTTTTATCGATTTTTAAATTTAGTAAGCAAATTATAATACATAACACACATAAATATAAAAATACATGAATAGCTACACTAATAAATACATCAAGTGACAATAATCTTGAATATTCACTTTTAGGATCTATAGTCTCAAAAAAAGTTTTTGTGAAAGTATTACACATTATTCCCATATAATTTATATAATTATTAAAAATTATATAAATCCATTAAATATATTAAATATATTATATAAATCCATTAAATATATTAAATATATTATATATATTATGGATAACTTAGTAAGTGACCCTTTTGGAACACACAGACCGTGTTTAGTTGATTTGGTTAAACATACAACAGGGAATATTATTGAGTTTGGATGTGGTAATTCAAGTACCGTATTAATTAGAGATTTAATAAAAAATACAGATAGAAAACTTATTTCTTTAGAATCTAATTTAGAATGGTTAAATAAATTTAAACATTTAGAAGATGAAAATCATAAATTATTTCATATTAATGCTGGAAATGTTGATAATGATGAAACTGGTAAAAAATGGATAGATTTTATAAAAAATAACACATTAATAAATAATTTAGATTTTGAAGTTTGTTTTATTGATCAATCTCCTTGGGCTGCTCGAACACATAGCCTTAATTATTTTAAAGATAAATGCCAATTCATTATAGTTCATGATGTAGATTATTTTCCACTTAATAATAAATGGGGAAAAATTATAAATGAAACTCATAACAATAGAAGTATTAAACGTGATATGGATTTTTCAGATACGGTAAAACACTATAAGGTTTTTTATCCTCCATTCAAATATTATGCTTGTCCTACAGGACCTCCTACGTTATTATGTAGTAATATTTTAACTGATAATCAATTTAATAACATGTGTGTGAATATTGACTATGAAAAATATTATAGTTAAACTCATACTATTTGTTCCATTAATTATTTAAGATAGAATGATATTCCAAAAAAAGTCTAGTATATTCTTCTCCTTTATCAAGTAATAATTTTCTATTATTTTTATCTAATAAAGAAGTCATCGAATATACATCAATTCCTTGAGTATACAAATTAATAATATGTTTAATATTATTATCATTATTATCATGTATTTTTCTTGTTAATTTTTTTATAAGAGTACTAAATATTTCGCTTATATCAGAAGTATCATCTAACTTTGTAATAAATGTAGGTTTATGTAAATTTTTAAATGCTAAAATAGTATCTGTGTTTTCAATATTACTATTTTTGATACATAAATCTAATGGGAAATTATTAGTTGTTCCGCCGTCAAGATATAACGTATTATCTATGTATGGAGGTGTAAATAAAAGAGGTAAAGCACATGTCATATGTACAGCATCAACTATTTTTAGGTCTGGATGTGTTTTGTAACTAAAATCAACAGTTTTAAATTCATTAATATCTGTTGTTATACCATGTAATTCAATATTCGTTTTCTCAAATAATTCTCGTAATGTTACATCTGTAGTAAAATTTTTTGCTAGTAATAAAGGTGATAAAGATTTTTCCCATAGTTCAGTACCAAATATCCCTTTTTTAGTTATAATATTATATATTGCTGTTGATGGTTTAATATTAAAAATTTTTTCCCATGGTCTATATATTATATAATTCATTATATCTTTAAAATCATATTTTAATGCCACACATAATGCATTAATATACCCAATTGACACTCCATATACTGTTTTAATATTATTAATATCAATATAGTTTTCTTTTAATAAATAATTGATAGATGATGTTTGAGATAATCCAACAGGACCTCCACCACTAAAAACAATATGTTCGATATTCATAAAAATAAAAAATATTTAAACATTTTTTTTCTAACTCAAATACATTAATATAATGTCATCGATTTTTGAATTAAATAAGGAAATTGAAGAAATTGGAGATAAAATAAATTTAGATGATTTATACGAAAAGAAAAAGCAGACTGATTTAAATAAACTTGAAAATTACAAAAAAATTTTAAAACGCATACATTTAAAAATAAAAAATGCATCTAGACAAAAGAATGATAATCAATTTTTATGGTTTGTAGTTCCTGAAACAATATTGGGTGTACCCAATTATGACCAAGCTGCTTGTATTGCATTTGTATTAGATAAATTAGATGATAACGGATTTTTAGTTAAATATATACATCCTAATACCATCTTTATTTCTTGGAAACACTGGGTACCTGGATATGTAAGAAATGAAATTAAGAAAAAGACTGGTGTATCTGTTGATGGTTATGGCGAAGTAGTTGGAACTATCGATGGTGAAAATATCGAAAGTAGAGATCCTAATAATATTATATTTACACCTAAAAATGATAAAAAAACAGATAAAGGCAAAGATTTTAAATCAATTAAATCATATAAGCCAACAGGATCTATATATAATAATGATTTGTTAAGTAAATTTCAAAAGTAAATAATTATAAAAATTAATTAACTATTTATAATTATTTAGTGATGTGATATTGATATTCGTCTTATGTTTCTTTCTTCTGTTTAAGATTACATCTAACCATACTAGATAGGTTATGTCTTTCAGTATTTCCGTTATCATCTTGGACTGAAATAGTAGGCTCTCCAAAACCGTTGCTGCTATTTACATATGTGACTGTATATGTGCGAAAATCCTATGTTCCTTTTTTGACATTTTTCTATATTGTTTATTTCCTGATTTTCATTTCTTGGATGTCATTTGTTATCTCTTTGGCCATATTGGTGGTACCACACATCTTCGCAGTTCTCTTTCGAATGCCACGGTATATTTACCTGATTTTAGGTGTCGGATTTGAAGAGTTCTATTATTACCAGGAATATTAGCATTACCGTCATACCCTACGACTTCATATCTATCTCCTGTTATACCTATTTTGACACAATCTCCCTTTCGATAAGAATTCCCTCCTTTTTTTTTCATACGGCGAGTTTTACTTCTTCTTGAAGTTTTAGACTTTTTTTGTCGTCTAGTGCTACTTTTTCTAGTTCTTTTACCACCAGTTTTGGAGCGTCTTAAACCTGCTCCACCACCTACGAATGATCTTCTTAAACCTGCTCCACCACCTACGAATGATCTTCTTAAACCTGCTCCCATTATGTATTATATTTAGAAAATTTTTAAATAGTATTGAGTAGTTTTTCTTGTATTTCTATTTCACGTAATTTATTTCTTTCAAGTATCTTTGAATATATAATCGATTTATAAATATTAATGCCCTTAATAAAATCAGTTTGACAATCAATATATAATTGGGTAATTATTTCCCGTGTTTTTTTAAACAACTCGTCTAATTTTGTTTCTGGAATATTTTTCTTTAATTTAACGATAGTTGATTGTGTTTTTTCATTAAAAGTAAAGTCAAACACTTCTTTTAAGATAATAACTAATAAATCATATTTAGCAAATGTTTTTGATATAGTTTGATTTAAATGATTAGCATATTTTTTAAAGACAAAGTCACTATCAGGGCCAAATTTTATTTCTGTGTCTTGGACTTGTGTAGTACATAGTGGGTCATTAGTATAATCTTCAAGCTTAATATCTGAAAAAGATTTTATTTCTTCACCAGGTGTTTCATTTTTATTAGTAAATGCTTTATACATATTAATAATAACACTTTTATATTCAGCTTCAGATTGAGGAGACATTTCAAACATTTTAGTAGTGAAATTATATTTATCTTTAAATAAATCTTCTAATTGATTAATACCATATTCTTCATTTAAATTTTTTCCATTATATGAACAAAACGCGGGTTCTTTTCCGCCTCTTTGGTTTAATTTAAAATCATTAACTTCTTTAGGAATTTGATTATCTTGTTCGGTAGGTTGTTCGGTAGGTTGTTCGATAGGTTGTTCGGTAGGTTGTTCGGTAGGTTGTTCGGTAGGTTGTTCGGTAGGTTGTTCGGTAGGTTGTTCGGTAGGTTGTTCGGTAGGTTGTTCGGTAGGTTGTTCTTTAGTTTCATCTGGAGTTTTTTGTATTGGAATTTCTAGATTTCCCATTAGTTTTTCATCAAATAATTTTTTTAATATTTCAATTCTAATATCACAAATATTTTCTAATTTATGAAATTTCATATTTAAATGTGTTGATTCATCATTAACACGGTATGTTTCTGGATTTATATTATAAAATCCAAAAATATCAATATTTTCATCTGAATTACCAGAATATGTCGGATTTAGTGTTTTTGATATAGCAGCATATATTTTGAATATTTTAATAAAATACTTTGCTAAACCAGAACATAAACGGTTTTTTCTTGTTTGTTGATTTTTTTTCAGATTATTACCATGTTTAACATAGGTAGTGTCATTAACATTAGTAAAATTAACATCAACTCCTTGTTGTTTTTGTTGTGCAAGGTATTCAAGTTGAACTGTATTTAAATTTTTATCTAAAATATCCTTTGTTAAAATTTCAATTTTACTACAATAAGAATCATCAAATAAATTCGTCATGTCTTCAAAACTAAGTGATGTAGCATAATTACCAGCTATATCATTTATTTTTTCTAATAATTCTTTTTTTCCATTATCAGATAATAATTGTCCTGTTGATTGAGAATTACCCATATATAAATACATTATAATTTTTTTATATCCGAATGACTATTAAATAATTAATTAAATAATTTAAAATAAAATTGATAAATAATATTGTTTTTAATTGTATATCACAAATGGAACGGACAAAGTCTCAAACAAAAAAGGTAAAAAATACACCACTCAAAAAAGATTTGTGGAACCAGTTTGATAATGAATTCAATAAAGATACCCATATTGAGTGTGTGTATAGAAGCGAAGGACAACGTGAAGAATGTGACGTATGTAAGTCGTCATTATGGTTTTCAGAAGAAGGGTTTTTGACATGTACGAATTCAAAATGTGGTATAATTTATAAAGATATTATTGACTATGGTGCAGAATGGAGATATTATGGTGCAGATGATAATCAAAATTCAGACCCAACAAGATGTGGAATGCCAATTAATCCTTTACTTAAAGAATCATCTTATGGGTGTAAAATTATGGGAGGTAATTCAAATTATGAAATGCGAAAAATAAAAAGATATACAGAATGGCAGTCCATGCCATATAAAGAGAAATCTCAATATGACGAATTTCAAAGAATAACCATGATGGCAACAAATGCAGGTATTAATAAATATATTATTGATGAAGCAATATCATATCATAAAAAGATTTCAGAACATAAAACCTTTAGGGGTATTAATAGAGATGGTATAATAGCAGCATCAATATATGTAGCATTTAGAATAAATAACAACCCAAGAACAGCTAAGGAAATAGCAGATATATTTCATTTAGATCATTCGGGAGCAACAAAAGGGTGTAAAAATGCTGTTAATATTCTAAACATAATTGAGGAAGATTTAGATGAGAATGAAAAGACAGTATTTGGAGATACAACACCACAATCGTTTATCGTTAGATATTCTAGTAGACTCGGTATTAATAAAGAGTTAACTAAGTTAGCTGAGTTTATAGCATATAAGATACAAAAGGATAATTTAATACCTGAAAATACACCTCATTCAATCGCAGCAGGTATTATCTATTATATATGTTGTTTGTGTGAATTAAACATTACAAAAAAAGAAATACATACTATTAGTCAAATAAGTGAAGTAACTATAAATAAGTGTTTTAAGAAATTAGAAGGATTTACAGATAATCTAATACCACTTACTGTAAAAAAGAAATATCATATAAAATAGGTGTTTTAAGTAATAATATCATATTTTTTTACATTAAAGATATTATTAATGACGATTCCCAAATATGTTTTTATTGTACCATATAGAAATAGAGAAGAACATAAACATTTTTTTTTGAGATACATGAAATATATATTAGAAGATTATCCAAGTGATGATTATGAAATTATTTTTTCACACCAGTGTGATAATAGGCCTTTTAATAGAGGAGCTGTGAAAAATATAGGATTTAAATATGCAAAATATAAATATAAGAATGATTATAAAAATATAAATTTTATATTTCATGATATAGATGTAATGCCATATAAGAAAAATTTATTGGATTATGAGACACAAGTAGGTACAATAAAACATTATTATGGATTTAAGTATGCTTTAGGTGGTATAATATCGATAAAGGGTTCTGATTTTGATTTATTAAATGGATTTCCCAATTATTGGAGTTGGTCGTTAGAAGATAATTGTTTTCAAGAAAGGGCTTTGTATAATAATATAAAAATTGATAGAAATACTTTTTATCAAATTGGTGATTTTCATATACTACATATTCATGATGGATATTACAAGGATTTATCAAAAACAAATCTAGATTTGTATCAATCAGATTCTGGTAATGAAGGTTTGGAAACAATTTACAAAACACAAATAAAAGACGAAATTATAAATGGCACAGATACTAACATTAAGCACACATTTTGTAATATTAGATACTTTGAAACACTATACTCTCATGATAGTCAAATAAAAGCACAAAAGCACGATTTAAGAAATGGAAATAAATTAGGATTACGTTCTAACGTAAGACAAATGAATACATTAATATACAACAAATAATAAATAAAATTATTTAATTATTTTATTTATTATTTAATTAATTTGTGAAGGGATATAATATTTTAATCTATTTTCTCCTCCCATATAGCCATGATAATAACAGTGATAACTAATAATTCCAAAGTTACCAGTTATTTCAAATGTTAAGTTACCAGTATAATGTTGAACATATAAAGGTAAAATTTCATTACTATTTAGAGATACATTAGTAGGTGTACTATGTTTTGTACCAGAAATAATTCTGAAATAAGTAGAAGACACAACAAATCCAAGTGGGTGTGTTGTTGGAATACCCAAAATAGTATATGTACCATTAGTTAATCCAATATAATCATTATTACTATATGGTATTTGATTAAATCTGTATACACCGACAACATCAATATTATTTGTTTGTGGTGATTGTTCAAGTAATTGTATATTTTCAGTTGGAATATTAGGGTTAACAGCAGTTCCTGTATTACTTGGTGTTTGGTCAGGTGCTACAAACATACCTGTAGTTGTAGATGATGAATATCCTATACCATATAAACTAGTATTTATATATGAATTAGCATTACTGTCTTCTATTAAATTACCTAAAGTGTCATATATGATTGGTGTAGTATTTGTCTTAGTATGATCAGCTACAGCTTCAAGTACTATACGATATGTTCTTTTAGAAATCTGTTCAACATTTGTTACTTCGTGTTGGTTTTCATCTGCGTTAACAACCAATTCAAAAACAAACTGGTCACCGTCAACAATCATTACTGGTTGGGGTAAATATGTAGCCCTTAATGAATAATCATTACTTACTACACCATTTACAGTTAGAGGTGTTCCAATCTTAAATCTTTCTCTATGTACCTTATTATCTGCCATTTGTCCTAATATATGTCTTGTAATATTTGTATTTCCTCTATTTAAGTCAGATAATGGTTGTAATGGTGTACCTGAACTTTTAAAAACAGGTAGTATATGTGTGTTATACAAATTGTGTCCTGACCTACCTAGTTCTCTCACAACATCTGATTCATTCTTAAATAGATCTACACCATGAACAGTACCAGTTAGTTTATAGGCTAGATATTTTACAAAATCATATCTAATTAGATTTTGACCAGATAAATCATTTATTGTATTATTATCTAAACCTCTTACAAAGTTGAGATTAGCATTTAATGGATTAATTATTCGTTCGTAATTTACATTATTTTCTGTAGATAAGTTTCCGTTTAGATTGATAAAATATTTCGTATCAGTAGCAAAGAAATTATCAACACTATTAGCATCAGTCTGAAATTGGAATAAATTTCGAAGTGTTGTTGTCTTAATATATATAGAAGCATCAACATCTTGTCCTGACACATCTTTGAAATCTTCTTGAAACAAATCAATATAGATAGATAATGAACTTACATCTAATGCTCTAATTGAGAAAACACCTGGTTGTAGTGGAGGTTCTGGTTCTGGTTCTGGTTCTGGTTGATTTAATGTATATAATGTAATAGCTTCATCAATACTTTCTATTGCTCCTCCATTATTAAAAAATGGTATTGATTCTACATATGCATCAATCATATCATATGTTTTTACATAACTATATGCTGTTACTTTTTCATATCTTCCAAGTATTTTTCTTCTAATATTTTGAAGATTTTTAAAGTTATTGTTCATAGTTTGTTCCTGTACTTGGATTTCTCCTTGTTTAGTACTGATTTCAACTTCCTTAGCATATTTTGGACCATCTACCAACCCAATAAGCTGATTCTCTAATGTATTTAATTGTGTTTTTAAAGTATCTAGTATACTAACACTTTCATCATAAATAGCTTTTGCTGTTGATTCACTTGTTAAACCAGCTGGTATTTGTATGTCAATTATAGCATACATACTTTTTACGTATTTTGAAATGTTGTAAGATGTACTTAACGCACCTAACGATAAAGAGCCTGCTACAAATAACATAGCATTTGTTTCATATCCTCCATCAGCGTCATTAAATGCCCAGTTATGATCAAAGTTTTTATAATTTGTATTAGGATTAGGATTCTTTAATTCATTCGCAATCTTAAAGTTACTTTGTGTATATGTTTGTACTTGTGATAATATATTTATTAATACATTTAATTTTGCGTGAGCTTTTCCTAATGCTGTATTATAATTATCAATACTTAAGTAATCTGTATAAATATCATCTGTTTGTATGGAACCATCTGCTTTAATAATATTATTTGGTATTCCAAATGCATTCTTTAGTATAGTTAAGTTATTAGAAAGTAGTGTTTCTATATCTGCTGTAGGATTATTTCCAATATCAATTAAAACCATTTCTGTTAGAATAGTAGTCAACGCATTAATATTTTGGTTTTTTACCGTAATAGATGCTTGTAAATATGGATCATTAACAGAAAACTTTTGAATTGTTTTAAAAGCCTTCTGTCTTGTGTAATTTAATACTGTATTATTCGCATCAAATGATGTATTTGTAGCAATATCTGTACCACCTATTGATTCTACAATAAAATATTCTGTATGAGGAATATTATCTGGTAATACATACATACCATTTATACTATTCGTAAATGTTTGTCCTGTGTTTTCTATAGTTTGACCTGACAAATTTTTAACTATTATTTCAGCATTTGATATATAACCGTCAAACACAAAACCAGTTATTGATTCAGGCTCAGGCTCAGGCTCAGGTTCAGACTCAGGTTCAGGTTCAGACTCAGGTTCAGGTTCAGGCTCTGGTTGAGGTTCTGGTTCTGGTTCTGGTTCTGGTTCTGGTTCTGGTTCTGGTTGAGGTTCGGGTTCTGGTTGTTTTATACCTTCTATATTTATATTAATTGACTGATCAATATGTGTATTAAAGTTTAATGATGCTATTGTTGATGATGAATCGAATAATGGGTATTTCTTAGTATATGCTACAATTTTTTCGATATTAATCAAAATTGTTAAGTTATCGGAGTTACTGTTTAGTTGTTCTTCTATTAACGATATTATACGTTTTATGTATTCTAACATAAGAGTAGCATAATATTTTGATGCACCCAATATTTGTCCTACAATTATATCTACATTTGTACTATCAATATATGAACCTGATAAATCATTATGTGTAATTAGACTATGAGTATTTATATTTGATGTTAATGTTTCAGCATATCGTGTTATACATTGTTCATATGTCGCATATCCAGTTATACTAGTAGTTATGTTTATAATTGCTGTTAATATAGCATGATGATATGCTATTTCAATTGTATTATATTTATAATTGGCTAGATAATCTGTATATATACTATTAGTACCATTATATCCATGATTAACTGTCAAACCAATATTGCGTTTTAAATTACCGTCTAATAAAGCAATTAAATCTATAATATCATTATTACTAGTTGTTTCTGTTATATTAAGTTCAATCGCCTTGGTTAATATAGTTGTTAATATATTTATATTGGTTTTTATCTCATATGGATTATTTAATCGTTGAATTACAGTCTTTAATGTTTTTGTATTAGCTATTCCTGATGCTATATCATAACCATCCGTTGCAATAGCTTTCATAAATATATGATTATCATTTAATACACCATCGGGTAAATCGAAATAACCATAATTATTTGATGTTGTTTCGCTAATAACATTTGAATATGTTAAATCAGTTAGAGCATAATATTTAATTGTAGAATTTGAAATATAGCCATCAAATATATATGATGTAAGTGCTTCAGGTTCTGGTTCTGGTTGAGGTTCTGGTTGATTTATAATGCCAATTACCGTACTCAAAATACTCTGCATAGAAATATTTTCTATATCATCTGTTGAAGCATAACTTGTTACTGGATTATTCTCAACATATGTTTTTATTTTCTCGAAAGTTCTTGCTTGTGTTTCCAAAGATGTATAACTTTCTATCTTAGCTATATATGCTTTTGCTTTTACTAACCAATCAGCATCTGGTGAATTTTCTGAATATACATTTTCAAGTGTTGTTTGAATACTTTCATTTGATAATGGATAATTTGGTGAATTATTTTCTTTATCAACATGTCCAGGGAATAGCTGTTCAGATAATTTACTTAAAATTTCATCATATGCCATAAATGGTTGACCACCATTCATACCAATATTAACAATTGATGTTACTAAAGTAATGTATTTACCTATTGGTAAATCTTCTATATATTTACTTAAATAATCATCTCTTATATTTTCCTTCTCTAATCCAATATTCCATGCCATCATATCTAATACTGTATCAAAATCAGAGAATATATTCATACTCTTATCATTTGGATTATTATCTTGAATACTTGCTATATTACCAGCATTATGATTTTCAATACGTTTTTCAGTTTCTGTTGCTGCCAAAGTTGTGAAAATATTGATATTATAATTTTCATTATCATTATGCAATTCACTTATATCAAAATTTAACTCATCTCTTGTATCTATCGTAAAAAATGTTTTAAATCTCTTTTCGCCCATCGAATTCTGTGACCCTAAATTTATACCACCAATCGTTTCAACAAAATATGTTTTATTATGTTCTATACTACTAATATCTGTTGACGATATTTTTCTAGAAGGTAATCTATAGTCACCGTATTCATTTGTAGTTGTAGTATCTGTTTCAAAATAACTGTAAACACCATCTTCATTATTACTAGTAAAATCAATTCTTTTAAATATGACTGTTGCATTTGCTATATACCCATCAAATAATAGACCTTCTAGTGGTTCTGGTTCTTTTAATTCTGGTTCAGGCTCAGGTTGTGGCTCAGGTTGTGGCTCAGGTTCAGGTTGTGGCTCAGGTTCTGGTTCTGATTCAGGTTCTGGTTCTGATTCTGGTTCTGGTTCTGGTTCTGGTTCTGATTCTGGTTCTGGTTCTGGCTGTAATAATTGTAAAATTGTAATATTATTTAAATCTTCGGTTGCACTTACAAAAGATATATTATTACTTGTAGGGTCAGTATATGATGATATTCTTTGCAAGTCAGTTAAACTACCTGTTGTTGTTTGACTTGTTCTAGATAAATCATAGCTTCCTAAAGTTCTAACTGTATTTACAATTGCATTCGCTTCTAATACATATGTAAACACAGATGTATCTACATTTGTCAATATACTACCCGTTGCTGTTTGATTAACAGCTGCTTGTATTTTACTTGTATTATTTGTACCACTTGTATAATTAAAAGTATTTTCACGAGTTGTTAATATAGAGGCTGCATCTTCTCCTATTGGGTTCATGAATGTTGATAAATTATTAATTGCAGTATCAAAAGTAACATTAGATACTGTTTGGGTAATAATATTTATAATCGATACAATATTTATATTTGCTGCTCCAAGATTTAAATCTTCGGACTCTTTTGCCAGATAATTTTTATTTATATCTGTTGATTGATCTAAACCTAATATTGTTTTTATGTTACTTTCAATATTAGGTGTTACATTTGTGAATTCAGATAAAATTTCGCTTTCGGTTAATACAATATTTTGGGGTGATACATTTTCTATATGTTTTTCAAATTCGTTTGTTGATATTGTTGATAATATATTTAAGTTGTTATTCATTTGATATGCTGTATCAAAATCAATATCACCATTCTCATTTATTGGAATTCTAATAATTTTTTTGTATGATTTATTTCCCATAGGAACACCTGTAGCTATATCGACACCACCACTAGTTTTCATTAAATATGTTTTATTTGGAATTATTTCATCTGGAAATACAAAATCACCAAAACTATTTGTACTACTAATAATATTTGTAGTAGTGTTAAATTTTTGCGTAGAGCTATTAAAATCATAAAAATATAACGTAGCTCCTGAGATATAACCATCAAATATAATACCTTTAAATGGTTCTGGTTCTGGTTCTGGTTCTGGTTGAGGTTCTGGTTCTGGTTGAGGTTCAGGTTCAGGTTCAGGTTCAGGTTCAGGTTCAGGTTCTGGTTGAGGTTCTGGTTCTGGTTCTGGTTCTGGTTGAGGTTCTGGCTCGGGTTCAGGTTCAGGTTCAGACTCAGGCTCGGGCTCAGATTCAGGTTGAGGTTCAGGCTCAGGTTGAGGTTCGGGCTCAGGTTCTGGTTCAGGTTCTGATTCAGGTTCAGGTTCTGATTCAGGTTGAGGTTCTGGCTCGGGTTCAGGTTCAGGTTCAGACTCAGGCTCGGGCTCAGATTCAGGTTCAGGTTCACCTTCAGGTTCAGGTTCACCTTCAGGTTCAGGTTCAGATTCTGGTTCGGGTTCGGGTTCATCATTTAAGTCATATAATGCTTGTGTTTTAAACGCTTGAATATGTGAAATTTGTATTGATTTTACTTGTGAAGCAGTATCACTTATTGTTCTATCTATAGAAGGAGCATTTCTAGTAGAACCTTTTTGTATTAAAGAAGTTTTTAACTTTATTATTCGAATACCATTCTCTGAATATGATTGTAATGGAACATTATATAATGCTGTTCTATTAAAGTTAAGTAATTCTATATCAAGATATGTATAAAGACCTTGGTCTGTGTTGAAGTAAATTACTATATTATCAAAATCTTCTATATCTAACTCATCATTTATACTTACTAACACATCTGTTGTTTTTATAACATCTGCTGTATTAGTAAATGTATTATCTATCATATTTTCATAACCTGATGTAATACTTTCAACAATATTTGTATTCGCTTTCCATACTTGTATCTCTTGTATTGAAACAGGAATTAGTGATGAATTTTTAATTTTAATATGTTTTATTAAAATTGTATCAGGTTCAGGTTCAGGTTCAGGCTCTGATTCAGGTTGTGGTTCAGGTTCAGGTTCAGGTTCAGGTTCGGGTTCAGGTTCGGGTTCGGGTTCGGGTTCGGGTTCAGGTTCTGGTTCAGGTTCGGGCTCTGGTTCAGGTTCTGGTTCTGGTTCGGGTTCTGGTTGTTCTAATACTAAATAGTAACTTCTGATTAATCCATCTGTTGCACTATCTACATTAGAAAATGTATTGGCTGATATTGTAACCATCGAACCATTTTCAGTAATAGCAACATTTCTTCCCGAAAATTCTCCTGGATTTTCACCATCCAGATTATCTGCAGTATGTATCCAATTCATAACAGGTTGAGAGGCTCCGTCATATAATGGTGCTGTATTAGTTGTAAAATCTTCGTAAATATTAACAGAACCACTATCAATACCAGTTATACCATCATTTTCTGCTGAACCAACAATAATAAATTTCCCATTTTTAGATAAAGCCATATGTTCAACTGAATTTACTGATAAATCAAATGAATTTTCCAATACAATTTCTGTAAAAGTAGTCCATCTTCTTAATTTAGCTGCTGTATTTGTGAAATCATCAAATTTCATTTTTGTAATATTTACTGAACCATTACTTAAATCACCACCTAATTTACTTGTACCAGCCATTACAATATCAAAATTATACTGACCCGATGTTTCAATAATACCACCTGTTATCGACACACAAATACCCATTTGGTCTTTATTCTGAGTACCTTTCATGTTAAAACCTTGTGTCTCAAAACCTGTTTCGTCAGAAAATGTGTTTCCATATGGATAACCTAAATTAATCCAATTCATATTTGTAGTATGATTTTCATCATTAGTTATTTCATAATCATTTGTTGATGTATTGTATATTAATGCATATACAGCAGTAAAACCCGATGCACTAATATTAGCTGATGATAAAGTATTATCATCAAAATAATCACTTGCTAATACACAAGGAGCACCTATACTAATTATACGTTTATCAGTTGGACTAATAGATACGGAATAACCAAATTGATCATATGCTCTTGGTCCAGCTCTTGTACCTTCAATTGTTAAATCACTTTCAATATGATTATCTGTATTACTTGTATCATTTAGACCAGTAGTTATTTTATTTGGATTATGTTTTGAACTTATATTAACCCAATTATCTCCAGATTCATCATAATCATATACCATAACTCTCCCAGAATAATTTAATGGTGTTGAATTATCAATTTCAGATATACCAACATAATTTCTATCACCTATTACAATACGTTTACCATCTGATGAAAGTGATGTACTTAAACCAAACTTTTGAGATACTGTAGCAGATTCTCCTTGTTCACCAATTAAATTTTGACCTATTTGAGAATATGTATTGTCACTTTGTAATTTATAAACTTGAACCATACCTGGAATTCCTGCTCCTCCAAGACCATAACTTCCGTGAGGTGCCCAATTAGGAGAAGATATAGCTATTATAGTTGCATCGTCATTTACAGATACTACACTACCAAAATCCATTTTAAATACACCCACAAATCCTGTGCCAGTATATGATGCTGATGTACTATAACCTTCTTTACCTGAACTATTATTGGTATTTTCTATTAATCTTGTCGTTAATTCATTCCATCCTTCATTATAATTTCGTTCATAAATATGAACTCTACCCTTTGATGCGTTTTCATTTGGAGCACCTACAACTAAATAATTACCAGAATGTGTCATCGCAATACTAGTTGCAAATTGTGAATTTGATACACCTTGAATATCTAATGTAAATTTATCCCAACCATATAATGCTTCAGGTTCTGGTTCAGGCTCTGGTGCCGGTTCAGGCTCTGGTCCTGGTTGTAAGTCATCTACAGGTACTCCTCTAAATTCATCAGCATTTAAATAATTTACACTATACCCTAAATCTTCAAGAATACCTACTGTTATTCTACTTAAAGGCATATCTCCTTGTGAATTACTATTTTCATCTTCTATTTTTGCTGTCATTAATTCTTCATCTAAACCTGGATATTCAACAGGTGTGTTAATACTTGATGGTATTATCATATTTGTGTATAGATCTTTCACTTGAAAATAACGTACTACACTTTCAGGACTTGGTGAACCAAATGGATGTTCACCTTCATCCAAATGAACAGTATTTGAACCCGCTCCAAAATTATCTTCTATTGGAATACCCAAAAAGGCATATGAAGTACCATTTATCGTATTAAAAAGCTTATTATATTCAAATACACCATGTTCACCTATATACAATAAACTTGTTGTGTCTCCATGACTATCATCATCTGTTAATTGATAATAATAAGCTCTTAAGTTATTTGTTATCCAATGAGGACCAATACCTAAAATATGTCCTAATTCATGCAATACTACCCAATATAATATTGAATCACCTGATTTTGTATAACTATACGCTAATGAATGAATTTGAGGTTTTTGAATTTCCATATTACCTGATTGGGGATAAACCTTTGCATTTAACGGATCTTGAATAATTGATGTTATTACTGCTCCAGCTAATGCTGTAGATACAGGTATATCTTTTAACAATACTGTTGTTGATATGGTTGAATTCATATTATGGTTCAAATCAGTTATTACAGACCCCCATTTATCAACAGCGTCTTTTATAATAGATATAAAGTTATTATCTATTTTTATTGTCTGACTATCATCATAAAATGATAAATTAAAAACATGATTTTGTATTGTAAATGATACTTCTCCACCATCATTTGTTGTTTCATCAACTACTACATCTATCTCTGTTATATATTCAACATCATTCTCAAGATATACTGATTTATATACATTATTTCCTACAGTAGTTGGTGTCCATTCATAAAATGTATCATTTGAATAGTAATGCTCTGTACCATTTACCACAAATAATTCATTATTATTATTATCTTTAAATGATACTTCTCCACTATTTTCACTTAAAAATAATCTATATTTAACCCCCTGTGTTAATATTATTTTACCTATATCTTCATTTGGTACTGATTGTAATTTGTGAATAGGTTTTTGTGATATATCGGTATATCTAAATGTTGGATAATTATAACCAGTAAATATATTCTGACCGTTTTTATTAATGACTAAAGGGATAAAATCACCTTTGTATCTATTATTTACTAATATTCTTTGACCGTCCAATGACATTTATATATATATTAGATACAATTTTTAATATATATATTATTTAATAATTATTTACTTTAATAATTATCATCTTAAAAATCTTCATTTATTTCAAACGCATCATCAGAAAATTTATCTGCTAAAGAATACTCACTAACACGTTTTTCAAAAAAATTTGTTTTGGATTCGACTGATATTAATTCCATAAAATCAAATGGATTTGTTGAATTATATATTTTGTTGTATCCTAATTGAACAACTAATCTATCCGCTATAAATTCTATATATTGAGACATTAATTGTGAATTCATTCCTATTAATCTACATGGTAATGCTTCTGTTATGAATATTTTTTCAATCTCTACTGCCTCTTTTACTATTTCTATTATTCTGTTTTTATTAATCTTCTTATTAAGTTTTGAATATAGTAATACTGCAAATTCTGTATGAAGGGCTTCGTCTCTTGATATTAACTCATTTGAAAATGTTAAACCCGGTAATAATCCACGTTTTTTTAACCAAAATATACTGCAAAATGCTCCACTAAAAAATATGCCTTCTACACATGCAAACGCTACTAGTCTGGTTGCAAACGAACTTCTGTTATCAGAAATCCATTTTTTCGCCCATGTTCCCTTCTTTTTTATACATTCATAATTCTCTAACGCATTAAATAATTTGTGCTTTTCTTCTCTATCTTTAATATATGTTTCTATTAACATACTATACATTTGTGAATGTATATTTTCCATAGCTATTTGAAAACCATAAAATGCTCTCGCTTCGGAATTTTGTACTTCAGACATAAAACGTAATCCTAGATTTTCTATTACTAAGCCATCACTAGCAGCGAAAAATGCAAGAATCATCGATATAAAATGTTTCTCATTATCGTCTAATTTATCCCAATCAGTCAAGTCTTTTGATAAATCTACTTCTTCAGCTCTCCAAAAACAATCTACTTGTTTTTTATACATGCTCCAAATGTCTTCATGTTGTATCGGAAACATTACAAACCTGTTATCGTCTTCAATTAAAAGTGGTTCGACTGCAGACTTTGCCATCCTAAATAATATAAGGTTGAGATTTTATATTATTTTTAAAAAATAATTCTCTTTAAGTATCCAAATATATATTATTTATTATTTGTCTCTCATCGAAAAATAAAAACAGTTGATTATATATATCACATCATGAATATTGATACTACACACCCACATATATTTCATTTAGATCCAAGCCATCAAAGAGAGAAGAGAGAACCACATGATAGTCTTGTCTATATTAACAATCCTATTATGCCTGAAATTGAAGAGTTTGCACAAAGAGATAAGAAAATATTACAATTAAGAGATTTACTTCAGAATAACAAGAAAGAACTTGAACTTTATCGTTCCAAAATTGAATCCGAAACAAAAAACAATTTATATTTAAAGGATGTACTTAAAAATTACCATTCATATAAAAGTTATATTATCAATATGAAGAATAAACAAAAAAAAGCTATGGAAAACATATCCACACATTTAGAAAAAATTTCAAAGGAGAATAATTTAGGTGCAGAAAATTTAGAAAGAGTTAAATTAGAACAAAATCAAATACTTGACGAATTAGATAAAATACAAAAAGAGTTACAAGATCTTACATTAAAACCTGAAAAATAATAATAATATTGAATTATATATATATATATATGGAAAGAGTTCAAACAAAAATGAAAGAATTAGAAGATAATTTATCAACATATAATGGAACAATGGACACATTTTATACGCGAGCGTTAAATAAAATTGAAACTATAAAAGGGTTCATAACTAGAATTAGGTCTGATATAGCGCAATATCAAAGAATTCAAAAAGAATATAGTGACTCTCAAGTACGTGTGGCAACTTTGCAAAATCAAATTGAAGAATTAGGTACACAGATACAACGACTTCAACAGGCAAATGATGACTTGAGACAGGGTCAAAATGCTAATGAACAATTAAGAAACCAGTTAGCACAATTACAAGAAGATTATCAATCTTTAATAAAAGAAAAAGCCGACTTACAACGAGATTTAGGTATTGCTAACAGAGGTAATGAAAATAAAGATACAGTAATTCAAGATTATCGTAGACAGATAGAAGCCAAAGATCATGAAATAGCAAAAAAGCAAAATGAATTAGAGGCGAATGCAAGCAATCTTGAAAATATGCGTGGACAATTGGAACGTGCTCGAATAGAGCTTGATGAAGAACGAGGAAGAGAAAGTGGTTTAGAGGAACAAATGAATGCATATGGTGATAGAATAGAACGATTAAATAATATTTTAATAGAATTATCGAGCGATCATAGAACTGAAGAAGTACAGGAAGGTTTAGATTATATTATTGGACAATTAACAGAACTTACAAATAATTCGGGAAGTGATGGCCCAGGAGGTCAAGGAGGTCCAGATAATTCAATTAGATCATCATCTAGTGCACCTGGATCTCAACCTGATTCTGAACCTGGAACTCAACCTGATTCTGAACCTGAACCTCAACCAGAACCTGAACCTGAATCTGGTCCTGGTGTTGGTCCTGATTCAGGTTCAAGACCGGGAACAGCTGATAGTCAATTCGAACAATTAAATCTTAAACGTTTAGGTGATAATATTGGTACTGGTAGTAGTGAAGAAGGTACTAAGAAATCGGCTCAAAATGAACAAAAACATACATCAGTACAACAACCAGATACAACAAGACATCCAAGACATCCAAGACAATTACAACCAATAAATCCTGTAAAAGGATATGATATGAATAACAAAGAAATTATTATACCCTTTTCTCCTGATGTTAATCAGACTGATAGAAATGCAAGAAAAAAGGCAATTGAAAAAATTGTAAATGATGTATTTAGAGATATGAGAATAACAAAAGATCAAATGATCACAAGTAATAACAAAGTAGATTATCCACATACAATTAGAATGAAAGCCGACATAAACATTTCAACCGAAAGAAAAATTGAAATGAGAAAAAAAGTCCGTGAAAATTTAATGAATTGGCAGAATGAATATACTAACAGTCAAAATAAAAAACAACCATTTAAAGATTTTTATTTACAACCCACAGAATATGATATTGAAACAGGAAATCATGACCCATTTGAGGTTGAATTTCCTTTTTTTGACAGTACACAATATAAAATACCTATGACACGAGGAGGTAAATCCAAAGGAAAAAAGACAAGAAGAAAACAAGAAGGAAAGTCAAAAAATAAAACAATTCGATATAAACGTCGTAAAAACAGAAAACAATCTAAGAAATAATAAATATTATGAATAAATAATTTTATTTAATATTTATTTTTTTACAGTCTTAATATATATATAATGAAATTTAACGACTTATTAGTTAATCAAAAATTTTTATACGTTGTATTTTTCTTGGCAATTACCAACGTTTTAGGGTACTTACTAATGGGTGACGACCAAGCATTAACTCAGTTTATATTAATAGCAATAATCACATATTTTTTTAATAAGAATATGGCTGTTGTAATGTTGGTATCATTATTAATGACAAACTTTTTAAAGGTAACGACAATAAAAGTAAATAGAGAGGGTATGAAAAATAAAAAGAAGAAGGTAGAAGATGATGAAGATGAAGAGGATGAAGGAGAGATGGATATGGGTGACATGATGGATTCACTACAAGATAAATTAGATGATGCAGCGGATACAATACCAACAACTTCTAAAAGTACACCAGCATTAGATGAACCTAGACGTAAAAGTAAAAACTCAAGAGCTATGGAAAAGGATGAATTTGAAAAATCAGCTTCAACAAATAAAAAAAATAAATCAAAGAAAGAGAAATTTCAAAATGCTGGAAAAAAAGGTGGTAATAACTATGTAGACCAAGCAGCAACACTTGAGGCAGCATATGATAATTTAGATGGAATATTGGGTAAAGATGGAATATCTAGTTTAACAAAAGAAACTGAATTTCTTGTAAAACAACAGAAGAATTTAGCAAAGACGATGGAGTCGATGGCCCCACTAGTAAAGAATGCAAAAGAAATGTTGGCAGGTTTCAATTTGGATAGTTTAAAAGGTGTAGCTGGTGTTCAAGGACTTATGAAATAAATAATATAATATCATTTAAATATATACATGGCAAGAAAAAATTCATATGATTTATTATGTTCTAGTAATATATCATTATTATTAGTATTATTAATAATAATAGGAATTATATATATTATATTTAATCATAGCCACTATCAAAATAATGAAACTATTCCTAATCATGTTCATAGTCCCCTTACCTTTTTAAGACCTAATTATGGGTATACAAATTTACCAAATGATGTGTTATTAGATCCGTATTCAGCACCATTAAGAGATAATAGATATATGGTACCAACTCATGATTTACGAGGAATGCCTGTGGCAACACATATGCCAGGTGTTGGTGTCCCAATTAATGTTCCTACACGGGCATTAGATGCGGAATATCGTCAGGTTGGAATATTATCAAGGAAAAGTGGAATTGGAGAAACGATTTTACCTTTAATGGGTAGACCATTATACACAAGTAGAGATAAATGGCAGTTTTATACAATAAATGATAACAATAACCAAGTGAAATTACCGATGAGTCATAATGGACGAAGTTGTACAAGTGAAAATGGGTGTGATAACTTGTATTCAGGTGATGTAGTAGATGTAGAAGGATATAATGAAAAATTCAAAGTAACTTCATACGATAATGCTGTTATGAGATACATTCCATTTATATAATTTATTAAAATTTATTAAATTTAATAAATTATTGAGATTATTAACGAGTATTTAATTATTATTGAATTCTTTATCGTTATTTAATTTTTTTGCTAAATTTTCTATTGTATTCCAGCCAGATGTGTAATTCTTATCAACATTAGTACTGACAATAAAATCCTTTCCGTCCTTTCCTTTTAAAAGTTTTGCAGTAACTGTGCTATCGTATGGCTTTAACGTATATTTTATAGATTTCTCTCCTTGATCTTCATATATGCTTTCTCCAGAGATAGTAGAATCTACAGTTTGTGGCACATTCGTTTGTTGCACATTCGTTTGTTGCACATTCGTTTGTTGCACATTCGTTTGTGAATCAGGTTGTGGAAACCTAGCATTCTGAATTACTTCGGGTACTTTCGGCTCCCCCACTTCTTTTAATGCATTTGCAATAGTTTCTTTGTCATGTTCTATCATACTTTCAACAAGCTTTTTCTTATCTTGTGCCTTCAATCTATTATTTCTATCTTTTGTAATTACTTCAAATATTTTTTTCTTTGTATCATAATCTAATCTTGTAAAGTTTACTTTATTTGTATTTATATAATCGTTAGTGAGATATACAATATCCATGTCTTTGTTAACAGGAATAGGTCGGTAACTATCTGTATAATGATCATAATATGTATCAGAAAGAGTAGTTTGTGTTTTAAGAAGTTTTTCTATATTTTCACTTTCTTTGGCTATTTCTTTTGATTTTGCTTCTTCTTCTTTTGCCTTTTCTTCCTTTTGTTTTATTGCTGCATCAACACGTGCATCCTCCTCTTCTAAAGTTCCTATCCCAAATCGTGATTTTTTATACCAGTTATCACCGCGTTTTAATAATTCTTGTTCCCTTATTTGTAAATTTTTCAATCTTTCTTCCATAATTATTCTCCTTTCTTCATCTATTTTTTTTCTTTTTTCTTCTTTTTCTTCTTCTATCTTTTTTCTTTTTTCTTCCTTTTCATCTTTTAATCTTGTTTGTTCCGTATCTATGATTTTACTAATATTAGTCAAAGAATTTTCTATTTGGCTTCCACACACATTCCGATTAGTAGTCATTTCAAAAATACCTAGATCTGTTATACTTTTTTTGAATGTTATTAATATATCTTCTTTAAATATTTTCATATTTTGAATTACAGTTTTGTCATATAAATCAATTAAAAAGTTAATATCATCTAAATATTCACTAAAAGATATATCGTCAAATGCAAAATTTAAAATACTTGAACCCTGCTTATTTATATTTAATTCAGCAGCCTCCTTAGCTCTTAACATATCAACAGATAATTCAAAAATATTGATTTCACCACGAATTCTTTTTCTCCACGATTTAATTAACTTACGATAACTTTCACCTAATATAGATTTTATTAAATTTCTTCCACCATTTTGATCTTCCAGACTATCCTTACTATACACACTACGATCATCATTAAACTTAACGCTACTATTGCTGCTACCTAATTCAAAATAATCTCTATCACTAGATCGATCACTAGGTTGATAACTACTATCACTTTCACTTGAATCACTTATACTAGGTTCCTGATATCGGGTTGTGGGTCGAAAGGTGGGTCTTGGTTGAGTTTTGTTTTGTTTTTCATTTAATTCGTCAACTATATATCTAGTATAAGAAACAACACTATTTCTTAATTGTTCCTTGCTATTTGTTAAATAGATTACTTTAAATTTAAATATATTTTTTTGTATAAATTCTAAAAAGCCTAGTGTTTTACTAATATATGTTATTCTTTGGGTTGAAAGCTTATTTTTTGGACTTTGAAGAATTAATTTCAAATTTGTGTAAACAATATTCAACGTAAAAAATGCATGTGATAATTTTATAACATTTATTCTTAATTTAGAAAACATTTCTAAAATATCACTAATCTTATCTTCTTCATAATCAATTCTTTTAATATAATATCCCGTTTTCATTTTTTGATTATGAAAATGTTCAAATATTATAACCAAAGATTCGTACATCTCTGCTATTTCTTTACATACCTTTTCATCATTATATAAGTTCACATCAAAATTTGTATAAATCTCATCCTTTCCTAGTTTTTTCTCGCCTGGCGATAAGTATTTTTCAAGTTCTTGTATTGTTTGTGGTTTTTCTTCTCCTTTATATCTAATCATACTAAGAATTTTATAAAAGGTACCGGGAATATTAATCCAAGTCTCACCAGAATTAGCAATTTGTTTAGTATCTTGATTTTGTTTATTTACTTCTTCGATGTGTTTACTTAACTTACTATTTCCCCCTTTTTTATCAAATATTTTATAGTATTCATTTTTCAAATTTATTAGATCATCTTTTAATTTAGTATAATCAGTACCTTCATAATTTTTTATATGTTTATTTATTCCCAACATATTATCGTAAAATAATAATATTTCATTATAATTTGAATTATTAATCATTTTATCTACAGAAAATCCAATTTCATCCGATATTTCGAATGGATTATAATCATTATTTTGGTTTGGTATAATATTATTTAATACAACGTTACTGTATATTCTTGCTTCTGTATCTGGTATTTTATTATTTCTAAGATTTTTATACCATTCAAATATACCACCACCTTTTTGAATATTACTAATTTTGTTATTATATATACGTAATTGAAACTTTTTTTCAAGTAATTTCTTTATAAGTTTTATAGATTTATTTTCTGTATCTGCATTATACTTATCAAATTGTGTAAACAAGTCACTATTATTAATTAAATAATCAATAAAATCTATAGCATCAACAATTGTTAATACTACACTATCAAAATAGTTTTTCGTTTTTTCATATTTGTGATAAAATACTGTTGGAAGATTGTATTCAAATATAAACATTAATAAATGATAATGAATGAGTTCAGAATACATTTTTATCTGATTATTTGAAATATTTTCATTCATTAACTCTTTAATTGGCTTTATAATTAGTTCTTCAGCTAATTCTCTTAATGTAACAACATTAGTTGTCTTGTTAACCAAATTATTGAATAATGTTTTTGGAGTAGTATTAAAAGCAGGTTCACCATTAAATAATGTTTGCTTATATCCAATACTTTCTGTATCGTACAATACATGTAGCTTGAATAATAAGTTTATATTATCAATTTCACTTCTATTTTTTTGTATTTCTTGAAATATATCTTCTAACATAGACATTCTAGAATCATAACATAAATTATTAGTTTGTTTATCGTCTGATACATATGTTACAATTGTATTAATTTCATTAGTTAATAGTATAGATTTTGCTTCTTCAGTAATATAAATATGTCTATCTAAAAATGCATTTATAGTTATTAATTCATTTAACCTATTATAACATGCATCTCTTTGTTTTAAGATATCTATCAATTCAAAATTACTCTTTTTTTTTGAATCTTCACTACTTTGTATGAAATACTTATTTACATCATCTGGTAATAAGTTAATATCACCATAATAGTATAATGGTTGTATAAATTCACCCATATTCTTAAATTTACCATGTGATTTATACGGTTTGAAAAAATCCAAAGTCATTAAATTTCCTTGTCCACCGTAACGAGGTTTTTCTTCAATTATGTTTTTGTATTTTTTAACTTCTTCATTAAAAATACCAGGTGGATATAAATTATTTTTTTGATTAATAAATGGGGAGTAAGCTAATGAAAATTGTATACCAGATATAAAATTTTTCATATACATATTTTTTTTAATAAATTGATCAATAGTTAATTCAAAAAATTCATCAAATGTATATTTGCTTAAAGATATTTTTTCTTCTTCTGTTTCATCTTCACCACCATGTTGTTGTTTTTTATTTTTTTCTTCTTCTGCCATATCATCTGTTAATAATCCCATAAATCGTGTTCTACTTGGTGCAGCATATGTTTGAGTCATGATTTTTCTAGTAACTTCTATCAAATTATTACGTAGTTTTGCATCTATTAATTTATCATATTTATTATCATATTCTCTAATTTTGTCTTCTAACGATTTAATTTGATAATTTTCTATTTGTAATTCTTTATAATCTTTGAGTCGTTTTTCTTGAGTTTGTCTTTCTTCTATGTCTCTTTTTCTTACTACATTTTGAAAAATTTGTTCATCAGTCATTCCTTTTATTTTTTTATCATTTCCTTTTTTTCTACGAATTTCATTAACAATTTTTTGATTTCCTTCAAGATATCGTTCTTTAGGATTTAATAAAGAATTATTAACATTATCTAGAGCATTCATAGTTACTAATACAATACTTTGGTTATCATCTTTATTAAATATTGGGTCTTGAGAATAAGTATTTCTAACAGATAAATTATAGACTTCTCTTAATATTTCTTCAGTAAAATCTTTTGCTGTAACCATATACCAATCATCATTAATATCTTTAAAGTATTTACCAGGTATACCATCTTCATCACTACTCAAAACAACAAAATTATTATCCGAAACATAATAACCAAATCTAATAATACCTCTGTCTATTTTTTCTACATTTGACATCCTATCTATTAATTCTTTAACACTTTTTCTATAATTCTCATGTTGTTTTAATCTTCTTTCTGGAAAAGCGGAATATAATATTTTGTTTTCTAGTTCTACAGTACTGTTATTTATTCTAGACACATATTCACCTTCAAACTTTTCCAAATCTGAAGATATCTTATTAATTTTTTCATCATCTTTTAAATCAATACTAGAAAATATATCAAGAAGATTGATTTGGTTAAGCGGATTTGTTTCATCTTCAATTTTTACTTTATGTAGATTTTTTAATTTATTATGAAATTCCTCTTCCATTTGTTTCTTATCATCCATAATATATTTTATTAATTCGTTATCCTGATATTCTAAGGAATTACCATAAATTTCATTATAAACAAACCAAATATATATATAATTGTATTTTCTTGTTAGTATTTTTTTGGCTTCTTCTTTAGTTAATGTATTATTCAAATCTAGGATAGTTTTAATTATACTTTCATAATTTGTTATAACTGTATCCATTCTTTGTATTAATAAATCTGACATATTAATTATATCGTCATACTTTTTTTTTTCATTATCTGTAAGTTGAGGTTCGTTATTTTTTGTAGTAAAAAAAGTCTTAATATCATTAATTTTAGTTATTAATATATTTATAGAAGTTTCAATATTATTTGAACTTTCTATATCAAAATAGAAAAGAAAACCAATAATAATATTATAATCGTATATTTGTTTATCAATTGAATGCTTAGTTAAAACTGCATCATGGTTAGAACCATAAACAAATATATCTTCATCTATTATAGTAAAATTATTATCATTTAATATACTATTGTTAAGAGTAATTAATTTTGTTGAAATTAATAATTTATATGAATATAATATCTTACGATAATAATGATAAAATTCATGTTCTTCTTTTCTTTGTATAATATCGAATATTTCATTTAAATTTATTTGTTGTAAAGAAGGATTTTTTTTCAATACTAACAAAGGATTTTTTAAATATTTATTAATATTATCTATAAGTATGTACTTATCCATATAATCTTCTGTAACATGATATTTTCTATTATTATCATATAAATACATATCAACTAGTTTATCAATTACATTTTGATCTTTAACACTTATATCTTCGGAATTGTTATCATTATTTTCAATAAACTTCATTAACTTATTAAATGTATTTTTATCAATATCATCATGATAATTATCATTAATTAATGAAACAAAACTCATATTATTTATAATTCTTGGTAACAATCCATCACAATTAAAAAATGTAATATCAATATTTTGAAAAGATTTGGATATATTTTCTTCTTGTACTTGAAGAGTATTAATAGATGTGTTATTAAATAATTGATTAAGTTCTTGTGTTATATGATCAACATCATTAACAGAATCATAACTCATAATATCATGAAAATCACTATCGTCTTTATCGATTACGATTGTATTATCACCACCTATAAATTTATCAAAGATATAATCCATCAATACAATATCATTAAATACATTTTCAAATCTCAGAATAAGATTTATATAAACATTCTGAATATATCCATTTGTTGGAAATACTAGTTTAATTAATTTATCAAAAAATGGAGAAAGGACAATTTGTTCTTTACTATAAGCAAATCTATTATAAATTTGTTGTTGCATATTACCATATTTAGTAACTTTGTTACGTTTAAAATTATTCTTAAAATCATTAAAAGATGACATAAATTCAACAGTATCTATATTTCTTATAGTATTAGTAGATTCCAATTGTACATTATTATCAACATTAATTGGTGAATAATACGTTACTGTACCAGTATGTAATTTTTTTTTCTTATCTAACTCTATATCATCATAAGTATGAAAGTAATCTTTACCACTTCGAATTATAAATGAACGTTGTATATTATTTCTATCATCTATATTAATTGATTCCATATTAAAAACAGTAAAAAAACTATTAATATCACCTTCAATACTATCACCTGAACCACATAATGGTATAATAATGTTTGTAATAATTTCATCACACATAATTTCCTTTTCTATTTCGTGATGATATTTAAAACCCTTGTTTTTTAAATCATCTGTAATATTAGCATCTTGTCTAAGTATTTTTAACGCATCGATAACGATTTTTAAAAAGTATAATATTATTTTCTTATAATTATTTCTTTGTACAACAATAATTTTTCGATAATCTTCCAATAATTTCATAAACTTATTAAAAAGTTGTAGTTGGGTTAACTGTGCATTTGTTTTCAGATTTATTGCACTAAGATTAAGACTAGAATATATATACTTATACAACAAAGTATCTAAATTATACATGCTTGAATTTTCAGATAATAAATTCAACTTATCATATTTTAATTTGTATTTTTCAACTATACTAGTATCTAAATTTTCAACTTTACTAGAATCTAAGTTTTCATTATTTGGTTGTGTATATTCTAAAAATTTTTTGTATCTCTTTTTAATATAATTCCATTTTGTTTGTAAAAAAGAATTGAGTAATGATAGTTCAAGTATTATGTCTTTAATAATTTGAGATACATATAAATCAAATTTAAAAATAATATCAGGATTATAAATCTTTTCTATTAATTTAGTATTATATTGTTTTATTTTTATAATTTTATTGGTACTTATAAAATAAGAAAAAACGTATTCATCATCGTTAAAAAGTTCATGATAATCATTAATTAAGTTATTAAATAAATCTAAATAATCGTTTATAATATGATTATAACTTATTATATTTTCTTTATATAAAATATCCCGACATATATTAATTAAATTTTTTATAGGATTACGTAATCTATCAAATATATCTTCATTTGTATTGTTATCAATATTTAAGACAAATCTAAAGAAATATTTCAGAGTTTCAGTATGCTCATTATTATTTATTAATAAATCGCGATTAAATGATTGCAACAAATTTTTTCGTATAATTTTGATACTTTTGGTGTGTGCATTATAATATTCCATATATCCTCCTAGAACCTTTTGTAAATTTTCTAATTGTTCATCACTAATACCTCCCCCATGTTGTTGTATTAGTATAGGATCTACACCTTGAGAAGCAATATTATAATCTGTATCAATATTATAATCTAATGGTGCAAAACGTTTTGATGTAGATTGGTCTCTTTTACGTTTCATAGCGTTATGAACTTCATTAAGATGTGTAATTGTTTCTTGTGTTAATGGTAATGTAGTATCTTGTCTGTCTGGATAATCTTGATAGTCTGGATAATATGGATCATTTTGACGGGTTCCATCTTGAGGCATGTCTCTTTCAATAATTTCTTCCAAATTTTCTGTATCTTTTTTAACTGTAGTTAAATCTTCTAAAAATTTTTTGTTTGATTCTTTGATTTCCTGTTCTCTTTCTTTTAATTCAATATTTTTTTTGTCAGTTTTGTTATTTTCATCATTTTTTAATTCATTTATACTATTAACAGCATTTTGAATATTTTTAATAACATCTTTTTCAAAATCATTAGTTTTTTTTGATAATTCTTGAACATATTTATCGAAATTCTTATTTAATTCGAAAATATGTTTATCATGTTCTACCCTATACGTTTCAAGTGATTTAGTAACATATATATAATTATTATTATAGTAGTAGTTACCCATATTATTTTGTTTATCTACATCACTTTGGTTCTCAGTATTATATTTATTAAATTGACTTAAAATATAATTTTTCACAAAAAGTTTATGTGCTTTTGGTTTTAAATAGTTACTTAAAGACGGTGAAAGATTGGAAAACAAGTTTAAAAAATTGTTTCCACCATATTTTTTTAATGTGGTACGTCTAAGATTAGTATTAATAATATTTTTAGAACTTTTTTTTATTTTTCTAATATTTTTTGTTTTTCGTTTATGTTTTTTTGTCTGATTCTGATTAGAATATAGTTTTTTTATTTTTCCTTTTGATAATTTCATGGTATATAATAAGTTTAGATTTTTTGTAATTATACTAAATATAATATATTAGTAATCTATATATGAGTAGTAGTGAAATATATATTGATTGTCACCCAGTAGGAAATGATGATGAGAAAATATTAATAAAAAAGAAAAAGGTAACATATGTAGGAGGTGTAAATAATAGTGACGAGGTAAGAGCAATTGTAGCATCTATAATAGCTTTCGGTGTATTATCAGTATCCGTATATTTAGGTAAAAAATATTTTTTCACAAAGAATGATTAATTAATATAATAAATTATATAAATTATATTAATTTAAACAGATGTAGCATTATGAAGGTGGTCTAACACAGGTTCATAATTAGCATCCGATATATGACCAGATACCATAGGTAACATATTAGTAACCATTTCTTCTTCTAATGTACTATGTTTAATATTTTCATTAAATGAATTCATCAAACTATCCTTCTTGTCTTGTGTTGGAACATAGTTCATTAATCCATATACACCAGAAGATTTTCTAATAAGTTCATAAGCGACAACTAACCCAATAACAGCTAAAATATTATTTTTAGAATAGAATAAAGAAAGAGCAGAACCAATTACTACAACATTACCAAGTGTTGTATCAACCAAAGATGCAACAACCTTTGGTACTTTTACATCAAATAATAAAAATATGATAAAAAGAAAAATCAAAACTAAATGACTTTTTTGTGCTTTAGTAAATGTTTTTTTAATCTCGTCCAACATTACTTATATTGTATTATAAGAAGAAATTATTATTAAAATTGAAAATAAAATAATAATAATAGATATATTATAAAAATGAGTGAAACAAATTATCTAGGTAAAAAAGGTTATACTTTATTTAAAAATAAAATAAATAAAATAGATGAGAGTAAAATATTAAAGGATTTAATAGTAAAACCAGTTATTCCTAAATCGATAATACCGGCGAGCAAGTTTCCAGTATATAGAGAAAGTACGAAAAAGTATTATTTACCAAGATTTTATGGAATACAAAATTTCGGAGTTCCTAAAAGGATTGAAATAGAGAGAGGAGAGAATATAAATATAGAATTTAATGGAAGACTACGTGATTATCAGTATAATATAGTAGATAAGTATATTAATTACGTAAAAGATATAGGTGGTGGTTTATTAGAAATAGATACTGGTTTGGGAAAAACAGTAATAGCACTAAACATAATAACGCGAATAAATGTAAAAGCATTAATCATAGTACACAAAGAGTTTCTAATGAATCAGTGGATAGAACGTATAGAACAATTTATTCCAAAAGCACGTGTAGGTAAGATTCAAGGGTCAACAATTGACATAGAAAATAAAGATATAGTAATAGGTATGTTACAATCAATATCTATGAAAGATTATGATAGTAATATATTTGATAGTTTTGGTATAACAGTAATAGATGAAGTTCATCATATGGGGGCGGAAGTGTTTAGTCAAGCTCTTTATAAAATAGTAACCAGATATATGTTAGGTTTATCAGCTACTATGGATAGAAAAGATGGATTAACTTCTGTGTTTAAAATGTTTATAGGAAATATTATTCATACAGAAAAAAGAAAACAAGAGAGTAATAATGTATTGGTTCGAAGAATAGACTATAAAGTGAATGATGAAGAATTTAGTGAAATAAAATATAATTTTAGAGGAGATGTTTGTTATAGTAGTATGATAAATAAGTTATGTAATTACAATAGACGTAGTGAATTTATAATAAATTTATTGAAGTCGTTATTCAAGGAAAATCCTAATCAGCAGATATTAATTTTAGGTCACAATAAAAACTTATTAAAATATTTATACGATGCAATAATGTATAATAAAATAGAAACGGTTGGTTATTATTTGGGTGGCATGAAACAAGAACAATTAAAATTAAGTGAAGAAAAGAAAATAATTATAGCGACTTATCAAATGGCATCAGAAGGGCTTGATATAAAATCTCTAACTACGTTACTAATGGTTACACCAAAATCAGATGTAGTACAGTGTGTTGGAAGAATTTTACGAAGTAAACACGAAAATCCCATGGTAATAGATATAGTAGATCAACATGAGATATTTAAACGACAATATTATAAAAGAAAAAAGTTTTATAGTGAACAAAAATATATAATAGAAAATACATCGAATATTAAATTAGAACAAAATAATTTTATATTTAATAAAACAATAAATGTAGTAGATAAAGAGGAAGGAGAAACTCAAACAATATTTAAAAGATGCATGGTAGATTTGGGATAAAATATCTACATATTATATAATGGTAACATTCTTAGGATTTAAGTTGTCTGAATTGAAGTGTGCTGTATATTCATCATTATTAGCCATATTTATAACATATATTATATCTAGCATTTTAGGATCTTATGCTACAAAAAAAGAGAAGAATCCAAATGATAAACCAGATAAGTTATCTTTTAAAAGTCAAATAATTCATACTTTGGTATCTTTTTCAAAAATTCCATTAGCAAATTCTATAATTATTTTTATAATATCAGTAGTTGCTGTATTAATAAGTAATAAACTTGGCATCTGTTAATAATATATCTAATTATTGAATACATATATTATTTAATGAACATAATTATCTGCTTGGCATGAATTATAACTCTTAATTGGTGCTGGGTTAGCTAATGCTAATCCACCTTTTAGTCCATCGGAATCAATACCATAACCAAACTGAACAGGGCCATTACCTCCTCTCATTTTTCTAGATTTTCTAGCTTTTCTCGATTGTCTTCTTTTACCACCTGCTTGTCCATGTAAATTACTTAAATCACCATTAACAATTTCATTATTGGTTTCTATTAAATCAGTAGTTGGGTTCATATTACTTTGAGACAGAGTTCCTACACCACCTTTTGGGCCCATTCTAATACTGTCATCATGAACAGTCGTATATGATCCACCTTTTAATTTACGACTTCTTCTTCTTCTTCGCTTTATAGACTTTTTCATAGATTTTTTTCTAAAACTCTTTGTTTTTTTCATGTTTCTTCTTTTCTTCATAGATTTTTTTCTAAATGTTTTACGTCTTCTTCCGCCTTTTAAACCACATGAGGAAACATTTGAAGAAGTAAAACCTCCTGAATAGTGAGAATTATCAGTATTTGCTAACTTTGTCATATATATATTATAAATATTTTAACGAAACCCAAAATTATGATTTTTGAATTAAAGCTTGATGTATATCCCTTCTAGTTGCAATTTTTCTATCCTTAGTCATTTTAATTGGCACCCATTTCTTGAATCTATAATTATACTCACAAATAATATTTGCTACTTTATTCATATCTACATATTTATCTTCATTTATATTTTGAAAGTCCTCATCATCATCACTCTCTTCTAAATAATCTAGATTTTGGTTTTCTTTAATGTTTCTAAAAATATTATTCATATACACACTTGTTTTATAATCAGAAATAAATGCTATATCATAAAACTCATTTCTAGAGTTTGAATAACAATATAATTCATATATATCACTTTTTACTTTAGGTTTTACAGCAAAAATAAGCCTTGGAGATTTACTGTTGTTATTATTATATAAGGTGTTAATTACATGATTATTTCTATTAAATCTATATTGAATATGATAAACTTGATATGGTAAATATTTTATTTCTTCCATAATGGTTTCCTTATTATTTGAAATAATAGGAAGGGTTACAACAACTTCATTTTTAGTATAAACATTTTGATTAAGTTCTTGTTCAAAAATAATTTGTAGTGTAGTTAATTTCCGTTTAAAATTATGGTCATAAATATTGTAACCTTTATAATAAATTATATCTTCACAACAAAAAAATTTATTTTTATTATAATGAATAAGACTACCATATAAAATTGTACCAAGAGATAGTTCAGGTAAATATTGACATGTTTCAATAGAAATATATGATATTTCGTTGTTGCGACCTTTTTCAATTAACAAACATACATTTTTATCATTCAAATATGTAAACCATAAAAAACATTTTTTCCCTTGAGGTATTATTAAACAATAATCATACTTAAAAACTTTATTATGATTTATTTGCTCATAACAAAGTTCTATATCTGGAAATCGTTTTTTTAAATTTTGTTTTTCATTTTCATCAATAAGCATATATTATTCTGTTTATATATCTTTAAACCATTTATAGTTTGTTGTTATCTAAACTTTTATTATTTCCATATCCATTTACATCATTACTTTGAACATTTTTTAAAAACTTTTTAAGTTGATCCTTCATATTTGTTGTTTCTGTTTTTTGTGATAAATTATCATCTAAATCACTAATATTTGTTGTACCATCTATATTTGTATCTGTTTGATTTGGGATTGATGGGATTGATGGGATTGATGTTATTGATGGGATAGGTATATTTTCTTCAATTTCAGATTTTTTTACACCAGAATTAATTTTTTCATAAATATTTTTGTATTTTATATTAGGATTATCAATATAATCAAACGTCTTTTTTTGTGTAAAGGTATCCTTAAAGTAATTGAAAATAGTATGTATTAAGTATATAAATATCAACGAAAGTATTATTGAATTTATTAAATTAATAAAATCCATATTATTAATAAATATTAATTAATTTAATTTTAAACCTTTTCTCTTAAACTAACTCTATCTTCTAACTCCTTAATTTTCGGTAATGGAAGATTTTCCTTGAAATACAATAACATAAAATGACCAATTAATGCTATAACTAGAATAAGTAAAATAATTTGAAATATCTCATAAAATATGCGGTTATCAAATATTCTTTTTAGATAATCCATATATTATTGGAAAATTATTTTTTATTGTAAATAATATTAAAAAATTCTTGGAAATCTTCCATTATTGATGGATTATTTAAATCTGCATTAGAATATTTTGCATGATATCCTTCTAAAATAAAATAAAAATCAGAAACATTATCATTTATAAACTCAATAATAAATGTTAATGGAGATTTATCTCTTAATTTATAATAATTTATTTTTTTATCAACCTTTTCATGATCACAAGGAAGACATGAAACAAATTCCCTTGATTTCTTCAATATACTTGTATCAATTGTTATATTTATATTATCAATATAATTATCTATTTTATTAATATCACCATCATGTATATTAACTTTCATTATTTTATTATTTTGAATTACATATATGCCTTCTGATGAATATAAATAAACAATATCTTCACTAGATGATAATAGTGTATTTATTTTATTTAAATCTGTATTCAACCATAATTTATCTAGATATATCCTCATAATTAATTATATTATAAACTATTTAAACCCTTGTTTTAATTAATATTATGGATTTGAATATTGTAGTTGTTGAAACAAATGGAAATTTAAAAAAAACATTATTTAAAAATTTTAATGAGGACAATTTATATAAAAAGTGTAATTTAAAAAAACCAGATGACTTTGAAAAGAAAACAGAATGGAATGTAAAAATTGATGGTACTAAATATAATATTACACTATTCGCCAAAGAAAAGGGTAGAGCAAATAATGAAAATAAATACGATTTTCCTCCGCCTGTTGACCAGACATTATATTTTGGTAATTGTGTTTTATTCGCAAAAAATATTGATGGTGACTATATTGATCTTGATATTGAACTATGGAATAAAATTTACGAAAAATTATTTGGTGGTTTTGAATCGTTAGATGCAACAGCAACTGAAGATGAAAACGAAGAGGATGAATTAGAAAATATACCCGCTGAAATGAAAAGTAAGGAAGGTTATTTAAAAGACGATTTTATAGTAGATGATGATGAACCAGACGAAGAAGCAGATGATGATAATGAAGAAGAAAGTTGGGATGATGACGAAGAGGATGATGATGATGATGAAGATGATGAAGAAGATGAAGGAGACGATGAAATGTTTGATGAACTTGGTTCAGAATTAAGCGTGGAATGTTATGATTATAGTGATGATGAAATGTAAAAAAAATTGATTTAAATATTTATTATAATAATCTATTATAATAAATATGCAGACAATATCAGAGCCTGAATCTTTCCGAGAAAATATTAAAAAATCTATTTTTGAAATTTGTAATGATAATAAAAGAGCCAACCATTTAGAAATTGGAATATATAACTATTCAATTATTGAAGCAAAAAATAGAAAAATTGTTAAAAAGTGGGATAATCCGTATTTTACACAAATATATACAGACAGAGTAAAAACTATTATAAAAAACATTAAAAAGTCCAAGAAACTTATGAATATACTACTAACTAGTAAAAAGCCACATGAGATAGCTTTTATGACACATCAAGAAATGAATACTGAAAAGTGGCAATCAATTATTGATGAAAAAATGAAACGTGATAAAAATAAATATGAAACAAGAATGGAAGCATCTACAGATACTTTTACATGTAGAAGATGTAAGTCTAAGGAATGTACATATTATCAAATGCAGACACGTTCAGCTGATGAGCCTATGACTACATTTGTAACATGTATTAACTGTAACAATAGATGGAAATGTTAAATTAAATCAAATTTCCTTTAGCATTCCCATGCATAATTAATTCCTGTTCTCTAGGATGTATATTTCCTTCTTTTGTTATCATTCTACCATTTTTATCAAGAATAACAAAAATCTTTACCATTTGTGTCATTAATCCGCCGTTTGTGAAATTTTTTTTTATCCTATTTGCATCTTCTTGAGTGAAATGAGCATTCAAATTAGCATCCTCAAATATTCTTCCAAGTACAGTTTTATTAACACCATACGCTAGACCAATACTTCTTTTAAGTGATGATGTAAAGTTCACACCACCTTTTCTAGTTCTTCTTTTAGTTCTTTTATTTTTTAATTGACGTCTTCTTACTGTATTAACCATTATATTATATATAAATAAAAATAAATTATTTATATGTATTAAATTAAAATCCTAATACTTCTAAATCCTTAATCTTCCAATATTCACACGCACCACCTGGTAACGGTCTTTTAATAATAAATGGGATTTTTTTGGCTTTTAGTTCTAGTTCAGCAATTTTATAACTATCAATAATATTATCTTCGATTTTTACAAAAACCTTTGCATTATTATCAATTTGCTTAGATCTCTGTCCAAGAATTCTTGATTTTTCATATTTTGTCATGACGGGTAACGTTTTATGAAAAGGATCAATAATTCTGTTATTACTATCTCTAACAACTCTAGAAAGTGTTTCAATCTCATCATAATTATGAAAACAACTTTCAGGATGATATGCTTCTAGTGTTTTTTCTGAAAATCCATTTAATTTTTCAAAATAATTTTCTTCGTCATCATCATCATCATCATCATCATCTGATATATTAACAGAACCTGTTTCTGAAACATCATCAAATTTTGTAGTATTAGCTATAGCTGTATTACTTTGTCCTTCATCTTGTGGTTCACTATCTTCAACATCAGAATCTTCAATTTCACTATCATTTATAGAATCATCATCTGTATCACCATCTTTACTTTCATTATCATTATCAATAAACTCGGAACCTTCACTATTTGCAACAGAGATTTCATCTTCGCTATCCATGATATATATATTAAAAAATATAATATAAATTTTAAATCAATTTTAAATCAAATTTATTACACATCATCAACTTAAAATATATTTATTAATTTATTACTATTTATTATACTATCTAATTCCTTGTTAGTTAAATGTTGTAAACAATAATTCTCGTGATCAAGCTTTACTCTTTGTCTTCCTCCACGATATGGGCACCACATAACATCATCTTTAATAATATTATAATGTTTTAATTCTTCACTAATTGTATTATCGTTATAATTCAATAAGCCAGTAATATATTTTATTAAATATGAATGTTTAACTATTATAAGACTTTGTTGAAGTTTTTGAGGTGTTTCGTCTCCATTCATACAACATATTTCTTTGTTATTACTTTCTAATAATTTAAAAATGTTTTCTAAAAAATTTTTACCAAATAATAATAAATCTTGTTCTACATAAACATAATCACAATCATTTAAATACGATTGCATAGCTCCATATAAAAAACCTCTAGCCCAACCACATAATATATTATGGTTAGCACAATAAACACCATGACCAAAATTTCTCAATTGTTTTGAAATTTCAACTAACTTATGATTTTTTACATTAATATCAATTTCTTGTGGACTATCGGCATCTAATATAACAATTTTTTTAGGTAATATGCTTTGATTTAATATATGAGATAACCAATATTTTGAAAAATTTGAATTTCTTCCTGCTGTTCCTCCATATTTTAATTGAAACTTATTTGTCTCTTTTCCCATATCTGTTTTATTATGCTCATCAGAAAACCATCCAGAACCTATTATAAAATTTGACATAATACTATAAAATATTAATATAATATATTTATAACTAAATAAATATATTATTTATAATGAAGAAATAATTTTTTCAGTATGTTTTGTCTCATATTCTTTTCGGTTGGTGTAATTATTCATTTTTCCATAAATAATTACAAGATGGACACAAATATATATATTTCATATTTTTGTCATCATATCTCATATAAATAATTTCATCGTTTTCTTTTTCTTCTTTAGTTCTTTCTGAAGTATATCTTTTACAATCTTTATTTGGACACTTAATATTTTTAATTCTAGGTAATGTGGGGTCAAGCTTAATATAAGGATTTGAACCATAATCAATATTAGTAACTTCCTTAAAATTCGTTTTTGATACACATAAATCCATATTTGATAAATTTGTTTCTTCGTTACCGCATTTTCTACAGTAATAAATTAAATTATCATTATCATCATTATTTATTTTAATGTAATATAAGTTATCACACACCTTGCAGAACTCCATAATATATATTATAAATTATATTTATATTTATATTTATATATCAATTTTTTTATATAATTCATTAAAATCATTTTTTAATTTTACAAAATTAATTCCTACATTCATACTATAATGTGATTGAATAATACAATCTTTTCCTACATCAAGAGTTAATCTTTCAATACTCTTTTTAATATTTTCTTTATTAGAAACTATGTTTTCTTTTATATTATTATAAAAATCATGAAATTCAACAGGTACAATATCGTGAAAGTTCATGTAACACTTACATATTGCTAGATCAATATTTTTAAATAAAATAATTTTATTATAATTAAGTACAGCAACTTCTTGTGCCATAGTAAATCCGGGTTCATTAGTTAATGGAAAATCATTTAAAACAGTACATAAAGTTAATAAAATAGTTGTTAATGTTTGACATGATGTCCATCCCTCACCTTTCCACGTATTTAAAAGAGATAAACAAACTTTACCATTTCTATATAAATTAGGATTAAATCTAATATTATCTCCCCAATTAAAAAATGTAACAACAGGTGGTCTATGTGGATAATCATTTGGAAAATTAAATGTAAATAAATAACTTCCATATTCATAAGGGGTTCCTTGTGGTCCAAATACAAGAGCATAACCTTTTAATATATCATCTTCGTCGTGTTTATAATATATTCCCTGTGAATTTAACGGATTTTTTTTTAATTGCTTAATGTCAGAAACAATTCTTTTTAGTGTATCTCTTGAATATAATATTTTATTTTCAGTATTATTATTAAAACCCGACATATTGTTAAGTATAATTATATTTTTATATTATTTATAAATATTTAATGTCTCTCTTTATAAATATTAAAATTGATTTTAAAATATATGTATATATTATTTCAATAAAATGCCAAATTCAGCCTTACAAACTGAACGTAAATTAAAATCGTTTTTAAAAGAATATGAATCGAAAAAGGTAAAAGAAGGTAAGATAACACATACACGAATACCAAAATATTATGGTGATCCAAAGGATAAAGATCCAAGAAATATATATGGTGGTTCGTGGATAATTCCAGAAAATAAGATTCAAGAATTTCATAAATTATATACAGAACATGTATTTATAAATGGTAAAAAGGAATATTTGACTGAAGCACAAAAAGATAATGGTCAAATATTAATAGACTTAGATTTTCATTATCCGATGAGTATACAACGAAGAGAAGATATATACTCATCGTGTGATGATGATAATTGGCAGGATTCTCGAAAAGATTCAATAACAAGTATTCTTGAGAAATATCTTGAAAGTTTAAAAGAAATGTTAGATATAAATGATAAATTTCCAGTTTATATCTTTGAAAAGAGTGAGGTTGTTATTGTACCTGATAAAAAAATAACAAAGGATGGTGTTCATATTATAATAGGTATAAACTTGGACAGACGATTACAAGAAAAGTTACGTGAAATGGTATTGAACAAAATAAGATTATCGTTGGAACAAAATGATTTTTGGATAGATATGCCTGAAATACTCAATCAAAAAAAATGGGAGGATGTTATTGATTATTCTATTGCGAGTGGAAATACAAACTGGCAACTTTTAGGAAGTCAAAAACCTGAAAGTGATAGATACGAAATTTCTTACGGTTATGTATTTGAACTTGATAGTGATAATTCTTGGGCGTATGCAGAGACTATTGATTTTGAGGACGATGAATCAAAAACAACATATGTAATAGAAAATTTTATGAATTTATCAGCGAACGGTACTGGTAAATCATTTGATGTTAATACAACATTTGATGTTACCTCAGCACTAAACAATATTGAAAAAACGCTGTCACCATCGAATAAAATAGCACATAATGTGTTAGGTACTTCAGTACAAACATTTACATTTCCAGACATAAATACTATTACAAATCAATATATTTTAGATTCTCTAATTGAACAAATGTTATTAACAGATAATCTACGACCAACAGATTACGAGCGGTTGAAAAATACACATGAATATTGTATGATTTTACCAAACGAATATTCAGAAGATTATACTTTATGGAAAAAAGTTGGTTGGGCATTAAAAAATGCTGATAATAATTATAGTCTCCAAAATCGATTATTTCTTACATATCTGAAGTTCAGTAGTCGATCAGAAAAATTCAAATATGAAGAAATACAAAATTTGTTTTACGATTGGAAATTTAAATCTAAATCAGGAGAAAAAACATTATCTGAACGTTCAATATTCTATTGGGCAAGAAATGCGAATAAAGAAGCGTTTGATAATATAAAAAATAACTCTATAGAACATTTCATAAATGCTAGCTTTAGGTCAGAAGGTTCTGATTGGGATTTGGCATGTGTACTTCATCAACTTTACAAAGATAAATTTGTACTAGCAGGTTATGCAAAAAATATTTGGTATCAGTTTATTGGACACTGTTGGCAAGAGAGTGAGTTAGGTGTTGAGTTAAAAAAAGAAATTAGTCAGGAACTGTATAATGTCTATCATGATAAAACGGTTGAAATGGTTCAAATAATGTCAGGTCTAGAAAATCATAAAGATGAATGGAAAGATTATCAACGTAAGGTTACCATTTCTTCAAATATATGCAATAAACTGAAAAGTAATACATCAAAGACGAATATTATGAGTCAATGTAAGGAATTATTCTTTGATAAAGATTTCTTTGAATTGGTAGACAAAAATATGGATTTATTATGTTGTAGTAATGGTGTAATTAATTTAGCTACAAAAGAATTTAGGCGAGGTTATCCTGAAGATTACATTACAAAATGTACAGATATCGATTACATATTGCCAACAAATAGAGATAAAAAGTTAGAAGAAGAAGTAAAAGAGTATTGGACTACTATGTTTCCAGATGAAAGTGTTGGTAAATATGTTTGGGAAGTTTTTGCGAGTGCTTTATCAGGTACAAACGTAAATCAACAATTTTACATCTTCTTAGGTGCTGGTTCAAATGGAAAATCAGCTTTAATGCAACTTATGAGACAGGTATTTAACGACAAGAAAAAACGCGGTTATTATGCACAAACACCAATCCAATATTTAACTCAAGAAAGAGTAAAAGCTGGTTCTGCCTCTAGTGAACTTGCAGAGTTAATAGGAGCACGTTTAACAAGTATAGATGAACCCCAAAAACATGAAAAATTAAATGTTGGTATAATGAAACAACTTACTGGTGGTGATCCATTAACAGCTCGTGCGTTATTTAAAGATCATATCACATTTATTCCACAATTTACATTTGTAGCATTAACGAATAATTTATTTGAAATTGCTGCAACAGATAAAGGTACATGGAGAAGAATATCAGTACCCCCATTTAAATCAACATTTACACATAGTCCTTACAACGACCCTGAGTTTCCTCCAAGGGATTATCCTATTCAACACAAGAAGGATCCTGAGCTACTAGAAATAAAGTTCCCATTATGGAAAGAAACAGTATTATCTATGTTAGTAGAAACAATATTTAAAACACAAGGGCATGTTGAAAGGTGTAGTATTGTAGATGAAGAAGTTAAGAAATATAAATCAAGAGAAGATCATATTCAACAATTTATTGATTCAAAGATACATGTTTCAGAAGGAAATATACTTAAGCAACGTGATCTTGGTATAGAATTTAAAGAATGGTATCAAGATAAGTATGGTTCAAAAATAAAAAGGATGCAGGATTTATATGATGCGATGGATAAAGCATTTAATAAATATGGTAATTCAGGTTGGTCTGATATTGATATTGGAAGCGAACAATAGAAGACAATAGAAGACGTAATGTAATTGTTGTATAATTGCAGTAATTATTGTAAGTAATTATATAAAAAATTTTTTTATATAATTATTATTCGTTTGTAATACCATAATATACATTTTTGGGAAGTAAATATGTAAAAACAAAATCAGTAATTCTTATAAAAATAGGTATTAAGTATACATACAGCATATATGGTAAAAATAACATAATTAATAACCAGAAAGTATCCCAAATGCTTTTATACATTTTTTCATAGATAAATATACCAAATGATATGGCCCATAAAATATAGTATACAATACCAACATAATATCCAATTATAGATACCTTCTGACTTTCTTCTTCTTCATATTCTGCTTTTCTATTATTAGTATTTTCTTCTTTGTTTGCTTGTAAAATATCTTTCTCCTTTTCAGATTTATTATTATTTAATGTTGTATAATGTTCATCTAAAGCTGTCATAATAATTAATTATATAATAAATATATATTTAATTATTTAGTTTTATTTTGATGGAGGTGTAACATATGGGGCTATTTTTGAATATTTACCATTTTTATTATCATAATCTTTATTGAATTTTTTTATTCTATTAAACTCACCTGAAATATCCCTTAATACTGAAAACCCTTCTGATTTTGGATCGTTTGGATTAAAATAAAAATCATATTTATCATAATCAGTTGCATTTCTTGATTGAACATCTACATATAATTTTAAAATGTAGAATAATGAAACTGCTAATAATACTGGGAATAAAATAGAAGGAATAGATTCACCTAAATATCCTCTATTATTTAACCAAATTAAACCAGTAAATAATAATATAATTAATGTTAATCTAAACAAAATACTAGACAAAGCACTATATCGGTTTTCATAATATTTATTATTTTTAACTATTCGCCTTTTGTTTTGACGTTCATTTACTAAAGTATTATATTGATCTTTTTTTTCTTCAAGTGCGTCGGTTCTTATTGTCACTAATGAATTTACTTCATTTTGTAATGATGTTAATACTGTATTATAATCTGTTTTAATTGTAGTTAATCCTGTTTGAATATTCTGTTGATTAGTCACAATATTACTTAAATTAGTCTGTTCTGTTGACGATAAAGTACTACTATGTGTTGTTAGTAAATTTTGTGCACTTGCTTCTACATCTTTAGAATCATCTACCATTTGATCGATATAACCATTTGGTTCAATTGGTGTTTCTAAATATATTGTATTACCACCCATATCAGTTAATCCTTCTTTATTAATATGTTTTCTATTATCATTATAATACAAAACTATTACTATTGTAACTGTTACACCTAAAGTATATAATAATGGCTTGTAAAACTTTTCATTTTTCATTTTATATATATATTATAAATATAATTATAAAATTTATTTTGTAGTCGTTATTATAATTCCACCAGTTAACGTTAATAAAGTTAATAGTGTCCAACCATATAATTGTAATCTTTCACTACTAACACCACGTTCCGATATTTCTACGTTGGCATCATCAGATGAAGAATGTTTCTTTATATCTTTAATTGCAACTTCAGCTGCACTTACTGTATTAAAACCTTCTGTATCCTTAAATTTATTAAAATCAGTAAAGCTTTCAAGTTGTCTATTAATAATATCTTCATTAATTTTTTTTATTTTTCTAAACCGATAATTATTTATTACATTCCATTCTGCATTTTTCTGTATATCATTATTTTCAAATTTGGGATAAGAATTGTTAATATTACTCATATATTTATAAATAGAAAATCATTTTATAAAAATAATATTTACAAATCAAAAATAAAATACATAAATATAAATAATACAAATAAGGGTGTACCCATTAAATCCATTCCTAATATTTTTAAAAAGAATGTATATAATAATCCTGCTGCAATAACCGTAGTTACTAACTTAGTATATGCAATTTTTGTAAAATATAAAATAATAAATAAAATTATACCCATTATTAATATTAAACCTGATTGTCTTTCAATAGATCCACTTAAAAAATTAGATAAAGATTTAAATGGGTACATTAAATCAAATTCAACTGTATAACTAAAGAGTAAAATTATTATAATCGTTAAATAAAACATTATTTTTGATAATCTGTTATAATTTAATTTAGATCTGTCTATCTCACCCTCAATACTATTAATATCTCTTTGTAATTTAATATTTTCTTTTAAAACTGTATTTTCATCTGCTAAATATTTGTTTAAATTACTAATATTTTGTTCTAAACTACTCATATAATATATAACTTGATTATTTTTTTTTCATTTTTGTATATATGAATCTTGTTAAATATAACGTAGCTATAGAAATAGATACTGTATAAAAAAAGAAATATCGATACATGCTTTCTGTATCTTTCAGATTTTTTTCAGATTTTTTTAAATTATCAACATCTATTTTATAATCTTTTTCTAATTTTTCTATTTCATCTTTAATATCATCTATATCACTCTGTGATTTTGACATATATTATATAATAGGATTAATTATTTATACAATAACGATAATATATCCCCTTTATTGATGTTTTACTTGGTCGTGTAATTTTACATATTTGACCTGGTTTTAAAAAGATTGCACATGCAACAGGATCAAATCTTGATATTTGAGGAATTTGGGTGTGAGGATCTACTATATTATATTTTTTTAAGAAGTCATTCTTTTCTTCGTCACTTAATATAACATGAGGCGGTACCATTTCATGATTTAGAATATTAAATTGGAGTCTTTTTAATGAATAAACAATAATATTTATTCCTTCTTGTTCCCATATCTTTTTCAATTCATTTATAATAGTATCATTAGGATTATCATGTGTAATAATAAATATAATGTCATTTTTTGTCAAAAGTTGTTCTGTATGAACTAAATCTTCAATCATCGTGGTAATATGATTTGTCTTTATTGATTTGTGTACAATAGCAAAATATTTTACATAAATTTTCGGTTTGTTTGTATCCTTATTTTCTAGAATCATATCCAATTGTTTATTATTAATCATACTATGTAATTCCCCTGTACTATAACCATGATAGTCTTCCACATTATATCCCTGTACAGATAACAATTCTAATATATTAAGTCTTGACTTATATATTGTATTATAGAATGAACTCGAATTTGTTGAACTTTCTAAACTCATAATATTATATTATATTATAATGAGTTTAAATTGTAATTAAAATCAATTTTTTATTTTAATTCGAATAATATTTTTTTACCACTTCCTCCTTTATTATTATTATTTTCATTATCACTATCACTATTACTATCTCTGTCGTTATCATCACCTGTTAATCCATTAATTTCTTTTTCTAATTTTTTTTGGGTATTTTGTGATTCTTTTTTTGTAATTTCTTCTGGTTGAAGGTAACTTTTTTCATCGTCTATTATTGTTTTTCCAGCTACCAAAACAAAATTGTCGTCATCCTTATTAAATTTGTTTTTACTACCACCAATATCCATATTTATTTTACCACCTAGTTGATGTATTCTAGAATAACGGTCAATATCATCCAAAGTAGGTCCATATTTTATTTCTTCTTCGGGTATATTATCTGGTGCTATTAATTCTCCATTATCTTTAAATTTATCATATGCATAAACATGTTCTCCGTAATGTGAATCAGGATATTTATTAATATATTCTTTTTTGAAATTTTCAAATGCTTCATCTACTGGTTGGGGTGTTACATTTTCAGGATTAAAAATTGGACTACCTGGTGCATAAGGTGGACTATCTGGTGCAAAAGCTGGACTACCTGGTGCAAAAGCTGGACTATCTGGTGCATAAGCTGGGCTACTTGGTGCATAAGGTGGACTATCTGGAGTTTCTTGAGGTTCATCAAATTCATGTAAATCATAATCTTCCACCTTTTCAAAATACATGTCATCTTCCTTTTCTACACGAATATTTTGTCTACTATTAGAATTTTGTCTATCAATAAAACCATATTGTATTAATAGTTGTCTTATTTCTGTTAATTTAAAACTGTCATCACCTACATCTCTAGCGGAAATCTTAAAATTATTAGAATAACTCATATTTTCTATTTGACTAATGTTATCTTCAGTTATTAATCTGGTTTGAATTCCCATAGTCTGTAATTCTTGAATTAATAATTTTAGACAGTATGGTATTTCAACTAAACTAAATGAACGTCCAAATTTACTAAGCTTTTCTAATCTCAACTCATTAAATTTATCTTTAGAAAATTTCACGCCATCAGCAAATAAACTTAATAAAATATTTTGGGATGAATTATATGCAGCTAATGTCCCTGTTTTGTTACAAACAGCGATTTTATAATCATCACCTCTTTTCATCATAGATTCCTGTAAAAATTTAGAAGCTCCGTGACCAATTACACCATCACGTTCCATTTCACCAATTCTTAAACCACCATCGTTTGCTCTTCCATGTACTGGTTGTTTTGTTAACCCTTGATTTCTTCCTCTAGCTCTATAATTTATTTTATCTTTTACCATATGTTTCAATCTCATATAATATGTTGGTCCAATAAATAAACTTGTTTCTAGTTGTTCTCCTGTATAACCATTATATAATAATTCATTTCCGTGTGATTCATAACCTGCTTTTGATAATAATTTACTAAAAATATCAACATGATCAACACCCTGAAATGATGTGCAATCACCAATATTACCGTTGTAACAACATACTTTACCTGTAATTGTTTCAACTAATTGTCCAATAGTCATACGTGAAGGTATGGCATGAGGATTTATTATTAAATCTGGTTTTATACCATCTTCTGTAAATGGCATATCTTCTTCAGGAATTATTAAACCAATTGTACCTTTTTGTCCAGATCTACTAGCCATTTTATCACCCATAGCAGGTATTCTCTCATGTCTAATACGAACCTTTGCTAATCTAAACCCTTCTTCATCATCTGTTATAAATGTCTTATCTACAAAACCTAATTGGTCTCTTTTGGTTTTTACAGAAGAATCAAAGTATTTATTTATATTGTCTTCATCAACAGTTACTTTACCAATTAAAATTACTTTATCATTTATCTTTGTGTTTTCTTTAATTAACCCATTTTCATCAAGATGTGTATAGTCATAATCATATTTTTTTCTTTCAACATCCATTTTTTCAATATTCATAAATCTAGAATTTACATTATTTCCTTTCACTAATGATGACTCTTCTCTTGTTTCGTATGTAGAATAATATGTTGTTCTAAATAATCCTCTGTGTAAAGAACCTTCATTAACTAAAATTGCATCTTCTACATTATATCCACCATAACATCCTATTGCAACTATTGTATTAGTACCATAGCAGTTTTCACTCTTATAATATTCTTGATATTTAGTTCTAACTAATGGAGATTGTCCATAATTTAATACAAGACCTGTCTTGTCTACTCTATTATTAAAATTAGTACTATACATCGATACAGCCTGTTTACTTTGACCACAAGAGAATAGATTTCTAGGTAAAGGATTTGTCTCAGGATAAATTACTAAGTTACCCATGTAACCAAAGATACATGAAGGATGTATTTCTAAATGAGTACTTCTTTTGTTTTGTTTTAATTTTTCTATATTTGTTGAAACTAGTAATGTATTCATTTCTGCTGTGTCAATATATTCAACAATAGATTTGTGTTTGTTTATTTGTTCTATATCTGAGTTATATAACTTTTTCATTTCATAAAAAACATTATTAATTACATCTACTTTATTATTTTTAACACTAAAACCTGTTAAAATATCATTCCAATCGATTGCTTTTGATTCATTTATTTTCTTTCTGAATATTTCACAATTTGTACTTAAGTTTTTCTGTTCATCTACATAAAACATAGGTCTAGTAATACGACCACTATCAGTATACAATTCAATTTTGTTTTCTATATAATTTACTGCGATGCTTGTATAAATTGGTATTAGACATATTCTTCGTGCAAATTTTATAAAATTAGCGGTATTTATTAATTCATTTGTTGTAGCTAACCATGTTCCATTTATAAATATTTTTGTTTTATTTTTTACGTCACTTGGTTTTGTTTCACTTAACAATCGAATGCTTAAGTTTTCTCTCATCCAATCTAATAAAAGTTTATACGAATAACCATTTGTAATGTAACTTGTAATAGCAAGATGCTTATGTAATCCACAATTTCCACCATCTGGTGTGTCAACAGGATCAATTAAACCATACTGTGAAGCATGACATAAACGAGGACCAACTACCTTAGCACTAGCATCTAACGGTAGATTTATTTTACGAAGATGTGATATAAATGAATGATAAGATAGTCTATTTAAATCTTGTATAACACCTACACGGTTAGTATTTGGTGTTGCACCCCATCTACCTTTAAATGCCCTTTTAAATCCATTATCAACTATCTTATTTTTAAATATTTCGTTATATCCCAACTTATATTTTTTTTTATTGTCCTTTTCATCATCTTTTACAAATTCACTTGAAAACACTTGTGATACTAGTTGACTTTCTGTTATAGTTAAAACGTTTGTCACTCTGTTTGTATAATGATAGTATAAATCATTTTCTACATTAACCTGTATATCTTTTTGTTGTAGATTGTAGTATTCTTTGAATAAATCATATATTAAATTACCCGTTAATTCTATTCTTTTATATTTAAAACTATCTCTGTCTGTTGGTGGAATAATACCAATACTAGTTTTTATTAGATTAAATACCATGTCTCCAATAAAATATGCTTTTGTTGAAAAATTCATTTCACCTACTTGAGGTAACAAAAAATCACACAATATATGATATGTATAAGGTATATTCTTAAACTTTAGATATTGTGATATGTACTTAATTGCTGCTTCTTGAGTAAATATAGTTCCTGCATCATATACAGAAGATTTAAAATATTTAATAAAATCTTTGTATTTTTCTAGATCTAATAAACAATATTCTATAATTTCTTTATCGGAAATTACCCCTAGTGCTCTCATTAAAATAAATAACGGTATTGGATATCTTACATTTGGTATTTCAACAACAATATTTTCAAGATGCATTTTATCTGTATCTCTAACAATATGTATTTTCATTGTTCTAACTGGCTTTGAAGCATCCTCTGAAACCATTCGAATTATCGATGAATAAGAATATTTATCATCATCTGAGTTTTTTTTATAATAGACCATATTATCTGAAAATTTCTCCTGCGGAACTACGACCTTTTCTTTTCCATCAATTATAAAATATCCACCATAGTCATTTTTACATTCACCCATATTATACTTTAGATCACGATTTACATGTTTTAATATACACTTACTAGAATGAAGCATTATTGGAAATCTTCCCAAATATATTTTTGGTATTTCTATTTCTCCTTCAATTATTTCAACACTTGATTTGATAAATTTATATTTTACTAAAACATCGTAATGTATTGTAAAAGCATATGTCATATTTCTAAGTCGAGCCTCATTCGGATACATATAATGAGTGTTTCTTTCGTCGTATATTACTGGTTTTCCAAAATATATTTTATTCCCATGTCTTCCACCAATATACATTTCAATTTTAAACTTAAAATCATCTAGTGTATCATCAAAATTCTTACTTATTTGTATTGGGTTCTTTTCATTTATTATTTCAAATATATCTTTATTAAAAAAGCTATCATATGAATTTAAATGATGTTGTGTTAAATAATAGGTGTTATTCAAAAAATATGATTCTAATGTTTTCCAACCTAATTTATCAAAATTCATGTATATAATATATAGAGCATTTTTTAATTACTCTTTTTAAAATCTAATAAATATTTAAACAATAAAAATTTATTAATTTACATAATAAACATTAAACCTATTAAAATAAACAATAAAACAAATGGGAATAATACTAAGAACCATGACATTTTTGCATATCCTGATTTACATATTAAATCAAGAATCCATGTCCAGAATAAAATATAAATTGACTTAAGTACAAATATGAAAATAGTACTTGATACATTACATTCATATTCACCTACACAATATGTATCTGTGTTTCCATAATTTTGTACCATCATTATAAGTAATGCTAAAAATGACATTACAAAGTATAAAGCAGCAGGGGTGCATAAATCTTTTATTGATTTAGGAATTGGTGTTGCCATCACTATGTATTAATTAAATATTTTTTTTTTATGCAGAAGAATTTGGTTTTTGATTAAGTGTTGGATTTGGACTCTTAGGTTGAGGATAACCACCTAATGTTGCAGTATTCTTCTCTCCTAAATGAATTGCGTTGTCAATTAAACCTCTAATCTCTCTAATAAATCCGCCCTTCTGTTTTTTACTTTTTCTACCTCTATAACGTCTAGAACCTCTTAAACGTTTTGATGATTTAGATACTTTTTTCTTTCCACCCTTAAAAAAACTGGGTAAATTACAACCACATTTACTTCTCGATTTACCAAATCGTTTACCCCCTATTGTTTTTTTTCTATTTTGTCTCTTTAAAGTTCTTCTGGTTTTAGCCATATATATTAATATAATATTTTATTCTATGTCTACGTGTGTCAAAAAGTGTCTTCTGCAACACATTTTGGTTAATCCTAAATCATCCAATACAATACCCTCTGGTCCTTTCTCTGTATGTTCCTTTGTTAAATATACCTCATTATTTGTATCAATACCTTTTTTTGTTTTCATTTCAGACACTTTCATTTTATAATACTCATATTTATCCGCAATAACTTCGCCACATGTAAAGCACTTTACAGGAATTATCATTTTTTATATATTTACTATATAATTAAAACTTAAATCAATTTTAATTATAATTAATTGTTTAAATAATTATGTAACATAACATCATCAGAATTATTTTTAACGTAACCAGCTAATATTGCTGATTCATACATAGTTTTTAATACATCATTCGGTGTAGTTGAACCTATTCTAATTAAATTATGTTCTCTTAAATATTTTTTTATTTTTGAGATATCTTCATTTTCTATTTTCTTTTTTTCATCCATAATTTTTTTCTTTGTTTGTGTACTTTTTATTAATACAGATACTAAATTGTTTTTTTTTGATTTTCCTAATTTATATTTTCTCTTTATCGTTCTTTTCTTAATAAAACTTCCTCCATTTTTATTTCTTAAATCTGTTAATTTTTCTTGTCTTTCGTTTGGAATACTATCATTATTTATTTTTATCATTGGTTTTAACATTTCCTCTTCATTTTGTGTATTTGAAGTTGATGTATTTCCTTTCTCTATTTCTTTTAATTCATTTTCGAAAATGTTATCGTCGTCATCCCCATCACTATCTTCTGTATCAGAAGAAATATTTATTTTTTGTGTTGTATTATGTCTCCATTGTCTAAATGTTGGCTGTGTACCATTTTTTAAACATCCATATGGAGGTGCTGGAGGTAATAAATTGGAGATTTTTGTATAATTATTGTTGTTCATATTTTTATCAATATTATTACTAAAATCTTCTGGTAACTTTAAATTTACTTCAATATTCTCATGATCAAAAGTTCTATTGTTGTTATTTCGGTTTTTTAGTGTACGTTTACTACTTTTTCGCTTAGCTTTTTTCTCTTTTTTATCTTTTTTTACTAAATCTGACAAATAGTTCATAGAATTATTAAAGTTTGATGAAAAATTTTCGATATTTTCTTTTTTATCTGTGTTTTTACTATTTTCTACATTTTGATTTACATTTTGATTTACATTTTGATTTACATTTTGATTTACATTTTGATTTACATTTTGATTTACATTTTGATTTACATTTTGATTTACATTTATTATTTCACTCTTTTCACTCTTTTCACTCTTTTCTCTATGTTGTTTAATTCTATCCAATAAATTCTTCCTAAGTTGATTTGGATTTACAAAATTAAAATTTTTCTTATCTTTTTTTTTTAATGTTTTTGCTTTATCCTTCTTTTTACCACCAGACATACTAAATAAATCAGGGTTTATCGATATTGTTTTTCTCGAACTCATAAAATATATATTATTTTTATTTTATTTCAACTACTAAAACTAATTAAATCTTAAAATAATATAAAAATTGATTTACATTATAGATTATTCATGTATATAAAAAAAATGGAACCGATTACTAAAAATCGCATAGATGTTGATAACGGTGTTTCGTATAATTATGAAACTCCATGGAAGCTTATTGAAAATTATTTCGAAGGTAAGTATCTAGATCTACTTGTTAGACACCAACTTGAATCATATAATACATTTATTGAATATGAAATACAAAAAACTATTGAAATGTTTAATCCTGTATGTATTAAATCTGAAAATGATTATGATGAAAACTCTAAAAAGTACTCACTAGAAATAGTTATAAATTTTAATAATTTTCAATTATATCGTCCACAAATCCACGAAAATAACGGTGCTACTAAACTTATGTTTCCACAAGAAGCTCGACTTAGAAATTTTACTTACGCATCTTCTATGACAGTTGATATTAACATTCAGTATATTACACGAAATGGGGCTAATCTTGAAAATGTCGAAACATCTAGTAAAGTTATTTCTCAAATTCATATCGGTAAACTCCCTATTATGTTGAAATCTTCTATTTGTGTGTTAAATCAATATAAACATATGAATTCATCATTAACAGGTGAATGTAAATATGATGCAGGTGGATACTTTATTATTAACGGTTCTGAAAAAACCGTACTCGGTCAAGAAAGAGCTGCTGAAAATAAAGTTTACTGTTTTAATGTTTCAAAAAATAATACTAAATGGTCTTATATGGCAGAAATAAAATCTGTTCCCGATTTTAAATGTATTTCTCCTAAACAAATTAATGTTATGATTTCTAGCAAAAATAATGGTTTTGGTCATAGTATTTACATTCAAATTCCTAGAATTAAAAACCCTCTCCCGATATTTGTTGTTTTCAGAGCACTAAATATTATTAGCGATAAAGAAATTTGTAATAAAATTGTGCTAGATATTGATAACAAAAGATATAAAGATATTTTGTCATTTCTACAGGCTTCTATTGTTGATGCTGAAACATGTAATGTCATTACTTATGAAAATGCGATTGATTATATTACTGCAAATGTCATGTTTACCCCTATTAATATGTCCAAAGAAAATGGAGCTATAAAAAAACGGGAATTCGCTATTGATGTTTTGTCTAATGATTTATTTCCTCACTGTAGAACAGATGAACAAAAAATTTACTTTCTAGGATACATGATTAATAAAGTCATTAGAGCTAAACTTAATCTTATCGAACAAGATGATAGAGACTCATATCTCAATAAAAGAATCGATTTGACTGGTACGTTACTTAACAATCTATTTAGAAATTATTTCAATAAAGTTGTTAAGGATCTACAAAAACAAACCATCAAGGAAATTAATAATGGTTCTTGGCGATCGACAAATGATTATATGAATATTATTAATAAAACAAATATTTATAAAATTATTAAATCTACTACTATTGAAAATGGTATTAAAAGAGCTCTGTCTACAGGTGATTTCGGCATAAAACATTCTACGAACAATAGTAAAGTTGGCGTAGCACAAGTTTTAAATCGTCTTACTTATGCTTCTAGTTTGAGTCATTCTAGAAGAATTAGTACACCTATCGATAAAAGTGGTAAACTTGTACCTCCTAGACTACTACATAATACCTCATGGGGATTTCTGTGTCCTGTTGAAACTCCTGAAGGTCAGTCTGTTGGTGTTGTTAAAAATCTCAGTTATATGACACATGTTACTATTTCTTCGGAAAGTGACACTATATATCAAAATATTCAAAGTGATATTACTAATATTGATGATTGCAATACATCTAAAGAATTAGATAATTATGTTAAAGTTTTTGTAAACGGTTGCTGGGTTGGCATTACCAACAAACCAAAAGAATTATATGATAGTTTAAAAATTAAAAAATATAAGGGCATTATTAATATATATACTTCTATCGTATTTAATTACAAAGAAATGGAAATCAGAATATGTAATGATGCAGGTCGTTTAACACGTCCATTACTTAAAGTCAAAAATAATAGGTTAGTTCTTTCAGAATCCGTTATGGAATCAGTCAAATCTAAAAGTATCAAATGGAATGAACTACTTACGGATGTTGTACTCTCTGAATCTGTTATTGAATATATTGACCCTGACGAACAAAATTCTTCTATGATTTCTATGTATCCCAAAGATTTATCTGTTGTTGACCCTAACTATATTAAAAATTATACTCATAGCGAAATTCACCCTAGTACTATGTTTGGTATTCTGGCATCATGTATTCCATTCCCTGATCATAACCAATCTCCTAGAAATTGTTATCAATGTGCTCAGTGTAAACAAGCAATGGGAGTTTATGCTACCAATTTTGATGTTAGAATGGATAAAACCGCGTATATATTAAATTATCCTATGAGACCACTCGTTGATACACGTTTAATGAATATTATTAAAGTAAACAACATTCCATCTGGTTGTCAAGTTATTGTTGCTATTATGACACATACTGGTTATAATCAAGAAGATAGTATCCTATTTAATAAGGGATCTGTCGATAGAGGTTTGTTTCAAGCAACTATTTATCATACTGAAAAAGATGAAGATAAAAAGGTTCATGGTGATGAAGAAATTAGATGTAAACCTGATAAATCTAAGACTAAAGGTATGAAGTTTGGTAATTACAATAAAATCAACAATCAAGGTGTTATTCCCGAGAATACATTAGTTGAAAATAGAGATATTATTATTGCCAAAGTTGTTACTATCAAAGAAAATAAAAATGACCATACTAAATTAATTAAATACGAGGATTGTAGTAAAAGTTTTAGAACTAGTGAGGAAACTTATATCGATAAAAATTATATTGATAGAAATGGTGATGGTTATAATTTCGCCAAAGTTAGAACTAGAGCTGTTAGAAAACCTGTAATGGGTGACAAGTTCTCGAGTCGTCACGGACAAAAAGGTACCGTCGGTCTTATTATTCCCGAAGAAGATATGCCTTTTACTGATAGTGGTGTTAAGCCAGACATTATTATTAATCCACATGCTATCCCTTCTAGAATGACTATAGGTCATTTAAAGGAAACATTACTCGGTAAAGTTTTAATTGAACTCGGTCTATTCGGTGATGGTACTAGTTTTGGAGACATAGATGTTGACTTTATTTCTAAAGAACTACAAAAAACTGGATTTGAATCTTATGGTAATGAACTATTATATGATGGTAATACTGGTCAGCAACTAGAAACCAGTATATTTATTGGACCTGTATTCTATCAAAGATTGAAACATATGGTTGCGGATAAACAACACAGCCGTTCCATCGGACCTATGGTTAATCTTACACGACAACCTGCTGAAGGTAGATCACGAGATGGTGGACTACGTTTTGGTGAAATGGAACGCGATTGTATGGTTAGTCATGGTGCTGCTAGATTTACTAGAGGAAGACTTTATGATGCATCTGATAAATTTCAGATTCATGTCTGTAAAAAATGTGGTATGACATCATCTGTTAATGATAAACTACATGTTCATATTTGTAAAATGTGTGATAATAGAACTGAATTTGCTAACGTACAACTTCCTTATAGTTGTAAGTTATTATTTCAAGAACTACTTACTATGAACGTCGCACCTAGAATGATCGTTACTTAATTATAATTATAATAAATATGTTTAATTATTATAATTATTATACTTATTTTTTATATGAATTACAAAAATCTTCCTCCTGGAAAATATTATTGGGATAAAGATCAAATTATTAATGATGAATATATTAATATTGATATTTTAGAAAACTTATCGTGTGGAACTGGTGAGTATTGGCGTAGTTATCGATTGGGAGATACAGTTGGTGGTAAATATAATAAAAAATTCGAAACTATCGAACAAAAGTGGCCTAATTCTATTAAAGATAAGTACATGAAATTAGCTTTTAATAAAGCTAATAAATACGACATACTTTTTAGTGTTATTAAAGCATATCCATTATATACTTTTAATACTACAAACTTTATTTTTATCGGTATACGTGTTGGTGATGTTATGGGGGGTAATATACTTACTAATTATGTTATTAACGAAGATTATTATAAAAATTTAGATCTTAGTAAATATCTAAATAAAACGTGTATTATCTGTTGTGGTTCTCATTATAATAGTAATACGCCCTATACTATAAAATATGTTAATACTTTATATAAAATTATGAAAAATAAAGGGTTTGAAAATGTTTTTGTTCGAGCAGGAAATAACCCTGATGATGATTTTACTTTATTGTGTGGTTCTGATTATTTAATACACGGTTTAGGTAGTTATCATAAAATGATTCGGAATATGGTTATTGAATATGGTACAAAAGGCATTCTTAACTAAGACTACAGTTCATATTTCGATTCTTCATCAGGTTCAAGCGAAAATGAACCATCATCATCTACATCTATATTATGCTGATCATAAGGATTATGTCTAATACCTTCTATTTCGCGTAGTTGTCCTAACACTCCAGTTGCTCCTGAAGTTGCTGGTGGAGTTACTTGTGGATCTTGTGGATCTTGTGGATCTAAACTCCATAAAAAATTGTTGTGACTGTTGTTACTATTACTTGCAAATGAATCACTAATATTCATAACATTACGTATATTATCTATATTAACTGATGTATTACTATCAAATGAATTATCACCACCATAAGCAAACATCGCATTACGTACATCCATAGATGTTTCAATACGAGAAATACTATCATTTAAATTTCTACTTTCATTTATATCTAATGAACTACTATCTATATCACTAATATTACTAGTATTGACAGGGTATATATAGTTCATATATTCATTCTCTGTTGAGTTCATATATTCATTTATTGAGTCAAAATTAATATCTGTTTCACTTTCTTGATTACTACAATTAATATAATCAATTTCAGTTATCAACATCATTTTATACTCACTTACATTTGATGCATCTCCATCATCTTCATTATTTAATATAATATTATATTCTGGAACTATTATAGTGTGTTTATTACTTGTATCACCAGATTTTATCATAAATTCTATGATATATATCCAAATGCCTTTAACAGGATTTGGTTTTTGTGGTTCATCTTCATCTTCACCTATCATATCTAACCCATTTAAAATACTATATAACCCACAAATTTTACCACATATTGTTTTTTCTTTTAATTCATCATCTTCTTTTGTTTTTATAACTAATTTTACATGGGTTAATTCTGGATTATTATGAATTATTGACGCTTTTTTGGGAATATGGTCTGTATATATTTTAAAATTAACCATATTATCACCATCAATATAACGGTGTGATAATACAATTTCTTTCATATGATTTTTTTCGCTAAATATTTCTGAATAATCAACAACTCTATAATCTTTAGGTCTTAAATTGCTATATATCTTTTTTTCACTATCTTTCCCACGTGCAAGTTCTTCTATAATATTTTTATGTGATTCTATAACTGATATTTTATACAAAATATCATTCAATTCATTTATAATATCTTCTTCTTGTTGTAATATATCTGTTAGTGCGTCGTTATTTTCGTTAATTTTGTTAATTTCACTAGCTGTACTATTAATAATTTTGATTAGATTGTCTAGATCTTCTTGTGATCCACCGTCAGGTTGAGATTCTAATACTGAACGCATGTCTTCTGTCCTAAGTAGTTCATTATATAATTCTCTTAAATTGTCTATGATTTTTTTTGTATTCTCATCTTTAATGTTTTCTTCTATAGCTTGTATATAATGTGTTATAGTATTATTTAATATATTTTCTAGAAATTTTGCCTCACTTATTTCAGCAGTATATAATAATACAGTTTTCATTACTTCTTTCAATTCTTCGGATTTGTTACCTATATCTTTAATAATATTAAGATATTCTACATAAGTTGGAATATGTAATTCATCCAAATTATTATAACCATGTACATATAGAATCTTATTTTTTATATCAGTTATAATATTTTTTACAATCACCAATCCTCCTTTATTAATATTAAATGCGTCGTCTATCGTTGCACCATCTTCATTATAACTTTTAATATTCTTTTCTGTTTCGTTTTTAATTTTTTTTTTATCAAAAAATTTTTCAATATCACTTATTTTTCGATTACCTTCTGCAATATGTGTTCTGTCATTATTATTTCTATCTTCCATTAAATTTTGGAAATTACTGAGTAACGTTTTATAATTATTAGGTGTACATTCTGTTAATTCATAAATAATTTTATCATCCGTTTGTCCATGTGTTCCGCTTACAGTTGACAGATTTGAATACCTTCCGCCAATTCTACTTGTATCTATTACTTTATCTGTTTCTTCAGAATAACTTATTTCACGTGGTTTTAATATAAACATAGTTGTTTCATTAACATCTAATAAAATAGAAGAAGAAAATGCATCTAGTAATCTAGGTCCGATGCTTAAATGTAATTTAAAAAAACGACGTTCCCCATGTGTTCCACCATAACCTACATTTAAATTTTCCATATGTAAATATTCTCCTCCAATAATGTCACTATGAATTTTGGTCTTTTTAGTTTTATTTTGAATTGGTTTCATAGATATACCGTCTTTTGTATAAAATATTCGCGAGAATTCCGATGAATAATCATTTATAACCCAATTTGTAAATAGTTGATTTGGATTTTTTAAACTATATTTTAGTGTGTCTAATGATATAGCATTAAACCTCATTTTATGTATGATGTTATCACTATCTTTAACTTTATATATTTCGGCAAAAACAATATGTGGAGTTTCTAAATTAAAATTTGACATCCATAAATTATCCATTACTGTATTATTTATTTGTTCTGTAGTTGTATAATCAAATATTTTATCAAAATTATCAGGAAGATTATCATATAATTCTACCAAATCTTTTAAATTTTGAACTTCTGAGCTTAATATGTTTTCATCTTTATTAGATATATTTTCAGTTGACATGTATATATTAATTTAGGATTATATTATTATTTCATTATTATAAAATATTTTATTATATATATAATGCCTAAACCAATAGCGTTAGTTAATAATACAAATGCCACAGCCAGAAACCGTAAAGTGGTCACCATGGTTTGGAATGGAGATTATATTAACCATGCAAGTAGAAGTGGGGGAACTTTTAGAAATTTAATGAATGCAGGGGACCCTTTATCAAGAAAAAACTATACATGTGGAGGACCAAACCCTTTATCTAACTTACCAAGTGTTAAACAAAACGTTTCTTTATATAGAGGTGGTGTAAAAAGTACTGATTGTGATGGAACAAATATTCCTTCTGCATCGTGTAATGTAAAATATGTATATGATTCATCTAACTTTACTAGATTTAGAAAAGAGACCGCTATTAATAAATCATATAATGATACATCATTTAGTGGTCCTGGTAATGGTGCACAAACTGCTTTAAGACGTGCTCGAATATAATTTTTAGTTTTTTATATATTTATATTATATATAATGAACAAGTATCTTGTTGAGTTTTTAGGAACATTATTCTTTATTTACGTAATTTTAGCAAGTGGAAGTCCTTTGGCTATTGCGGCTGCATTCTTGCTAATAATTATGGTAATTGGTCCTATTAGTGGAGGTCATATTAACCCTGCTGTTACAATTACTATGGTACAAGCAGGTAAACTTCCTCAAGCAGAAATGTTACCTTACATCGCATCACAATTAGCAGGTGGATTAGCAGCTTTACAAATTTTCCAACGTGTTTAAATTAATTAAATAAAGTAATACATTATTTAATTAACAAAATTAGCGAGACACAATCTGACACCATATGACACCATATGACATTTAAAATAAGACAAATCGTAAAAATCTAAAACCTGTAAAATAAAATAAAAATATGTTCTCTAATTCTTACCATCATCAATATAGTTTTTTACCCATATTGTATACTAAATATAAACCCAATAACGAAACAGTTCCAATATAAAACTGTAATAACAGATCATCATTGTCATTATTTAAATTTGTAAATGTTTCTCTACACGCTTCCCCAGTTTCTGGATTTCTTTTTCCTGGAAATAAACAAGCATCCATCGATTTTACTTCAATTACTGGTACATGTTTTATTTCCATTTTAATATTATCATTATTATCTCTAGTTTCCATTTCAATTGGCATACATAATGGTTTACCATTAGTCTTCATCGCTCTCCAGAAATTTGCAGGATTTATTGCTTCTAAATTTTGCATCGCTCCAGGTATTTGTCCCTTAAATGTACTAAAATTCACACCCATACCTGATGATATAAATGGAATTTGACCTCTAGGTACATGACTAATATAAGTATATCTATCTACTTCTGATAAATTACCATTTTCATCTGATGTTCCCCGTTTAAAACATTTTGTATTTGTTGGTAAAAAAAATTTATTACCGAGTGGTTTACCAGGTTTACTTGCTCTACCACCTCCTGATACCATTAATTTTACATATTCTATTAAACCTCCTATATCTCTTGCTGTTACACTTAAAGAACCATGATCTGACATACCCATTTCGCGTGGTGTTCTTATTTTTTTCCAATATTCATATGTTGGGCCCAATAACTTCTCTTCATTCTCTTTAAATTCTTTTTCAAGTTGTTCTAATTGTTTTTCTTTTTCGGATTGACTCATATAATATAATAATATATATTATATCAGTTATTATCCTTAATTTTCATTATAACTTTGATATTTTTTTCTCATTTCTATATATTTTTGTCTCAATTCAGTCATTTCATTTTCTATACTACCTATTTTACTATTAACATAATCAACTGTTGGAGCACCTTGTAGTGTTTGTCTAATATCTGATATGTTTGTTTTATTTGTTTTAAGTTTATCTTTCATTTCAGATAGATTAGTATCAATATCTGATTGTTTTTGCTCAATAGAAGCTAACTGTTCCATTTGTGATTCAATACTCGCAAATCTTGTGTCACTTCTAATAGAATGTTCTTCGATCTGTTTCTGAATATCACTTATTTGCTTTTGATTTTCTTGAGAAATAATTTCTGCTTTTGAAATTGTTGCTGGCGCTGGTACTGGTGATGGTGTTTCTGTTGTTTCTGTTGTTTCTTGTGTTGTTTTTTCTTCTTGTTGTTCAAATGGTTCTTTTATAGATTTTTTTAAAATTTTTATATTATTTACTAATTTTTTAACGTCATTTACTGAATGTTCTTTCAAAAATATTAAATCTTGTCGATTATTGTTTGGTTTTATTTGTCTTATATCCTTATTGGTAATATCATTTAATGTCTTTTTTTTTCTTTGTATATCATCTGTTTTTGAACTATTTTTCTTTAAAGATAATTTTTTATAATTATTATTTATCCATCTAGTATCATTATCATCTAATGCAATACCCTTTTTCTTAAGTGTATCTATATAATTTTTATCTGTAAATCCTTCTATCACACCTATGTCTTGACCAAAACCAAACATGTTATATATTTTTTCAAATATTGGATATAATATTATAAAAACAAATAATGGTACTAATACTTCAATAATATTCATATATAATATTTCAATATTTTCTTTTCTATAAATATATATAATGTCAAGAATTACAGTATTTGAAGGATTTTATAACCAACCACAAATAAAATGGAAAAGTGCTACTCCACTAAATAAAACAGGTTTTGTTTATTCAAATGCTCCATCTAATATTAGACCACTTGATGTCTCTCAAGATAGAAGTGCACCCTTTGGTAAACCACGACCGTTACAACTATACAGAAGAGGGCGAAGTCTCAGACAAATAGCTTCTTCTAAAGTTACCATGAGAGAAAGTTTAGAAAACCCTGGAACATATATTACTAATAATAACAAAACTTCTGAAGAACTATGTAGTGAGTGTAATGGTAGTAGTTTAATCAACACATATGGTAGCAAAACTAATATGTCTAATAACCCTCAGACTACTGATCAATGTTATAGTCAAGCTAACTTTTCAAGAACTATGTTACGAAACCCTAAATTTAATTTACAAAAAACATATTATACTAGACATGAAGATTTAAGAAAAGCTAGGGGTGCTGTTCATAAATCAAATTTGTATTATTCCAATTGTTCAGATGATAAATGCTTAGATGTTGATACTCCTACTAACGCTAAATATCATATTAACGGTGCTGTATCATCTAGTACTCGTTTAGATAGATTAAAATTAGAAGCTGTTGAGAAAACAAAAACTCGTTACGTTGGTGATTATAAAGAACCATATAATCAAAAATCAAAAACCGAAGATTTCAACTGTACCTCAATAAAAATGTGTACCAGAAACACAAGATTTAGAAAATTATAATTTCAGTAAAAATATTACTATATTATATAATGGCAAAATCACGCTCAACTTACCATAAACCCGCTAAGACCACTCAAAGACGCAAGAAACAAACCGCAGGTCGTCGCGCAAGAAAAACAGGAGGTAAAAGAACTCGCAAATCTACTGGAAAAGTAACTGTTAGCAAAGTTGTTAACTCATTTACACGCTTTTTCAAAATTTAAACTTTTATTATGCAATAATATATTTCTATATTGTATAATGAATTACATTAAAACTATTAACAATATATTCCAAGAAAGAGATAAATTATTAAAAGGCAATTTTTAGTATTATATATTTTTGCTGTTATGATTGTACAAAAATATCTACCAGAATACTTTTATGATTTCGGTCTTGGTACTGGACGTTCATCATCAATATCTTATAATTTATTACTTTTATTCGCTGCTATCTTTTTTACATTATCACCTAAAGGTGGTATTGTACTTTATTCTTATTTCTTGTTAGGTGACGTATTTTTCACTAGTAACTGGGTTGAATATGATTAATTATAAATTTTATATTATTAAATTAATATCATTTAATAATATATATGAGAACACGTAAAAATAGAATAATTAAAAGACGAAAAACAAAAACTAAGTTACCAAAATTAAGAAAAATAGATAAGTCTATGAAAAAATTTCATTATAAGATAAAAGATCCATTTAGTAAAAGAAAATTGGCTATTCATGATGGGGTTAAAATGGAGGCAAAGAAAAAGAACGGATCACTAAAAAAAGCAGCTATAGCTAAGAAAGGTAGGTTTAATATACTTAGAATTTACAGAAGATATAAGAAAGTAGATGAATGCAAGACAATTACAAAAGATATGAAATATATGGATAAAAAATATGGATTAAACAGTACAAAAGATATTTGTGGTAAAAAATAAAATCACATATATATATGAAAAATGAAAGTTATGTTTTTGGATATGGATCATTAGTTAATAGCGAAAGTAGAAATAAAACCATAAAAATAAATAAAAATAATATTATACCTGCTGTTATTAACAAAAACTTTGGATATGTAAGAACTACAAAATTTCCTTCAATGGGAATAATTAAAGTAAAACAACACAAAAAAGATATTAATGGATTGCTTTTTAAAATTGATAATACTGAATTAGAATCTTTTGATAGAAGAGAAAAAAGTTATAATCGTATTATTGTTCCTAGTAAATATATATCTATTATTGGAAATATGTATTTTGACACTTCTTTACCCGTATATATATATAAACCCAAAGTTAATTTTGGAATAAAATCGGGTAAAACATGTACACAAAAGTATTTAAAAATAGTAAGTAATGGATTCAAAGAATATGGAAATACATTTCATGAATTATACTTGAAAACAACCGAATTTGTTAAGAGTAAGAAAACAAAAAGAAGAAAAAACAACTATGTTAATAATGTTAATAAAAAAACTAAAAAGAAATACACATAATACACACGAGAGGAATCGAACCTCTATACCAATCATAAATGGATTGAATGTTGCCATTACATCACGCGTGTTGGTCCTCTCTGCCGGATTCGAACCAGCGACCTATCGATTACTACATTAAACCACTACAGTCGATTGCTCTTCCAACTGAGCTAAGAGAGGATATATTAATATCAATGTTTTATTTATATTGTTTTTTTTATAATTCATTATATTCAATACTGTTTGTAATACACCAATTTATACATTTTTGTTTATTTTTCTCATTTATTTCTGATATTTTATCATTACAGTTATTTTTTTCATTAAATTTACAAATATTATGTAAATAACAATAATTATCTAACAAAGTTTGTGCTGTTATTGAATTACATTCTTCTATTTTTGATATAAAAGTTGTTGGTACATTATTTTTTAAAAAACTTGTAAGTTTTAAATTTTTATCGTTCTTCGTATAAAAATTATAAAAACTATCACATATATATTTAATGAAATCTTTGTTTATGGTATTAGATAATCGTTTACAACAAATATATTTATAGTTTTGTAAATAATTATTAATATTTGGTCGTATGATTACAGTTTTTTCAAAATAATTACTAACAAAATATAATAATTCAATATTATGTTGTTCATATAAATTAGGAATCTTAAATATAATATCAGATTCTAATTTTAATATATATATGCCAAGTATTACATTTAATATATATATATTGTTCATTTTATTATCATAATAATCACAATCCATAATTGTTATTAAGTCAAAAGTGTTTTTAAATTTTTCCTTAATATGATTATAAAATTGTTTATTTAATATACTAATATCTTTTTCACGTTTTTTCATAATACTTGTAACAACTTGATTAGATGAATAATATTTATCTTCATCATTTTTTCTAATCATTTTTAATGCTGATATAATATCATTATCTATATGAGAAAAATGTATGGATGTCATGCTACTTTGGATATTAATTTTTGATAAATTAAAAATTTCAATAAACAACAGTTGGTTAAAAGATATTGATTCATCCTTTATAATTTTATGTAATAAATTATATGGCGATAATAGTTTTTTTACTATTTCATTACCCTTATATTGTTTTATATCTTGTTTTAAAGTATTTAAGTTATCTAAATAACAATCGTGTGTTAATTGATTACCATATTTAATTTGTATATTATCTATTGTAATTGGGGGGTAGATTTTAGGTAAATAAAAATAACTCATAATAAATATAATGGAATATATTTCATTATATTTACTGTAAAATATCTATTAATTTCTCATCACCATCAAATAATTTTAAATTTTTTAATTCATTTATACTACATAATTTTATATCTTCATGTACATTCATTTTCAGATTTTGTATATCAATTATCTTTCCTTTAAAGAATATACACTCTATATTATATTTTTCCATCTTATTTGTAAATATTTCTTTATGAATACTTATTTCTAGGTTTAACTCTTCTTTCCATTCTCTTTTTAAACACTCTTCTAATGTTTCTCCTTCTTCACATTTTCCACCTGGAAATTCCCAATAACCACTATTTTGTGAATATTTACTTCTTAGACCTAACAATATTTTGTTATTATAATACATTACCCCACATGCTACTTTCATTTATCTGTATAACTAATAAAAATAATAATAAATCAATTTTATTAATTAAATGTCTGTAATCTGTTTAATTTTCAACTTATAAGGAAGTCTTTTTATTTTTTTAATTCGTTCTTGTTCTTCTAAAAATTCTGTTAATTTTTCCTCTTCATCTGTTTTACTTATATATTTATCATCAATTATTACATTCTCTGCATTAACTTCTCTAATTTTCTTAAATACAAAGTATCTGTTAAGAAAAGATATCTGTTTCTCATAATCCTTCATATCCTTTGAATTTCTCAAATCTTTTTCATCTATGATACCATCTCGTAATTCATCATTCATTTTATTAAATAATGTTTCAAAGCTGTTTGTCCCACCTGGTATATTTAAATCTAGACACTCTTGTTCATTTATTAATCTAAAACCATAGTTTTCCATTACACGTATCAAATAAGTTGAATTTACTAAATACTCTTTTGCTGGTTTACCAATTGAGTCCTGATAAACACATATTGGATAATTTACACTTGATGAATCGTCCTTAAATTCCAAAAAGTCATATCTTTTTTCAATCTCCCATACCTTCTTACTATTTTTATTTATAGTTATACTTTCACCCTTTTTGTATCGTTCTAACATACTAAATATTTTGTTACCATCATAACATGTAGCTACAAAATAACCATTCACTTTAGTACATTCACAAACATTTCGCAGGAATTGTTGTAATATTGTTATATTTTCAAAGAAATAATGTAGGGCAAATTGACATGATGTTATATTAAATCCATTCTTACCCTTACCATAATGTTTAAATACTCCTTTCCCAATAATTGTTGCATCTTTTGGACCATCTCCAAATACTGCTCTTGTTATTGTTTTATATTTATCGCTATTAATTGCATCTGTATTTCTAATATTCATAGAACTATTTCCATTTACAAATAAACAATAAGGCATTCTTTTACGCCTTTTTCTTTCCTCTAAGTATCGTACACATGCTCCGTCCAACTTATTCTCTATATTATCTGGTGATAAATCGATTCCAAATACAAAATCTAATTTACTTTTTATCCATTTTGGTAAATCACCACCTTTTCCTACTGCTACATCAATCAATATATCATCAACATTACTTATTGTTGTAATCAATTTCGTTTTTACATATAAATTGTGAAAATCTTTTAATCTCTTAGTTTGATTTGTTGTATCTGTTTTTCTATAATATACATCATCATCTGCCATTTCTTCAGGTATTCCGTTGCCTGTCATCAGCATTTTTTCTGTAATTGGATTATGTATTGATTTCCAATTACTATTTGCTGTATCATAATTATTACCATACATTTTAGGACCTTTTCTACTTCGATATTGAAAAGTTTTGTCATTTCGTACTCTTAATGGAATCCATTTCCATCTATTTTCATTTTTTTTATCATATCTAAATTCTACTATTGTATTGTCTTCAATTAAATCATTTTCCTCAGTATACATCTGCATATCTCCATTAATATCTTTTTTTAGCATTACATTACATATATAAGCATTATCATCATATGGATTTGTTGGATAAAAGGGTAATGCTTTATAATTATCTTCACTATTATCTTTTTTTCCAATATCATCTTCTATTACATTTGCACAAGGATTCATATATCCATGTTTTTTTTCATCAAATCCACACAATAAAATTAATGTTTTATATGAGTTTATATCAGTCTGTCCAGAGGAATCCATACCATCGTTATATAGATAATTTATATCATCTGTGTTTCCTGTTTTCTTTGTTTTTATTAAGAAATCAATTGTATTGTATTTTGAAGGCTTCCACTTAAAACTATAGTCCCAAGTTACTTTATAGTCTGTTTCTGGTAAACCCATATTTGATGGTGTAAATATTAATCCATCCGTTTCATACTCGTAACTTGGATCCGATATTCTTTTGAGTAAATTTTCACAACAATTGTATATCGATTTACTTTTATTTGCTATTTCAAAATGTTTTACTTCAACCCTCATAGGTATTAAATCATTATTTGTTATTGATTTTAATTTTAATGAAATCAAAAGCTGTCTTAAGTATGTTAAACGCCCCTTTTTTGTTTTTGCATCTTCTTCTTGGTCAGTTAACGGCAGTCTTCGTTTATCTTCACCCTTTAAATAATACAAATCAAAACAAGCAAATAAATTTATACTTTCTTTGTATTTATTATGTTCTATATATTCACCGTCTACTAATGTATTGTATAACGCTTTCTGATCACTATAACACCCTGTAAATTTAACTCTCATACTTGAATCAATAAAATATAATTTTCCTTTTTCATTTATATATAATAATGCGCGTTCTCCATCTGCTTTATCAGTAACAGTATAATTATTATTTATATTCGGTGAATTCATATTTTCTATATCATCTTTTACTAAATTCACATATTGTAATGTTGAAGAAGAATACCCAATAAAATTTTTGGGTGTAATATTATAAGGTATTTCTTTCTTTTTACTATGTATTAGCTTCATATACGATTTTAATACTTCTGACATTTCTGTTTTTGATACTGGATAATTAGTCCCCTGTAACGATGAAAGAATATACTTTATACATGTCTTCATTTTTGGTAATAATTTGTCAACACTATTATACTCTGTAAAACTACCAACACGCTCCTCATCTATTTCTATCTCTATCTCATAATTTTCAGAATTAGTAAACACACCCGATTGTTCTATTGAATATTGAGGTATTAATCTAAATGGCTTTTTTTGTTGCCTTGAACTTGATTTTACAATAGATATATCTACAAACATAGGAAAATCTGGATGACTTAATCGAATTCTATTTATATATCTAAATGTCTTTTTCGTTTGTGTCCATGAATCAACTATCTTATTTACTAAATTACCTGTTACCTGTTTCTCTAATTGATAAGACAATTTAAACATATATTCGTCGTTAAATACTGGTAGTATTTTACCATCTTCATCTTTTGCCTTCAATTTTTGAACAAAGTTAATGTTTTCTGGATTACCTCCATATTTTTCAAGTAATTTTTCCATATTTTCTAGTTTACAATAATCTTGTATAACGTTAAAGTTATTTAGTTCTGCTCTAATATTAGATAATTCCTCATCTCCCTCCTGTGTAATAAATTCATTTGATATTCTCATCATATACACACCATTCAAATTATTACTAGTAAAACCTATTGATAATAATTTTTGTATAGTATTATCATAATCCATTCTAGTTAAATCTTTGGGATTTGACGTTGAAAATCTTATCTCTAATTCTTTTTGTGTACGTGCATCAAATATATTATCAGATAAGTATTTTTCTGTCAAACTATTCATATCATATTTATTACTAAAATTCATTTTTTGATTATGAGACATATATATAATTATAATAGTATATTTTTATTATAATTATATATCAATTTTATTTAATATTCATATTTCTATATTTAATGTTTCGCATATTTTTGAATACAATTCTGCTTTCTTTAAGTTTAAATCATTTTGTGATAATTTTATCTCTATTCCAATATCCTTTAAATCTTGTAATTTATAGCTACCTATTGATTTTATCGGTTTTTCATAATTTTTTACTTCATACTTAGTATCCATGTAATTCGTTATAATTTCTTCTCTTGGATTTATTTCATACACATAATCATCTCCTATTTTGTGTATTACTGTATAATTTTCATTCTCTTCTTCATTATCTACATATAACTTACTATATATTCTATCATTTATAAATATAATATCTATATTATGTATTGTACATAGTACATGAAATGTTTTAAATGATATTTTATCGTCATTCAATAATTCACTTTCACAAACGTCCAAACGTTTAAACTTATATGTATCTTTTAACATTTTCGTTTTAGCCTTTACATGTGTTATCAGTTCCAACTTTAAATTCTTTTCTTCTTGAAATATTCCACTTCCCAAAAGTTCATAACTATCAAACCCATATTTTATTACATAAAATATCCAGAATAATTTATCATTATGTGCAGGTACAAAATAATTTTTATTATACCGTATACAACGCTTCATAGGTTCTTTCTGATAATTATTACTTTTCTGATCTATTATCGTTTTTAAATAACTTACCATGTTTTTGGGATAAAGCATATATTTATTTAATTCTTTTAATTGGTCTGTCATATATATTATCGTTTATAATTGTTTATATTGATTATAATTATATATTAAGACATAGCAGATGTAGCTGAGAAAAAATTACTTTCCATCTCTTTTTGATTATTCTCAATATTATCTAGTTTTATATTTTGGGTCTTTATATATAAACAATAATTTTTCAATTCATCTATTACTATTGGTGGTAGTTCTGACAAGTTTACAAATACTCCATTCTTATTTTCATTCAGATTTTCTATCTTATTCTTTAACATTTTTAATAATGTTATATGGTGTTCCTTTGGTAATTGTTCTATTTGAGATTTTAAACTTTCGAGTTCAACAATATTTTCACTCATTAAATAAAATATTGTTATTTGTTTAAATATTTACTTACTTGAATAATATATAATATATAATATATTATTTATAAATTATGCTGAACATGATTCACATATCTCATTTTCATTATTTTCTATTCTCTTTGGGTCTATTGTAAACTGCTGGGCTTGATGCTTCGCTTTTCTTCTTAAATAATATATTCCTGTTTTCAACCCTTTTTTCCATGAATACATATGCATACTAGTTAATTTATTATTAGTTGGCTCTTCCATCCATAAATTTAAACTCTGACTTTGACATATATAAGCACCTCTATCAGCAGCCATATCTATAATATCTTTCATCTTCATTTCCCACACTATTTTATATTTTTCTTTTATTTCATTTGGTATTTGTGTAAAGTGTTGAATACTTCCTTTGTTTTCTATTATACTATTTTTTATCGATTCGTTCCAAAAACTTAATTTTGTTAAATCCTCCTGTAAATATTTGTTTACAACTAAAAATTCTCCTGCAAGGGTTCTTCTACTATAAATATTACTTGTTAATGGTTCAAAACATTCAATATTACCTAATATCTGAGCTGTTGATGCTGTTGGCATAGGTGCTACTAATAAAGAATTTCTTAACCCATACATCGTTATACTTTTCTTTAATTTTTCCCAATCATATCTTTCTGATGGAGTTACATTCCACATATCATATTGTAATATTCCCTTATGTGCTGGTGAATTTTCAAAACTACTATAAGCTCCACAAAATGTTTTTCCTTCATCTACCATTTTTTTTTCATAATTATTCGCATATTCCAATAAACATTCTTCTTCATCATATCTCTTATTCTTTATTTTTTGTAATATTTCACACCTTTTTTTTGATATTTCATTTGATGCTTCCAAACTTGCATGATATATTGTTTCAAATATCTTTTTATTTATTTCTTTTGATTCATTACTTGTAAATGGTAAACCAAGCATTATTAACACGTCCGCTAACCCTTGAACACCTATTCCTATTGGTCTATGTTTCATATTGCTTACCTTTGTTTTTTCAGTTGGATAAAAATTTATATCTATCACATTATCCAAATTTTTTGTTATTACTTTTGTTACTTCATGTAATCTATCATAATTAAATGTTTGTTCATCCTTATCTACCATAGCAGATAATGAAATACTTGCCAAATTACATACCGCTGTCTCATTTTCATCACTATATTCTACTATCTCAGTACAAAGATTCGATGATTTTATTGTTCCCAAATTTTTCTGATTTGATTTATTATTACATGCATCTTTATATAATAAATATGGTGTTCCTGTTTCCATTTGACTGTCCATGATATGTAACCACAAATCACGAGCATTTACAATTTTTCTATGCTTATTTTCACTTATATATTTGTTATATAAATCCTCAAAATCTTTACCATAACAATCTGATAAACCAGGACATTCGTGAGGACACATTAGTGCCCAATCTTCATTACTCTCTACCTTTTTCATGAATAAATCAGGTAACCAAAGAGCATAAAACAAATCTCTAGCCTTCATCTCTTCATCTCCTTGGTTTCGTCTCATATCCAAAAATAATTCTATATCTGCATGCCATGGTTCTAAGTATATAGCAAAACTGCCATTTCGTTTACCACCACCGTTATGTATAATACCATTATGTGTTGTATAGTCATGTACATTTTTCATTTGTAGATCATATAAAACACCATCATATGTTGTTTTTGTAATATTTTTAATTCTTGTGCATAAATAGTCTTTATATTTGAAAAATTTAACGTAACTTTTATTATTATAATCTTTATTTAATTTATCACTATTTATAAAATTTATTAGATCTTCTGTACATGGAATACGCAAAGTGTAACCTATTTTTTTATGTTCAATAGTTCCTTTTGATGTTTCATGTTTTTCACCTATTCTATCTCTTATATATCCACTTGTTAAAATACCACAACGCATAAACATATAACGCATACTTTCTATTAAATTTCTTGATGTACTATCGAATACAAGCTCTTTGTAATAACAACCATCACTATCAATAAGACCTTTTATAATATTCTTTATTTTTTTCAAAGGTAAATTTAACCATTTTTTGTGAACATGTTTTTCCCCATTTATGTCATATACATCAGCATGTCTAAATGGTAAATTAATTGTTTTATTCCAACGAATTCTTGATGTATTTTCATGACATTCTATAGAATATTGAATACAACGACTGGTAAAATAATTTTCAACAAATTCTAATACGTTTCTTTTGTTTTTAGTATGTAATGTAATATGACCAGTATTACTATCATTTTTCATATATCCATCTCCTAAAATAATTCCATAAATATAACAATCATCTTCATTAATATTTTTTATATCTTTTTCATATTTTGGAATTTTATAAATGATCATATCATCATATGTTAAATCTTTTACATCCTTAAACTCTGGTTTTATTAGTCCTTTATTTAATCTATTTGTAATAATTTCATAATTAATACCTTTTTTTTGGTTTGAAATAACAAATATAGGATGTTCATCTGTTATTGTAAGTGGTTCAATAGAATGCATAGTTTCTATTTTATAAACTAACCCATTATAAGGATGTTCAAGAACATTTTCAATTACTTCAGTATTACCCGTTGAATTAATAATTTCTGTTTCATTACTCATTACATTTTGAATTTTAATTGGTCCAGATGTTGTATATAAATATGTTTCGGGTGTTATACATTGGTCAACGTAGCGTGCCGTATTGTTAAATACACGTAACATAGGAACAATACCATTAGATGTTCCATTTGTACCTCTTATATGACTTCCTGACGCTCTTACATTATGAATATGTAACCCAATACCACCTGCCCACTTTGATATATTCGCACAATCTTTTAGCGTATTATAAATTCCATTTATACTATCACTTTCCATCGATATTAAATAACATGAACTCATTTGTTGTCTTGGTGTCCCAGCATTAAAAAGTGTTGGAGTCGCATGAGTAAAATATTTCTTCGACATCATATCATACGTTTCAAATGCCTTCTCTATATCATTCATATGTATTGATAACGCCACACGCATCCACATATGTTGAGGTCTCTCAACTATTACATTATTTGATTTCAACAAATATGCTCGTTCAAGTGTTTTGAATCCAAAATAATCAAACAAGTAATCTCGTGTATAATCTATTTTTTCTTCTATTTTATCGGAATTAATTACTACTGTTTTATAATATTCTTCCGAAATTATTGGGGAATGATGACCATGAACATCATAAAAATTCCATAGTTTATCCACAGACTGTAATAATGTATTTGGTGTGTTCTTTTCATGATTTGATATTGCAATTCTACTCGCTAATACACCATAATCACTTGATACTGTTGTCATCGATGCACACTGTTCACATGTTAACTCATCTATTTTTGATGTTTCTATTCCATTAAATAATTGGTCTATTATCTTCATCACTAATGCAGAATATTTAACATCTTTTAAACTAGCTTCCTCTCCAATCTTTCTTACACGAATCAATATTTTATCAAATGATACTGGCTCTAAACAGCCTGATCTCTTTTTTACGAACATATCCTCATCATTAAAACTAGACATATATTACTATATAATTCTAGATTTAAGCCTTTTTGAAAAAATATTTTTAAAAGTTTTTATATTTATATATTTTATATGTTAAGCACCAAATTTCTTAATACTGTTAAATATTTATTATTTGTCGCAGTTATATGCGTTATTGTACATTTTATAAATTCCATTTTTTTCAAAAGAAGCGAAAATTTTGATACATATAAATCAGAACTTTCACCTGCATCATTCCCTAATACATTATTATTAGCAGATACATATAATGTTAACGAATCTATTAAAAAAAAAGATATGCCTACTGATTATTTATTCATTAAAAGAAACGAAAACAATAAGTATATAACTACACCAGATAATGGTACATGTACTCCTATGGAAGTTTGTGGGTTGTATTCCAATAAAAAATCAGGTATTAAATAAAATCATATCATCTTGTATTTATATAATTTTATATAAATACAAAATTTTGAAAATTTGAAATTGTAAGCTATATATTTGCATTTGTGCTTTCTTCATCTGTTGTATTCAATTTTGTTGAGGTTTCATCGAAACTTTCTGTTCTTACCTTCATAATTGATTTCTGTGATGCACGTTGACTAGTAATCATATCATGAGGAAACATGTCACTTATTTTATCGTCACTAGTATTCATATCAGGACAAAACATTTCTGTTATTATATCTTGACTATTATTCATATCATTTATATCTATCATACACGTCTTTTTCTTTCTTTCTTTGGGAGCACGATGATCATAACCATCAACACGTTCTTTTACAATTGTATTCCATACTTCTTCTATTTTGGGTATTGCATATGAAATCCATTCTTTATTACGTAACACTAATATACAACTATAATGGTCTAGTTTATAGTAAATTGTCCTTACTATATTCTCCTCTCCATATTTTATTAACATTTCATTTTTAAATATACAATATTCTGTTTCACTTGAATATAATGGTAAATATTCATATACCGTATTTTCATCTATAGTAAACTGAAGAATAATCCCTTTTAATTGACCCTGTGTTGTTGATGAAAATGTTCCATCATTATTAAACTCTTCGTCATTAGCATATTCAGAAAACTTTGTTTCTAAAAAGTCACACTCGTTCATATTACACACTTCCATCTGCATCTGCATCTGTATCCAATACATTTTCTTCGGGTTTCCTGTTATTTTTCTAGATATTGGGTTTTTTATTTCTAACATTCTTCCGTATCTATATGAATCTTCGGATACTACAATTCCATCTGGTGATGCACCTAGAAAACTATATTTGTCATGTGTTATACATCCAAAATCTTCAACCTTACATTTGTAATAACTTTCATAAAACATTACTGATACTGGCTCATATTTAATTCCCCAACCCAACGCACCTGCTGATGTTTGATTTGTTAGTGTAAATGGTTTGCATTTCTCATAAATTATACTATTTAATGCACTCTTTGTTTCGAATATTTTTCCTACTGAACTCGCTGTTATCATATTATATCTTGATTCATACCAAGCATCTGTACGTTGTTCTGGTTGAGGTTTACTACGAATATATTCTATTTTTTGTTTGACTTTTTCAATATTTGGCTTAAAACGAATAAATGTTTTATCATAACTTCTTCTTGGTGTTACATGTGTATAAAACATCTTTTCACTATATGTTACTATATATTCAAATACTATATCTTTCAATTCATCTGACAAATTAGATAATTTATTACTATAAGGTTCTACTGTGTCACAGTGTACCCTTAACATAGATGTTACATTCGTTACCATAAAATCATCAAAATTTTCTTCACATGATAGATGTATAGTTTCTAAATGTAAATTATTAAACATCTCAAAACAAAACTCAAATAATTCTATTTTCATCTCTTCATCTATGGATTTAAAATACTCTTCTGCTTCATATTCTTCTAATTCGATCTCATCATTCATTTTATCCAATTCTTCATCTGTTAGCGGTTTTATTAAATTCATCATACCGTATATACTATTTATATTTATAATTAATTATTTATATCATTTCAAATCAATTTTAAACGAATAAAAAACTTAATCCATCGGACCTTTACATCCTTAAAACTGTACACTTGTTTAGTCGTCTTCATTTTCTATATAGTTATTATAAATTATTTTGATATGTTCAACATACCAGTTATTATATTACAAATAATGTGTATACTAGAAAATACGTGAACGCCGACTTTGCAAGTATACTGCTCCAGTATAATATATTATTAAAAGTTTCTAATGCATTTTTACTATCATTTTTAAGATGATTTTTTTCTGATATATCAACCGTTATTTTTGTGTCATCATAATTGTCTTCTTCTTCTGTTTCGTATAGAATCTCCAACGGATTGTATTCACTATATTTTCTTCTATAATAAAAGTCACTCGAATTTTTGTAAACATTTTTAGTTTTTTTTCCAAATTCTATATCATCTTGAGGAGGATCTAATATTACATATTGATCCCATTCACAATTTGTTTGAATGCTCATTACTTGTGACATTTTATACTACTTTATAATTTTTATTTATATTATAAAATAATCATTTTTTTTTAAAATTCATTAATCTTTTTTATTTTCCCGTGACTTATTTTTTTTTGATAATATTTTCGACTTTTTTGTCTTAGGCGCTAAATTTTTTGAAGTTGAAACCCTGTTATCCTGATTTTTTATAGTGAAAATTTTTTTCTTTTTGTCAAAAAATAAACCAGGTATATCTTTTATCACTCCATCTTCTTTGTTATAATTTATGTCCTTTATTTTTGTAAATTTTTTGTTATCTAATGCTTTTAATAAATATCTCTGTAATTCTTCGTTGTTACTTTCCGAAAAACTATTCTCTTCAGAAAAAACATTACAATAGTGTATTATCTTCTCCACTTTGTTTTTCTTATTCAATTTATTCCATGGTTGAGATTTATTTGTCTCCTTTTCTTTTTCTAGAAAATTATCTATCAATTCCATAGCACATGAATTCTTTGTATTAGGTGTTGCATTCGTATAATTGTTATTTAAATATATACTTTTATATTTTAATTCATTATCTATTCTTTCCATTCTTTTTTTATTTTTTTCATTTTTATTGTCTTCTATACTTTCGGAACCATCCTTTTTCACGTCTACTATTTTATTTCCGTTTTCAGTAAATTCCATTATTATATGTTTTATTGTTTTAATTTTAACTCATTTAAAAATAATATTTTATATTATCATTTATTTGTTCAATATTCATTTTTTTCTCTCTTTAACTTATATATAACCTCTATGGATTCAGGAAACACAAAGGATGTTCTTATTACTGGCCAGCACAATAAATTCCAGTTAAAACGAGCTCAACGAGAGAAACCGAGAGAAAACAAAACATCTAACTTTAATAAAGACACTATTTCATTTAATGACCAATTATCTAGCATCAATAAACTATATCTAGATTTAACTTTTAATGACAAAAATATTTATGAGTCGGAAATTAAAAAAAAAATTACTAGTTATAAATCACAAGATCTTAAAAAAAATAGATATGACCCCGAATTATTTATTAATCTAGAAAGTGTTATTGAAAAATTAGTTATCTCTAAACTTAAATGTAAATACTGTAACAAACAAATATATATACTATCTAATAAATACCGTGATAATGACCAATGGACTCTAGAGAGAATCAATAATAATATTGGACACAATACTGATAATGTTATTATTAGCTGTCTTGAATGTAATTTACAAAGAAAAAACAGTAATATGGACAATTTTGAATATACTAAAAAATTAAAAATTAATAAATCATTCTAAAAATATTTAAATAGTTACTTTATATTTATAATATGTCAGGAGGGGCTTATACCACACAAAATGATTTACTATTAAATAATCTAAAAACTTTCTATCGAGATTCGGATTTTCTAGATGAAATGCTTAGTATTATTAACGGTGAATCAAAAATTTCATTAAGAATTGTTGATTGGTTTGCTACTAATTATGCTAAAAACTATTATACTGTATACGATATTGATAAAGAGAATGGAGAACAATTTCGGTTTAAAGTGTATAACGACTATAAATTAAAATTAAAAGCATACAGTAAGAGAAGATTCGATCCATTTTGTAGATGGGAACGTATTACATTCCCTTATAAAAATGGTACTTCTATACAAACTACTATAGGTCAATTAAATTTTTTTAAATGGGCATTAGAAAACAAAGTCGTTGATTATATCAGAGAAAATTATGAAACTATTGAAACTGATATGAATAGCAGAAATAGCACTTCCAGAAAGAAAAATATTCCAATAAACGATAAAAAAACCAGAAAAAAAAGACAAGAGTTATCTATTCTAGCATCTAAAAGTATTAAGAAAGAAGATGTAGAAATTGTAGTAAAATTTAACTAATAATTATAAACATCAACTATTATTTATAATTATTTAATTTAATGTCTTCTGCGTCCACGTCTAGACTTTTTGTGGTGTTTTTTTGAACGTTTCACTTTCTTTGCCTTCTTTGTCTTACGGGAACGTCTGTGTCTGCGACCTCCAACAACAGGATTAGTAGTAGCAGCGGGAACACCAGCAGCGGGAACACCAGCAGCGGGAACATCAGTAGTAGCAGCGGGAACAGCGCCTGGAGGAGGAGCATCGGTTTCCTCCTTTTTAAACAAACCAGTAATTTTGCCTAAGAAGGTATCGTCCCCACCACGTTTACGTCTTGTTGAAGTTTTACGTCTATTCATTCTAGTCTTTGCCATTATATATATTAATAATATAATAAATATACTGATTTATGATATTATTCTAAATTATTCTAAAATTATAGTCCCTTTGGGAAACCAACCAAATTAGCACCAATACCGAAACCTGCACCAGAACGAGCAGATACAGCCATTGATGGAATATATGTATCAAGAATAGCGAATGTTGCTGCTGCTGTTAACGCAATAAGTGCTATCTCTTCCAAGTTAAGTCCTCTTTTAGCATTAGGAATAGCAAAAGCAGCAATTGCTACCATCAAACCTTCTACTAAATATTTAATAGCTCTTTTAATTAGCTCACTAAGATCAAATGCCTCGAACATTATATAAAATACGTAGAGAAAAAATTATAATATAATAAATAAATACTTAAAATATTTGTTTATACTAAATATATAGATGCCTACCTTTTCTAAACCCGCTGATGAAAATCCATTAGTTGATTTATTAGATGAAGACGAGCCAATTAGTGGTCAAAAATTCTGTTGTATTTCATTCCTTTCTCCTGAAAATATTATTAAACAAAAAGAATTATTTCTTTTCCAAGAATTCCTAAAGAAGTTTGATTTTACAAAGTCTATGGAAAAATATGAACAATTTCTCCAGTTTATTATCTTTAAATATAATCTTGATCAAGAATCTATTACTACCGACTTTAAATCTTTTATTGCCGAAGAGAGAAACAATTTAATAAAAACAACAATTGAAGACGAATACAAGAATTTTGTCGATGCATATGAAGAACACCTCGAAGAATCTTTTAATGAAAAACATTCATTTAAAACTAGTGTTCGTGGAATTAAGGTCAGAGGTTCTTTTAATTCCCAGAAAGAAGCTGAAATGAAGTGTAAAATGTTGCGAGAAATTGACCCCCATCACGATATTTTTGTTGGACCTGTCGGTACATGGATGCCATGGGAACCAGAGGCGTATAAAACTGGTAGAGTAGAGCACCTTAATGATGAACTAAATAAGCTTATGCACGGTAAGGTTGAAAATGAAAAGAACGCTAAGATTGAATTTGAAAAACGTATTAGAGAAGCGAAAGAAAAGGCTATGGAAGAAAACCAGAAGCTTGCTGAAAAAACAGGTAATGTACTTACACAAAAAATGGATAAAGATGGTAATCTTATTAATACATTAGCTGTTGACTATGACAGTATTCCTGATAATGAAGTTATTATTCCTGAGGAAATGAAGGAAAAATCAGGTTCTACTAATGTTTCTGCTAATGTAAGAAAGGAATTATTCGATAGTAATAATATTAGTACTAGAGTAGCAACTCCAACAAAATCTACGCGTAAATCACCTAGTATTGATGAAATAACTATGACTGAAATTCCGAAATTAGATAAAAAGGATTAAACTATTAATATATAAATTTCATAAAATTATATATTAATTTACTTTCTTGTTCTGGTTTTTCTTTTTGATTTCTTTGATTTTCTTTTTCCACCATCTATTTCTGCATATGAAGTTCGACAAACATTATGACAATTCTGTCGTTTTTTATGTATTCCTAATACAATATCATTCGGTACCCCCATATCTTCTGCTCGGTGTAACGCATCACTAAATTCTTTATTACATTTATCTATACATTTTTGGTAATTATTTCCACCTTTAATTTTTCTAGTTTTTCTTTTTTTATTACCTCTTTTTTTATTTGTTCTTCTTTTTCCCTTTTGTTTCTTACTCTTTTTATTTTTTTTCATGCTTCTTTTTCTTTTTGTTTTTCGTTTCATACCGCCTCTATTAGGTGGTGGTATTTCTACCAAAGAAGATATTTTTTTTCCTTTCTGTGCTGCTTGTCTTATTTTTTCTTCATGTTCTTTCAATTCCGCCTTAATCTCGTCAGGAAATTCCTTTCTAAGTTGTTTTTGTGCATTAGGATGAGTATTAAATATATCTCTTTTTTTTTGTTGTTCTTCTTCCTCTGTTGTTGGTGAAGAAGTTCCTTGACTGTATTTTTGATGTCGTTCTTTTAAAGCTTTACTTAATGCTACATCATCATTCCAAATATCTCCACTACTCATATAAATTCTTTCGAAAATTATTATTTAAATATAAGAATTAATAAAATACATGGGAAATGAAATATCTATAAGTAAAATTGGATACGAGGATGTTCAATACGCAATAAAAAACGAATATTTAATTATAAATACATTACCCCTAAATAAACAATCATGTTTAATTAAAAATACCATAAATTATAACGACGAAGAGAGAGTAATTAATGATTTAATAAATAATGGTGATTCTAACGCATGTATTATAATCTACGGGGAGAATAGTTTAGACGAATCAACATATAGCAAATGTAAAAAATTAATTCAATTCGGTTTTTTAAATATTCATATTTACGTAGGGGGGGTATTTGAATGGCTTTTACTTCAAGATATTTACGGTTTTGATAATTTTCCTACGATTGGGAGAGAATTAGATTTACTTAAATTTAGGGCAAATATGAAAATAGACAAAAAATACTTGACATGATTTTTTTTTCTCTGCGTATTTTATAATGGCAAACACCAGAAAAGTTCACCCCAGCAAATCTAAAATAAGCAAGAGAGTTATGCGTATGCGTGCTTCACGTGCTAAAAGAGCCACTCGCAAGGCTATGTCTTTAGTAAAGAAGGCTCGTGTTATGGAACGTCGTGCCCGTAAGGCTATGTCTGTTGCACACAAGGTTCGTGCTTCTTTACACGGTGCATCAGTCCGTAAATCACGCAAATCACGCAAATCACGCAAATCACGCAAACACTAAATGTTTAATTAATATTTAATTTTATTAAATTATATATTAATATTAAAATTATGACTGTAGTATCTTTTTTAAATTCGTTAAAACAATATTATGAACCCAAAAACATAAATACTTGGGCATAAATTCATGTACTATTTCACTATCTTTTTTTTCATTATTTTTATAATTACTGAAATTCACGCGTGTACTATCACATAATATTATCATCGATGGTATCTTGTTTTTTAATTTTAATTCTTTAATAAAAACTAAAAAATTATCTATTCTTTTTAAAATATAATGCATTTCATTATATAACTCTGTCTCTTTTATTTCTGACTCTCTATCGTCTTTTAAAGCATATCCTAAATCTAATATTGTTCTATAGTGTGATATTGTATCATTTCCATCCAGACCATATAATGGCCCACCAAAACATACAAAATAATCCAAATCTATATTTAGAATATAATTGTTTGATATATTATCTATTTTATTTTTCGCATACTTAATATTAGAAGTTGTAAAATATACATCTAAATCTAAATCATCTATCATTTTATCGTCTCTTTTAATTGTATATTTTGGACAAGTGCCTCCATAGAAATAAGCAGTTTCGTCATTTAATGCTATTTTTATATTTGAACTATTATAAGGTTCAGTTACCCAATCAGGTGTTATCCAAAATATACCATTATTTTTATCGTAAGGTAATAACATAGGAACTAATACTCCTCCAATATCTGTTATTAAATCATCAAAGTCTTTATTCATAATATCTGTTCGTTCGGTTTGATTAATATAATTTTTAAAAAATTTATTAGTATTTTTAATTGGGTTCATATCAGCGTGTGTATCAACATGTAATATTGTTCCTGGATTTGATTGTATTTTTTTATATACATACTCAACAGCATGATGATGTTTTGATATTTGATAAACAGGTATATTATTAATTACTACATAGTTATTATCATTCATGTATTTGTAATAAAATGTTATTCTATCATTTATTTCTTCTAGAAATGGTATTTTAAATAAAAAAGAATCTACAAATCCCAATCGTTGATATATATAATCTATTTTACTTAGATTTTTATTAACAATATTAGGTGTTAATTTCTTATTACATTTTGTTACTTTTAATTCTATCAATCTCAATTCATTATCTATTTTCAAAATATCACTTTCACATAAAGATAAATATGTATGATATTCATCATCATCTAAACCATATGAGTAATTAAATATTAATTTTTTGTCATTATAATATGTGTTATATAATTTATCATTATCTATTATTTGTAAATTATGTGTATCATCAAAATATAAATAAGTGATTCTTAATATCAATATAAAAAATAATATAAATAATATTATTGCAAGTACTTTATTCATAAAATATAAAATAATTACTTTATATTTTATTGATGTAAACGTATAATATATTATTAATATATTTAAAACAAACTTACATATAAATATATATTATGGTTTTACCAGCACTCGATATATCTAATATAATAATTACAGAACAAGAGGAACAAGATGAACAAGAACAAGAACAAGAACAAGAACAAGAACAAGAACAAGAACAAGAACAAGAGGAACAAGATGAAGAAGAACAAGAACAAGAACAAGAAGAACTAGTTAATGAAACAACATATGATATTTTCAACAAAAAAATAAATAGATTTACTCAACCAGTCATAAACAGTTACAATAGATTAAAGACTGATTTATACGATATCGAATGGCTAGATAGTATATATGAAAACCAAAAATTTACTATACGTACATTAGTTATAATTTTTCTTACTGTTTGTTTTTCAACTATGTTTCACAGTTTACAAATTGAAAGACAAGAAAAAAGCATTCACGAGTTAAGAACAAAATTGGCTAATCAAAGAGACATGTTGTCAGACCATCATGAAAGTATTCATCAGCTATTAAAATTTAATTTTATTAAACAGTCAGAAACATGTCAAATGAAATTTACACCACCAACACATGTACCTAGTCCAGAACCTTACACAATTAATATCGACGAATATGTAATTGATATGGACGAATAAAGATTCAAAACCAATTATTTAATATTTCTTTTACTATTTCTTCATCATATTTAGTGTATTTAGATGAAAAGAGTACTATTCCACCTAATACAACTGAATAGGAAAATATTAATATTTCTCCTATATATTTATATGGTATCATATATATAAAAAATTGATTATTTTTTATTTATGTCTAAATAATTAAAATCATAAAACATGTCAATTACACCCTTGGATTTGATAACAAACGACAGTCGTCATAGACTTCCTAGAGAAATATGTGATATAATACAATCTTATATGGTAAATGATACCGCTTATCAAATACTAAAGGAATATTACAATTATCTTTATTACAAAAAACAATTATATCTTGACTTTGTTTATAGTAATTATATAGAACCAAATTGTTATTGTCATCGCACACGAAGAGGATGGTATGAGTGTACTCATTGTTGGGAATTTGAATATACAGATAAATACTGCCCACTAGATTGTAAAATATGTATTGATGATAATCCACAATATACTAAAATATGTTTTAATATGAAGACTCCACATAGTGATTATGACGAAGACAAAAGTTGTTCTTATGATTATCATTTTGAGGGTCACTATGTTAATAATTATAATAATTATATCGACTGATTGATTGAAATATTATACCATTTTATATTGTTGGAATAAATTCCCAATCTAATTCATCACATATTTTTTTCCAAATATTATCTTGATCTATTCTCTTTTCTCTGTCTTTTAGCATCGGAAAATACGGAAGGAATTGTACTTGTCCAAGTAATTCACAAAGCTTATAAACTGTATAATAATAATTTAAAAAATTAACTCTATCATCGGGACAATATTTCGCATATGGTGCTTGAATATCCATAAATAGATTACATAATGTTTCTTCTAATTCGGGAGTCATTACTGGTGGTTTAATTCCTATTATATCTTTTATAAATGGTATATGCTCATAATATTTATTATAACCTAATTTTTTTAATATCTCTTTCGCCTTATTATTTGTTATACTTGATGTTGTTATTCTCTCTTTTTTTATTTGATTTTTTATGTCTTCTATTACATTATCAGGTATTTGTGTTGTTTCCTTTGCTTGAAATTGAGCCAGTATCTCTCTAAAATGATTAATTCTTTTATATGCATAAAAACATACTTCTTTAGGTGGTTCTTTATATGACGGTTTTTCATTTTCAATTAAATATTGTTTATTCTTACCACATTTATTACAGATTAATATACCTTCTTCATCCATCGGTATTAGTTCGCCTTTACCACAATACTCACAAATATTTGTTGGTACAACATAATTATTGACATCCATTAATTCAGAATTTATACGGCTTAAGTACGAATTTACTATATTGATTGTTGTGTCATCTGCCCCATCATTGTTACTGCTATCAATCTTAAAAAAACTGTTCAGTTTTTTACTTTTGGTTTCAGTTTTTCCTATATTTTTCTTATTTTCAAAGTATTGGAATACATCTTTAGCATTTTCTAACAAGTACTCCTTTTTCCTATTCCTTATTATTTTAATCTTCGATTTTATCTCTTTTATCTTATCTTCTATATCTAATTTTTCATCTATAGAATTGTACTTATTATCTCTTAATATTTTTTCCAGTATTTTCTTTTTATTTAACAAATTCGGATATTCTTCATTTTCTTCTTTATGTATTTCATTTAGAATATCATTATGTTTCCCATCTAATGTTATTGACGACTTATAGTCTACCACTATCTTTTTGGTTGTTTTAGGCTTGAAATTCGGCATATATTATTATATTAATATTAATCTTATTTTTATATTTATTTTTACATTTAAAATTTACAATACTTTTCTATAAAAAATATATGGATAATATCATAGACCCAGAAAAATTAGCTAAAATTGTATTTATTTATAACGCATTAGAGAATGGCTGGACTATTAATAAATTAGATGATAATTATATTTTTAAAAAAAAACACGGGGAACAAAAAGAAATATTTGAAGATTCTTACCTTAAATCGTTTATTAAATCAAATTCAAATATTCAAAAATTCTTATCTAAGTAATATTTTAATTAAATTAATTAAACTATTTCTAAAAATTTTTTTATCTTTAGCTATATTATAATATGGGTGGTGGTCTCATGCAACTCGTAGCCTATGGCGCACAAGACGTATATCTTACTGGTAATCCTCAGATTACCTTCTGGAAAGTTACTTATCGCAGATACACAAACTTCTCTATGGAGTCTATCGAACAAACATTTAACGGTCAAGCCGATTTCGGTCGCCGTGTAACATGTACTATCACCAGAAATGGTGATCTCGCTTACCGCACTTACCTTCAAGTCACTCTCCCTGAGATTGGCCAAAGTGAAGCTAAGTTTGCCCGCTGGTTGGATTTCCCTGGTGAGCAACTCATCGCTCAAGTCGAGGTTGAGATTGGTGGTCAACGCATCGACCGTCAATATGGTGACTGGATGCACATCTGGAATCAACTTACCATGACTTCCGAACAACAACGTGGATACTTCAAGATGATTGGTAATACTACTCAACTTACCTACATTACCGATCCTGAATTCGCTGACGTTGATGGACCATGCGGTGGAACTGATGCCCCCGCTCAAGTATGTGCTCCTCGCAGCGCTCTTCCTGAAACAACTCTTTATGTTCCATTCCAATTCTGGTACTGCCGCAACCCCGGCCTTGCCCTTCCTCTTATTGCCCTTCAATACCACGAGGTCAAGATCAACCTTGATATCCGCCCTATTGATGAGTGCTTGTGGGCTGTTGATGACTTGCAAAAGACATCTGGTTCTGCACAAGCCACTACTGCTTACAACCAATCACTTGTAGCTGCTTCTCTTTATGTTGACTACGTCTTCCTTGATACTGATGAGCGCCGCAGAATGGCACAAAACCCTCATGAGTACCTCATCGAGCAACTCCAATTCACAGGTGACGAATCCGTCGGTTCTTCTTCCAACAAGATCCGTCTTAACTTCAACCACCCTTGTAAGGAGCTTATCTGGGTAGTACAACCTGATGCCAACGTTGACTACTGTGCTTCTCTTCAAGGAAACACACTTCTTTACAAGGCTCTTGGTGCCCAACCTTTCAACTATACCGATGCTGTAGATGCTCTTCCTAATGCCCTTCATGCTTTCGGTGGTCAAGCTGCTATTTCTGGTGATGGTAAATTCATCAACGGTTCCGGTCTTTTCAACGATGCAGGTGCTATGGATATTCCTGCCGACGCCACTAATGCCAACACCGATGCATGGGATTCCCACGATAATCTTGGAACTGGTGCTCAATATGGTTACAACGCTCTTGTATCCTCCAGCACATCCGGTGTTTCTGATGCCGGTACTTTCGTCATGGCTGAGGCTGCTATCGACATGCACTGCTGGGGTCTTAACCCTGTTGTTGTTGCCAAGCTTCAACTTAATGGACAAGACCGCTTCTCTGAGCGTGAGGGTACTTACTTCGACCAAGTACAACCTTTCCAAGCTCACACCCGTGCCCCTGATACTGGTATCAACGTTTACTCTTTCGCCCTTCGCCCTGAGGAACACCAACCATCTGGCAGCTGCAACTTCTCCAGAATTGACAACGCCACTCTTCAACTTGTTCTTTCCAACGCTACTGTCACAGGTACCAACACCGCTAAGGTACGTGTCTATGCCACTAACTACAACGTCCTCCGTGTCATGAGTGGTATGGGTGGTCTTGCATACTCCAATTAAACATTTTGTCATACTTATTATATTTATTTTAAATCTTAAATAAATAATATACTTAATTAATTTATATTATTTATATATATGACTGATATAACAGAAATAAAAAATAAAATTAACGATCTAAGTATAGGTATTAATCCAATTCATTATTTTAATTTAGATGGTAATAATGATGAGAATACAGAATATAACGAACAAATCAATAATGATAAAAATGCATTATTAGATATATTAAGCAACGAAAATAGAAGAGAATTTATAGAGGTAATTAACAAAAAACAAGAAGAATTTAAGAAGATAATAAAAGTAATTAATGACGTTAATAACGAACAATACATAAGAAATTTAGGATTACTAAGACAAAATATTGTACCAATAAGTCAATATTATACAGATATAATTAATAAAATTTTTGCTCCTGCAATAGAAGAAGCAAAAAAGACAGAAGAAGCAACAAAAAAGACAGAAGAAGAATCAACATCAGCATCAGCATCAGAACCTGAGCCTGAATCAGAACCTGAGCCTGAATCAGAACCTGAGCCAGAACCTGAGCCTGAACCTCAACCTGAATCGGAACCTGAGCCTGAATCTGAACCTGAACCTGA